CATACAGAACTTGGAAACGTGATTGTTCCAAAATCAAATTTGTTAGAAGTTGTGTAAATCTCATTTGAATGTTTTTACTTAATAAATATCAAATAAATTAAAAATAATTCATAATAAGTAGTTCCTCTCCCATATTTTGGGTCTGTCCTTTTTTGGCGGCCGCGGCCTTAGCAAATTCTTTCTTTTCCCATCTATATTGGTCTTCAGGAAACCACTCGTGCAAAAGTACGAAATCATAGTAAGATAACGAAAACTTTCCTTCAATAGTTTTCAACACATTTGCCAGTCTCTCGTGGTCGTCACGGTCAAAGTCGTGATTTGAATAATAATTCTCGGTCTTCCAATACGGGGGGTCCAAATAGAAATAAGTTGTTGGGCTATCGAACTCCTTAATGACATTCTCAAAATCCCCCAATCTAAAATGACTTATCCTGTTAAAGTGTTCCACCCAATCAGGCTTTGATAACTTGTCTCTGAACGTAAGATACTTTGATTTATACTTACCCTTCAAATCAATAAACGAACTTGTTTCAGGTTTTGACCCACTGAACACTTGTGTAAGAACATACGCATACTTAGCGGCGACATCATAATCTGGATAGTTTATTGTAAATCCATCTCCAAATATTTCTTTTTGGAATGTGTTAAACTGTTCTCGATAGATTGACGGTGTCTCCTCAACTCCTTGTTGTTGGCAAGGTATATTATTTATTGCGTTTAACAAGACTGTTGGGTTCTGTAAACACATAAACAGATTGTAATTTAGCGGATTGAAGTCATTATAAACAACCCTTTTTAGGTTGGGATATTGTTTCAAATCCATATTAAAGAAACACCAAAACATTCCTCCGAATGTTTCCACGTATGTTTCCATGTCAGTTGGGTAATATGGAACTATCCACTTACCTATTTTTGATTTTCCTCCTATATAGCTTAACATGAGTTAATAATAAACAATAAATTTTAAAAAGGCAAATAAAATATTTATAGATTTGAAAATAACCCTTATATTTTATTTAAAATTAATAATATGTCAAACAATATAATAGATGTCACCCCTGAAAAAAAATCATGTAGTAAGTGTAGCGCACAAAAAAAGTTGGAGACTCTTCCAACTTCTTTGATTGTTTTTACAGTTTATTTTTTAATATCCGCAGTTTATGGGACCGTTAAAATTATCGAGAATATAATCAACCTCTTTTAAACTTAACGAACAATTTTACATAAAGGTCTCCTTGACCTCCATTTTTGAACCCTTTAGATTTTACTCTAAGGGGTTTTGATGTATCAAACTCTAAAGGAAAGTTAACTCTCATTTCACCGTCAGGATGAGGAACACCAACAGAATTTTTATTTAAATCATCTAAATTGAGGTAAGAGTTATAAATTAAATCATTACCCATTTTTTCAAAGTTATCGGAATTAACCAAGTTGACTTTAATAACTAAGTTTCCGTAAAAACCATTGTGATAATCACCTAAGTCATTCATTCTATAGAATTGACCGTTGTCTGAGCCGTGCGGTAATTTGAATGTCACACTTTCCATTTCAGACCTTGTACCTTGTCCGTTACAAGTACCGCATCTCCTTGTCAATACAGAACCTTGTCCTCCACATAAATCACACATCTGTTGCATCATTTGAATGAACATTCCATTACCCATTCTAACTGTAACGAAACCTTGTCCATTACATTTACTACAGGTATTCCTATCACCCCCACTACCGCTACAAGTATTACAAGCGTGTTTACGACTATAATTAATAGTTTTATCAACACCCAAATAAGATTCAATAACCGTAACATCAAGATTTACAACCTTATCAGGTACTTGAGGTCTTTGTTGACGTTGTTGTCTTCCTCCAAATTGAGAGAAAAAGTCTTCAAAAGGATTGAACCCTCCTCCAAACGGATTATTTTTCTGAGCGTCATACTGTCTGCGTTTATTCTCATCACCTACCGTATCATACGCCTCTGATATTTTTTTAAATACTTGTTCATCCCCACCTTTGTCAGGGTGATGTTCTACCGCCTTCTTTCTATACGCCTTTTTAATTTCATCTTGTGTTGCGGTTTCTGAAACACCTAAAATGTCATAATAACTTTCAGTACTCATAATCAATATTTAATATTATTTAATGATTCTTATTATTTAGTATGGACTATAATTTCCAAATTGTTTTATTCAAAAATAAAGTAAAAAAGAAAATAATCAATAAGTTTAAAACTTATAAAAAAACAAATACTAAGTTCAAAAGTCTTATTGATGAATCTAATAATGTTATTTTCCCAGTTAAATATGAAAACGGTAATCCCTCATTTTATGAACTTGCAATATTAGAAAGAAAAAGTTCAAAGAATGATAAAATATTCATCAAAGATGAGCTCGGCAGGCAAATCAAAGTTGATTTAGATGATGATGAATTTACTATCAGTAAAATAATTTCATTTGAAATTGAGGAAGAATTTTTAGACTATCAAACTAAAAAGAAAATAAACTCTAAAGATTTTGTTAGAAAATATCTTTCGGTGGTCGGTATCAAGATGATATCTAAATTAAATAATAAGATTGTGGTTCAAATAGATGAGAGTTACAATTTATTCACTTTTAAGAATAACTCAGATGCTGATAGGTTTTTGGACGATTTAGGTCAATACTTAAGAAAAACAAACAAAAACGATTGTATATTAGTAAAAGATTACTCAACAATCCATAGGAAATACTTATATGATATTTTGGTTACCCAAGGGTTTCCTCGGACTTATCTTCAGAGACATTCAACAACTCATCCAAAATAAAGATAAATTCAACTCCTGATATATCAATTTTGAACTGGTTTAAATCAGGACTTACATTCTTAAATTGTTTTTTGGTTTCCTCAAAATCAATCTTATTAAGCTCAATAACAATAACTTTTCTACCGTTAATAAATAAGTTATCAATAGCGTCAGAAATTAACGCCATTCTTTCTATCATCCCATAAATAATCTCAGGATTCTTTTCCATAGACTCAGTTTTTTAGGAACTACATCCTCTTTTTTTATTTTTTTAATTTGTTGGATAAACTTAAGTTTTTCATTTTCAATGTCTCGTTTATCCTTCTCAATTTCACTTTGTAGCCACTGCAGTTGTTTTGAGCTCGTCTTCATTGTCTTCTAATTCTAAAGTTTGTGTTGACTTAATATCAAATTTGAGATTTTTTAAATTTGTTAGACTTTGTTTTTCAAATACATTTTTTAACTCGTCAACTTTGGATTGGAATAATCTTTCTTTTTCTTCTCTTTCCAAATTATAATTGATAATATTTTTAACATTTCCGGATACTCTCTCTACTTCTTCTTCATTAAACTCAGAAACAAATGAGAATAGTTTTTCACCCGGTGTTTGTGATTCTTGTTGTAGGATTTTATCCTCTTCAACATACTTTTTGGGTAACTTCCATGATTCAGGAAAACTTACATCAAAACTTAAATAGTTTTTTAACTTCCTAACCGATTGTAAATAAGGAAATAAACTTGAAAATTCTTTATATAGACTCATATGATTATCGAAATAAGTAAGTTATGATGTATGATATTGTTAATCCGAGGATAACAAGCTCCCTATCACTTTTAATAACTCTTGTTTCAGAGTTTTGTGACAGGGCGCCTATTAACCTAACTGTTGTTCTTAAAACAACTAAAACTGAAAAAATGAAAATGAAAAAAAATAAATTATCTATATTAAGCATTATCAGTTTTTTTTCTTTCTTCCAAAATTTCACCTCTCAAGGTTTGTAACAAAGCCTTAAGTTCTTGAGCAGATTTTCTAGCTCTTGTCCCAGCACTTTTATTACCTTTGAAGAATTTGGTCGCATCCATTGACAGTTCTTCTGTCAGTGATTTGATTTTTTCTAAAGTTTCCATCGTAATTATTTTTACAAATTTATTATAATAATTAATATTAATTTTTCCTTGATAGTAGTAAAGAGAAAAACAATTTTTTTATTTATTCATATTTTTATCGAGACTTTTATAGACAGTACTTATCATGTCCAAATCAGATTTGGTGAACGGTGTTTTCAAATCAAAAAGGTCTTCAAAAAAATCAGTAACTGAATCTCTTACTTTTTTATTTTCTTGTTTGTAGAATATTTCTTCGAAAAATGAAACCATGTAATCGAAGTGTTCTCCTTTTTTGCTGAACTTGATGTTTTCTTTTAAAAAGTTATCTATGACTTTATTCCAGCACCAAATAAAGTGATTAATCTTATCCTCTTCAGACATATTAACTTTTGTTTCATTCGGTGAATCCGTTTCTCCTAAATAAGTCTCGATTATTAACTCATTTAATGACCTACAAAAATCAGAGAACAATTCCAATTTTTCAGGAATTATGTTGTTACTTTTGAACCATAAATCAACTTCTTCAGGGCTAACCTGTTTTGTAACGTAATTAAAAAAATTATCCATAAGAAACTCTTATGGATAAAATATAGTTAAGATATTTTTAATGTATATTATTGAGTCTTTTGATTATAACCAATTAAATTTTTCATTCTTTCAAACTCTTCATTTATTTGTTTTGTGGTTTTTTCATCAACTGACTCCAATTTCATCAAAATCTTATTAGCCTTTTCTCCATCTTGAGTGTCTTGAACGACTGGTTGTGGTGACTTATTGTAAGCTTTTCTTTTAACCTTCGCTAACATGTTGTCTTTTCTAATTTTATTTCTTTTTTTGTTAACATCAGATTTACCTGTATTTACCCATTCAGGATTGTTTCCAGTTCTTGAAGAACCCTCAACATTGTCATCAACCCAATCCTCATTAGGATGAATTTCATCATAATCAAGATTTTCTAATCCCGCAGCTATAAAATTATCTGTATAATCTTTAACCGCATCTGAAGGTGTGTAAGCCTTTTTATCCATCTTAGCTAACTCTCCGTTTCCCTTTGGAAATATTTCAGGATTCATATCATATTCTCCTTTAGAACCATCTTTCAAATAATCCTTCATTTTTTTAACGACAGATTGTAAGTATTCTTTATTTTCCTTTCCTGAAGCGGTGTGGGCCTTTTGATAAACATTAAGACCTTTAGTTTTACCCATAGACTTTAATTTTTCCTCCTCCTGCAAAACAATTTTTTCAATGAAATCAATCATTTCACTTTCTGTCATTCTAATAGATTCTTTAACATTATACTTTTTACCATCAACTTCAAAAGTTTCATATCCTTCTTCTTTAGCATTAGCCAAAGCGCCTGTAAAAGCATTACCTTCTTCAACTTCTTCATCAGTTTCTTTTTTCATGCTTCTTAATTTTTTGAAGTCAGCACCTGTAATTTTACCTTTAGGTTCTGCAACATCAATTTTTTTCTGCCCACCGTGTAATTTTTCACTTACTTCACCACCCATAAATCTTTCTTCATGATATTTACAAGCAGCTTTATTATATTCATCACTACTTGTATCACAGAATTTATCAATCATACCTGCCGGGTCTGAACCAAATTCCTCTTCTTCAGCAACATAGTCAAAATTATCAGTTTCATTCATAGAACCAGATGAACACTGTTCACAAATTCCCTCTCTCGTTTCTCCACCACATTGTTCACAAACCATTTTATCACCTTCGGTTAATTTTGTAACTAATTCGTCAGCTCTTTCTTCAATAGTTTCGTTAATAATTTTATTTACTAACGAATTAATATAGTTGTTTAAAGACTTTTTCATGCGATTTTTTTATTTATAAATATCTAATTTTTACGTTATAGTTTATCTTTTATCAAATTATATTCGTACTCTATAATATTTTTAACGACCTGTTCACTGATGTTATACTTTTTACTAACATCTTTAATAACCTTGTTGAGAGTGTTATTTTCAAATATGTTTAAAGCTTTAATATCTCCTTGATTACAATAAGGAAACTTTTTACATTTCTTTTTTACTTGAACGAACTTTCCTTGGGGTATCTGTGTTTTTTTGAACGACTTACCTGAACCACGTTCATGATTACCTTTCATATTAACATCTTCAAATCCAGGAGCGTCATATGCGCCAGCTGAGGAAGCGCCCGTGGCTTCATTTGATTCAATTTTTTTAGGAGTCTCTTTAAAGCTTTTCTTAACAAAATCACTATCAGGATTAAATCCTACAGGTCCAACAAAACCTCCGGCCACCCCTGCACCAGTCGCTTCCTTATTCTCTATCTTCTCTAGTTTATCATAATATTTTGGGTCTTCCTTAAGGTGGTCCATTGCAATTTTCTTAGCCTTTTTAAGACCCATCTCATGTTCCATTTCAACTTTCATCCCTTTTTTAAGTTGTCTCTTGAGAATATTATATATTTTGGAAATTTTTTCAGTAGAATCACTTTTAGAATGTTGTTTTGCCAAGTCATACAGTTTTATGTCTTTAACTTCAGATTCTTCAATCTCTTCCTTTACTTTCTTTTTTCTTCCTTGGCAATGGGCTTTTTGGCTAAATCCTTTGGGATTGTTACAATCTATACTTTTTTTGTATTTTTCAGACCATTTTTCTTCAATTTCCTCATTACTCTCTATCTTTTTTTGTAAAACATTAATGTCTTTCATTCCTTCGATAGGATTTGTTGACATAATATTAGAATTAGACAAAATATTGTCTGAAATTTTTGAAGAAAGTTGCTTGAGAATATTCTCGGTTAATTTAATTTTACGCATTTTTTAATCTTGGTTCCCAATATCCTCGTTGAGACCACATAAAATTGTAGAACTCTCTGAAGACTTTTATTACTATTTCTTTAGTGTCACTTTCAAGTTTACCTCTACGGATTTCTTTAGACACTAATTCTAAAATCTTATCCTCATACTGTCTCATAGTGTTACTTCCGATGAAATCCTTAATTTCCTTTCGAATCATAACTTCTATTTGTTTTTTATCTGAATCTGAAAGTGCCATAGTTAAATTGCTAATAGTAATAGTATAAGAAATACTCCTCCTGCGATAGTACCTCGTTTATACCATTTGAATTGTTTATTCTTAGAGTCCAATTCACTTTGGAGTTTTGTATTTACTTTACCGTACTCAACTATTTGACCATCTTTTTGTTGAATAATAAATTGGTATGTTGAATCTTTCTTTTCCAAATAAGTTATCATGGTGTCTTTAAGAGATTCTCTTTCTTCAAGCTTTCCAATTTTTATATAAGCTTGAGTCAACTCGTCTTTACATCCATCATACTTAATTAAATCTTTTATAATCAGTCGTGCAGTCTGAGTACTAATTTCCAGCTGAGTTGTATCTTTTTGAGAAAAACTTTTTAAGCTCAGTATGAGTATACTTATCAACATTAATAACCTTACCATTTGTTTGAATTTTAATATCGTTTATTGTTTGGTCTACCGCCAAAATTTCGTTAGTCACATTGTTTATGTCGGCATCTAATTTTAGTAATTTTTCGTCTATCATTGAGTTTACAGCCGTTGCGGAATCTATAGATATTTGTAAACTATCAATCTTATCATAGTGCGATTGAACATCAGTTTTTATACCATTAGTCAAGAAAACTGAATATCCCACCAAAGCTACTATAACAAATAACAATACTGTTTTTAAAATTTCGTTCATTTTTCTACCTTATTTGTTTTTTTACGTGAAGCCAAAACTTTAGCCCATTTTGACTTGAACTTATCATAATAAGTTTTTAACTTATTAATCATCTCCACAAAATTTTCATCAGCCTTAATCATATCTCCATTAATGTACATTCCTCCGTCTTCACCTATTGAAAAGAAAAATTCAATATCAAAATCGATAATTTTTCCTGACCATTCAACATTGTTTGGATATACGTTTAATTTATTAAAATCTACCAAGTCTGATACCTCATTAACAAACTCATCCATTGTTTCTTGGAACGCGATTTTATCGTCGGTTGTCAATTCTAAATCTGAGGAATCTTTTCCGTGTAAAACCATTATTCCCCCTGATATTCTATAACCCTGACTTTTATCTCTGTCGGGTTCAGTATCGTCTTCGATTTTATCCTCAACAGACTTAGCAATATTCATTTTTTTAGTGATGTTATCTGACGCTAAGTCCGAACCCTGTTCTGTAATAATACCATATCTATTCTTAATCTCACTTATCTGTTCGTTGATGGTATTATTCGAGAGCATACTCCTCGAAGCTTTTAATAATTTTTTAATTTCATCATGTGAATTGTTCATCATTCAAATATTTTAAAAATGTTTCAAAATTAAAGGCCGGACTCAAATCAGTAAAAACACTATCGAAATTACTTTTTGAGGTTACCCCTCTAAATTTCTCAACTCCATTTATACGTGTGTTATGTTCCACAACCTCTCTTGGTATTCCTGTCTCATCTAAAATTTTTCTACACAATTTAGCAGTGTATTCTATTTGAGTTTCGGTATAAGGTTGCCAAAAAAAATAGTCTCTCCATTTTTTTTCATAAGCGTCACCCTTATAAATATCTCCAATCCAGTTAACATATTGATTATTTAATGGTTCTTTTTCTAACCATCCCAAATTTTCCAATGAAATAATTATGGAATTTCTGTTTATGTTTTCTTCAGAAAATATTTTAGAGTGAGATTCGTTTTCTAAAAGTTGTAATATCTTTCCATCTCGACTGACAACGTAGTTAGGTATTTTTTTATACCCACCGTTAAATCTATATTTCAAACTAAGGAGATATTCCTCAATATTTCTTGAGGTGTGTTGTAATATAATTTGTTGTTTTTTCTTCTGTTTACCTGTCGGCTTGAAATCACCGTATTTGATAACTTCTATCATAATATATCACAATTTGTGATTTATTTTCTGTAGGTTAGTCTTTTTACCTGTGAATCAGTTTCTGTTGGTTCTTCAATCACTTCATCTAACTTATTTTCAACCGGAACTTCCACTATTCTTTCAACTATTTTTTCAACTTCGACAGGAACCTCTACAATTTTCTCAACCTCAACCGGTACTTCAATTACTTTTTCAACAATTTTTTCTACCTCAACCGGTACTTCTACAATCTTTTCGACTTCAACTATTTTTTCTATCTCAACAAACTTTTCTTCAACAACTACTTCAGACTTTTTACCACTATCATATTTTGTAAAGAAGTGTAATGATGTTAATGAAATTATCGGAAGTAACCCCCCTTCTAAAAACGCCAACCATCTTTTTAGTGAGATAACATCATTCGTATCGGACCCTAAAGCCTCCCAAAGTGGTGAGGTTAACTCCACCCATGCTTTGAACAATTCACTATTAGCATCGATTTCTTTATACGAATAAAAAATATTACCTATCATTTGTATTAAGGTGACCAATCCAAACATAAACCAAACTCCACCCTTTATTTTATTTGTTGCCGCAACAAGAGCTGTCATCGCACCTACCTCGATTGCGATTGAAAGATAAATTGCCCAATTAATTGGATTGGCGATATCGTACCATGCAACTACGTGAGAGATTGATATTCCGGCTACCAATATAATTGGGACCAAGAACATTGTTCTGTTTGGATTATCCTTAATCCACTGTAAAGATTTCTTTATCATTGGGCTCTTAAACTGTCGATTATCTCTCCAATTTTACCCTGTCTATTTACATCCATGATGTCTCTGTCAGTTGATTGAATCATTCTTCTTTCAGTTTCGAGACCTTCGATTCTGATTTCTTTTCTCAACTCAATGGTCAAAGAATCTATTTTTGCATTGTTTAATTGTACTTGTGTTTTAACCTTATCTACTCGAGAGTTTGTAGAACAAGTTTTCATAAAAATAATAAGAATTAATAGGGTCATTAATCTAACTCCCCACACATCCAAAATGTTTAAAAAATTTTTCATATCAAATTAGTTTTTAAATAAAATAAAAAACCTTCTATCATAATAAATAGAAGGTTTTCTGTTTTTTACATGTAGTCGAACAAAACCGAACTTTCGTTCCTCAGTTTTCTTAGAGCCTTTTCTTTAATTTGTCGTACTCTCTCTTTCGTCAAATTAAAGTCAGACCCTATGTCTTCGAGTGTTCTTGGTGTACCTGATAGTCCGAAATAATCCAATATGATTATTCGTTCTCTCTCATCCAAAACGTTTAACAATCCAACTAGTTCCATCTTAAGAACGTCTTTGTTATTAAACACCGCATCAGGCATATCCGCGTCTTCGTTCTTAATAACATCAACCAAAGTATCACCTTCTTCATTGATGTTCATATCCAAATCAATAATAGACGGTAACATTTCAAATCTCTCATCCAATTTACCACCCTTAGATTCCACCTCTTTCTTTGCTCGTTGTAGGTCCTGAACCACATTTACTGGAAGTCGAATAGTACGAGCGTTGTCGTTGAGGGACTGTAAGATAGATTGTTTAACCCACCAAACCGCATATGATATAAACCTCAAGTTTTTACTCCAATCAAAGTTTTGAATGGCTTTCAATAGTCCTAAGTTACCCTCGGCAATCAAGTCAGGAAAATCCAAACCTTGATTTTGATATTGTTTTGCCACCGTGATAACAAACCTGAGATTACCTTCCAAAATTTCTTGGTTGATTTCATCTCGTTGTTGTTTGGTTAGATTTTCAGATTGAATCATCTTAGCCAACTCACGTTCCCTCTCGGGGGTCATAACCTTAATTTTACGAATATCTTTTAGGTAATGTTGAATTTCTTCTTGATTAATTGGAATACCGGTGTTTTTTTCTTTCATATTATATGTTTGAGTATTTTTCTAAAAGTTGTTTGTCTTCTTCTGTGAGCGAATTTAATCCATTTTCGTTAATCTGGTCCAAAATTTCATCAAGAGTTTTTATTGGTTTCTTCTTCTTCAATCTTGGTAATATGTCAATATCAATCTCATCATCATAATCTTCTATATTATCTTTCATATTTGCCAGTGCCTCATCAAGTCTTGAGAAAAAAGTTTGTGGTTCAACCAAATCCATCTCATCCGAATCGGGTGTTTCTTCGTCTAACTCTTTACCAAACAAATGTTCAAGAGTCGCATCATCAATTCTCGCGTTAATTTCAAAATCACTATAAGGTAACAAGAAATAAGAAATATCAATCTTTTCTAATATTTTAGTAACTTTTTTAGATACCTCTTCGAACTGTGTTTCACTTTTAAATGTAAACACACAAGAGGTATCTCCATAAAAAAACTTTATATAATCAACATTGATGTTCAAAATAATATTGTCACATAACAAATTAACAAATTTGTCTTGATTATCTGTCTCTCCGAATATAAAAATAATGTACTTCATATAATTTTTTACAAAAATAACCAAAATTATTGATTCACAAAACTAATGTTATCAACTTTTTCTATTCTAACAACATTATCTGACCAATTTGTAACCAAAGGGTTGTGTGTTATTACAAATATTTTTTCAAAATATTCTTTAATTTTCTTAAAGAACTCTGAAACCATATCTAAGTTTTCATTTGAAATCTTTCCGAATACTTCATCAAAAACTATGATGTTTGGTTTTGGTAAAGAACATATTTTACTCAATACCGCTCTCAAAGCTAAGGAAGCGATAGTTCTTTCATATCCCGAACCCGATGACATTAACTTTTCAATTTGAGTATTGTTATCAATCATCAAAAACTCAACCTCGTTTTTGTCATTGATTCTAATTTCCAATCTAAAATGACAACTATCTTCAAGCAACCTTTGTAATTCTGAATTAATTAAAGGCATCATTGTTTTCATAATTAGTTTGGAAATACCATTTTTTCCAAATGTTTCCAAATATACCTTATAAACCCGTTCCTTTGACGATTCTTCCTTAATTTTTTCAATTAACTTTTTGTTTTTGTCAATTTTTTCATTAAGACTGTCAATTTCAAATTGATAACCTGTTATCTTTTTGTTGATATCGTCCTTTTCTCTCTCCAACTCACCAAGTCTAATGTCGGCCTTTATTAACAATTCGTCAATCTTATTGTTTGCTTGTATTTTTTCTTGAGCCTGTTCGTATTTTGTAAGCTTTTCATTAAGTTTTTCAATTTTCATATTGAAACTTTCTATGTTAAGTTCCAACTTCTCTTTGATTAACTTATTTTTTTCATACTCATCAAACTCTTTCTTTAGGTTAACAAATCCCTTCTCTTTGTTTGATAAATCATTCATTAAGTCCTCAATTTCCTTTTTATTCGTGAGATATCCGTCAAGTTCTGAGATTCTTGACTGTGTTATGGCCGCGTTCATTAATTCAATACCACAGTGTTCACATTTAATACCACCACTAACAGAACTTTTTAACTTTTCGATTGATGAAATATTGGTTTCAACTTCAACCTTTTTCTTAAACGCTGTGTTGTATTCGTCCTTGACCTCATCATGTTTGTCTTCATGATAGTATTCGCTAGGTTCAACAACTTTAACTTCGGATAATTGTTTCTCAACTTGGGATTTTTGAGTTTCAAAACCTGAAATTTCAACTTTAACTTTATCAGGTTGTAATAAACCAATCTCCTTATCAATATCCATGTGTTTGTTCTTCAACAATCCATCACGATACTCTTGTCCTTTTATAATACGTCCTTGAACATCAATCAAGTTACCTTGTTCAGTTGTGATAAGTTTCTCATTGGTTTTAATAGTCTCCTCATAAGTCTCGATGTCATTCTTAAGTTGTTCACTATTGTAAACATTTGATATCATTGACTTAGAAAACTCAGAATAAATCTCCTTACCCGCTTCTTCCTTTCTCTTTAGAAAGTCTAATCCCATAAAACGAGACAATACTTGACCCCTTGCTGTTGGTTTAGAGTCAATCAATTCCTCAAGGTTTGTTGCCGTTGTTAGTATTGTCATCAAAAAGTCATCCTTAGAACCTATAGAAGTTTTGATAAAGGACTCAGTCTCTCTACGTTGTTCACCAGTGAAGTTCTGTAAACTACCATCGGATAACTTTTTAAAAAAATCTAATTCAGTCTTAACATTCCATTCCCCCGATTTCGCTTTCTTTCTTTCAATGTTACGAACAATAATGTATTCATCTCCATCAATAACAATTTCACCTTTAACCGATACTTTATTCTTATCGGTAAATCTATTAAAGATTTCCTCAGCCTTTGTTGTTTTGGTTGTTTCATTAAAGAAAAGAAATAAAAGTAAATCAACCGTCAGAACCGTCTTACCACCAAAATTTGGCGGATTAGACTCAACTACACTAATACCATTACACTTTTCAAAATCCAACTTTTGGTTTTCACCATAAGATAGAAAATTTGAGAACTCAATGTTTTTAATGTACCATCTTTTGAATGGGGACGCTTCTGACTGGTCTAACACCAATTTGTTATCCACCACTGAATCCAATTTATAAACTTCTTCAAATAATTCCTCATTTGATTTGGATTTCAAATATGACTTTATTAGTTCATGTTGATAGTTCTTATCAAGAATATTAAAAGATATGTCAACAGTATGTGTCGTCTCTTCAGTTATGATTGTTTTGGTTATAACATTCACATTAGTTGAGAAGTATTTTTTTTGGAAATACTGTCTAACACTTTTAATCTTTTCCTGAGTGAAGTTCTCCGCATAATCCTCCCAAACGACTTGTATATAAGGGTTTTCTAAATTTTCTACTTCTAAATCGTGAGTCATATTTTTATAATTAAAATTGGGCGGTGGATTAAACAAATCCATATATTAAATTGGGGTAACGTCAACTACTTCTGAGTTGTTCTCTTCTGTCATGGCTGACATTTGTTCTTGATATTGCTGAAGTTGTTTTTCCAACATTTCAGTATATTCTTTTTCCATCTTACGACGAACACCCTTGAGTAGGTTGTTACGATTTTCAACCTTTTGTTTGTGATTTTTACGTTGTCTTGACTTTGGCATAATATTAAATTTATAAATGATTAGTTTTTGGTCTATTTTCTTCAAACCATTCAACGATGGAGTTAATCGCCCATACCGCTCCTGAAGCCATAAGTCCATCAAAGAACCAAGATATCCATTTTGGTGTTAGGAAAAGATGGTGAGAGGGGGAAATAAGGACAAGTCCCAAGAAAAATCCAACCCATGTAGACGTACACATCATACATGACAATAGGTCAGAAAAGAATTTAAATAGTGAGAATCTAATTCCCAATAAACTTATGGTATTTCTAAATCCTTCGAAAATACTACCATAAACCATAATGTTGGAAAACCCGTAGGCCAACACGAACCACGCAATTAAAGTTGTCATCATTTTATTTGTTTTATAATCTATCTTTTAAATTTGAACTTTTCATGTAGAAAGCATAAGAAGTTTTTGTGAGATTTTCAAGGTCATCAACCTTATTTCTTAATTCTTTTATAACCTCATTCTTTTCACCTAGTTGTCTGTTTAAGTTCATCAGAGTTTCCTGTAATTTACCACATTCAACTTCTTTTTGATTTTCAAGTTTACCTTTTAAAATATAAATCTCGTTTTGTAACTCTTCAATCTTTGTATTATCAACTACAGGTTTTTCGATGAAAATTTCTTTCTCAACTATAACTTCTTTAATAACTTCTTTCTCTAATTCACGGTCAATAACTTCAGGTAATTGACCTTGGTTTAATAAACCATATTTCTCTATGTAATACCCTTTTCTAAAACAAAGTCTTACAAAATCGTCAACTAACTTAATTTCATTAAGGTTACAAAAAGTCATTAAGTCTTTATAGTCTTGAATACTTAAATCAATAGTTAAGGAGTTTTTCTGTTCCATCAATTATTTGGTCATAAGAATTTAATTTGAATGATAGGAAAGGTTTTGGGTTTACCAAATTAACAAACTCATATTTGTCATTTTCCACATCATATATACCATATCCATGTTTTTCAATTGTTTCACCAAAGTTTTGTTGAATTGTTGAGCCAATCATATAAGCCTTCTTGCCTCCAGGTATGTTAAAAACTTGTCTTTTATGAATATCACCACACAAAACAAGGTCACACCCATCAAACTTATCTGACTCAAATCCACTATCAAACTTGTATCCAACATCAGTTGTCAACCCTTGAACTGGTCCATGAAACAATCCGATTTTCTTTCTATTATTTTTTGTAATATCGGGTGGGATATTGTGGTCCATAAGTGAATAAACACACCAGTCAATATTTGCATCTTGATAAACTCCTCTGTTTTTATAATAAACCACCATTTCATTTTGAAGTGAGTCTACTACAGGAGTAAGAGCGTCTAGTCTTTCCATATTATTTTCCAAGAAGTCGTGGTTTCCGGGTATCAAAATAGTCTTTGCAATTTTAGAACACTCGTTTAATGTCCACGCTATGAACTCAACAAGTTCAGGAGTCATTTGGTTTTTACTATGAACTAAATCACCTGTAAAAACTATTCGGTCAGGATTAATTTTTCTCCATTGACTAAAAGCTTCTTCCAATATACTTCGGTATAGGTTATGGTCCTTAAACAACCTAACATGTAGGTCACTAAAGTGTACTAGTTTTTTTATCATAGTTGAGTTCCTTTATCAAATAAAGCAAAATCTTTGTTAACGTGTCCACACTTTTCACACATGTATGTAGGAAAAGGAACAAGGGTGTCTTCAGAACTACCTGTGTAGAGTTTAGACACCCTTTTAATTAAAACGACTTCCTTAAAATATTCACTTCCACAGCTTTCACAAACCTCACTAGGTTGTTCTTTTAAATCAATTTTTGGTAATAAGTCTTCCATATTTTTTTATGAAAACATACTAAACAAAAACCAAACAATCAAGTACCTATCCTTTGATTGTTAAAAACTCAATGGTATCTCTTTCAATAGGATTCGGTATCCAATATTTCAAATAATCCTTTTTGACACCTTGTTGAGCATACTTATTAATAATTGGTCTACCTGTGTTATAAGCACCTAATACTTTTTTCCAATCACCATACTTTTTAAAATGTTGGGCTAACAATTTCATCGATATATAAACATTTAAATCGATATTCTCTTTTAGCTCTTTTTTATTTACGGGAAATCCCGCAAAAAATGAGGCGTACTGTGGCATAATTTGCATTGGTCCAACCGCACCCGCTTTTGATACTTGTTTGTGATTATAATTTTCATGGTTTGGGCCTAAATACCCTGTTTCCATTCGGGCAACATTAAAAGCAATATGAAGCGGTATGTTAAACGAATCCGCATGAATTAAAATTGATTCATACATTTTTTCCGCATTTGTTTTAGGTTGGCAATCAGGATTTTTATGTGTTACTTGAGCATAAATAAAAATTGTTGTAATGAGTGAAAATAAAATTAATAAGTTTTTCATAGCATTTATTTTTTAGTGTTAAGATAAATATTGTTTCATATTCATAGAAAATACCGTATCAATAACATCTTTTGGTACTCTAAACTCCTCGAAATCGGAATTTTCTTTCAGTAGCACAATGATACAACCAAAAAAATTAATATCCTCATATTTTGACCCTTTTAACATTTCCTTAAGTAATTTCCCATAAAATGGTAGTTGTAAAAAGTAGTGACCTAACGCATTGTCAGGGTGTTTTTGAAATGGAGGTTTCATTCTTTTAGTAAATTGATTCTCCTCAAAGTTCTTCGGTTTATTGGTTTTGTAGTCGGTCACTATTAACCCAACACTTTTTTTGTCTTTACTCTCAATAACCCAAACTTTATCGGGTTGGCCAACATATGATAAATCAGGGTCACCTAAAACAATTTCAGTGTCAAGTAAAATAGCCCCTCTATCTTTCATCAGTTTAAGAAAGTTTGTTCCAGCGTTTATCATACTATCACCCTTTAAAATTTGAGTAAAGTCACAATCAAATTCAGGTTTTCTCACTTCCTTAACAATGTTAAAAATTTCATGCGATTTTTTTTCCAAAAAATAGTGAACCCTACTTCCCATATTTGTCGAGTAATCACCCGCGGCTTTCCACTCCGCAAGTAATCTTTGTTGTTCTACAACATCTCCTTTCGCTTTTTTTAATGATATTTCTTCAGCCGGAAATTCTTCATAAAATTTTTTCAGGACTTTACTTACTGATATCCAATTCGATACAAGAACCCCTTGATTATTCATCATAGTGTAAGTGTGGGTCTCCTCCTCAAATGTTAATTGAATTTCTTCCTGTCTTTTTTTTATTATACCGTTAATTTCGTCTCTAATTTTGTTTAAATCCATATTAATCCTTTATTTGTACATAGTATTCATCTATCTGACCCCTCAAATCACATACGTCCTTATCTTTGGGTAGATGAATAATTTTTATTTTTCCGTATAATTTACCCCCATTTAACTCACGATATAATTTAACAGCGTTGTCCCAAGCATCACCATCGAGGGCAATAATGATATTCTTTTTAACCTTATCGTATAGGGTATTAAACAACAACTCTGACATATGTTTACCAAGCATCGGAATACTATTTGATAAAAAGAATCCGTCAAATACCCCCTCAACAAGATACACATCCTTTTTCCAGTCAATTAAGTGTTGGTTAAAGATTATCTTATCCTTTTCGGCTTGAGGGTTTTTATATTTGGCTCGTGACTTGGGGTCCCAACTCCTTGCAATATAATAATTCAATTCCCCCTCAATATTATATGATGGTACAATAATTCTACCAGCGTGACTTCCGTTGTCACAAAATCCTATTGAATACCTTTCGATAATCTCATCGGTTATCCCTCTGTTTTTCAGGTAGTTGTATGCTTGTTTATATACCGGATAGATTGGGTTTGAATCTTTGAATAAAACAAAACTTTCAGGTAGCCTTAACTTTTGTTTTGGTTTTTCCTTTGGTTTTATGTCCTCAGGTTGAAAAAGTTTATAAACCTTTTTATGTTTTTTGTTTCCGTAGTTATCAATTAGTTTACCAAGAGGTCCGTGCATACCGTTTGTTTCCGAACAACTCCAACATTTGTATACGTGTTGTAGGTAGTTGACCTCTAAATTACCCTTGTTTCGGTCCTCGTCGCAGAGGGGACAGTTGAATGAGATTTGTCCTCTGTGTTCGTAGTGCATCTTTTCATCACCAAGAATTTCACGTAGTAACTCAACCAATATTTCTTTTTCATCGGACATCAGGTAAAAATAAGGTACAAATTAGTTCATGTCAACTTCACAAGTTTTGGGTCAGTATTATATTTATTGAAATAAAATTTACTAATGCCAACTGTAGTTACAATTAACGACCTTTCAGGAACAACACCATATGACATTTATATATGTGACAACCCTCAAACACAATGCATTTATATAGACAGAACTGACTCGGCACCATATACATTTGAGATTCCCACAATAATGTTAAACTTTTCTGAATTTACTCTAAAAATTGTAGACTCAATAGGTTGTGAAGTTACAACAAATTTAACGTTATAATATGGCCGTATATTGTGCAAATGATGATTATTGTGTAAGTGGTACTGGATTTCCGGCCTATGATGATGTATATACCCAATCAGGTGTATACAATTTAAGAGATTATTATGTTGGTTCAACTAACGGATATTATATATTTTACGACTCTGGTGGTTTTTGGTGTTTAGCAACGACTTTAGGTGGTAGTCCTTGTTTTTTACAGGGAAAATACCCATATAACGGAGTATGCCCTGATTTAACTTTTGAGTATGTAAACTCGTCAGTTTGTTTGACCCCTACTCCTACACCAACTGTTAATTGTGATGTCTTCAATTTTGAGGCAACACTAATTGATATTCCACCAACTCCAACACCGTCTTATACCCCTTCTTACACTCCAACAATGACAAACACCCCTACGTCATCAAATTTCTGTCCCAATATTTATGTCGATGCTTATATAACAGGAATAACCCCTACTATGACTCCGACACCAACAATGACTCCAACAATAATGATTTATAGAAATAGGAGTAATCAAATTCAGTGTAATTTTTCAGGTGACGTTACTTTTGTCACCATAGATTCTGTTATAAATTGTCCTGTTAGTAAACAATTCCAAGATTGTAATAACGGATTTATGTATTATACCACAAATGTGGTAAATAACCCTTCAGGTGGTGATTTATCCCAATTTATGATTTTCTTAGGAGTTGTGGATGGGAACGAAAGATGTATAACATACATAGGTAATAATTCAACTTATATTGGTACTAATAACATTACATTATCGAGTGGGCCAATTGGTTATTCTAATTTAGGTCAATGTTCATTGTGCGCAGTTCAACTTACCCCAACTCCAACACCTACAATGACAATGACACCTTCATCTCCGTCAATATTGAATTTATGTCCTACATTTATAATCGGAGAAGGAGGGGTGTATACATATGTTGTAGATACTAATACCACAACATCACTAACTATTCCAAATTTATCAAATTGGAATGATATTGGAAATACTCAAACAAAATTATTCATATCAACAACAGATAAAATTAAAGAATGGGATATTGTTTTAAACCCATTCTCTGCAACATTTGTTAGGGAGTTAAATGACACAGAATCTAACGTTACATTTGGTGCCGGACTTTTTGCAATTAATAATAACAAGTTGTTAACATGTAATGTTCAAGTTGGTTTATCACCTCAAACAGTATTTGAAATATATTTACCTTCAGCGGGTCAAACTTCATTAAGTAATTTAAATTATAATGAATTATTTAGTTTACCACCAGGAAGGCTGTTTGCGGGGGATTTATTGGCAACCACTAATAACAAAATTTTAATACTTTCAAGAGAAGGTGATAATACTTACTTATCACAATATTCTTATCCAGATGGAGACCCTGAGGTTGAAATTTTAATATCTCCAACAATATTAACGCCAACTTCTATTTTTGTAGAAAATGGTTTAATATATGTTACAGACAATAACGCTATAGTTTATAATATTGAAACATCTCCTCCGTATACAGTAACGGTAATTACATCACCAAGTATTAATATTTACGGGGCTTCTAATAGTATAAGTTGTAATAACGTATCATTTGAATTTACCCCAACAACGTATTACAAATACAGACTTTGTAATGATACTAATGGACCTCAAACAATAGTTTATCAAACCGAACCTTCGTTAACAACTATAGGTACTCAAACAATATTTAACTTAACTACTAATACTTGTTGGCAATACAACGGTTCTTCAACAACAATACCACAAAATACTACAGACGACATCATAGTTTACCAAGGAAATTACTTTACTGAAGTTTCTTCAACAATATACACAAATTGTGCTCAATGTATTTCAGAAACCGAATGTAACCCTCCATCAAACTTAACAAGTTATCCTTTCTCATTCGCATATAAATTTAATAATGGACCCAATATTAATTGGCCTCAATCTGAAACTGAAATTTGTGATATTATATATTCTTTAGTTGAGGATTTAAGTAATAATGTTATTGATAGTTGGGGTGTTTCTAGTCAACCGATTTATTTAGAATCATTAGAGGTCGGAAGTTACGCGTATCTTAACCAAGCAAATTGTAATTGTTATGGAGATGGTTTTTATTATATTAGGTCATTTATCCTTAATATATACACTATAGTCGAGCTTTCAAATTGTGTCATTGTCAATCTTTGGCCGTGTAATCCTGAAAATGGTACTTCACCATCAAACCCTAATGGAACCGGTGGTTCTGGCGGGTCAGGTGGTAATAATGGCAATACTCCAGATGGAGGCCCAAACCCATCATCCATAACATGTCAATGTACTGCAGTTAGGACTATATCAGGTTTTCAAGGAACTGCGTTTTATACTGATTGTGATGGAAATCCCGCACAAATTACCGTACCAGGTGGAGCAGGGATTGCTGGAGCCGCTTGCTTCTGTCGACAATCTAATACCCCTGTCACAGGTGCGGTAGTAATTGAGGCTTGTCAGTCATCATTCAGTCAAGGTACTATAAATAATATTTGTAATTCAACAATTTTATGTAACTAATGGCAACAGTTAAAATAACAGACATATCAGGTTTAACGGCACCTTATGACATTTATGTTTGTGAACCAAATGGTGAAAATTGTGTATTTGTTTCAAGAGTTATTACTTACACATCAAAACCAATAGATATCACAGTACCCTACCCTTATGAAAATTCTCCTGAAGTAGGGGTAAAATTAGTTGCTTCCGATTGTCAAAATTTTAAATCATTTATCCCTCAAGACGTTTTCGAGGTATACGATTGTTGTGCTGGTATTAATAGATATGTCACCTTAGGTACCAACACACAACCTTTTGATTTATGGCGTATTACAATATGTTTATCAAATTGTTTGGACCCTATTAATTTAGTTGAATACACTTTTTGTGGTTTAGTTCAGGATATTTCTTTTAGTACCGAGGATTACCCTACAAATTTTACGGAATTTTTATTGCCTAATGCAGAATGTTCAACAACATCTTATTGTTGTCCAGGAGGAGCTCCAGGAGCCGTAACACAAACTCCGACCATAACTCAAACTCAAACAAAAACTCCAACAAAAACTCAGACTCAAACAAAAACTCCTACAAAAACTCCAACTCCAACGAAAACTCCTACAAATACAACAACAAGGACTCAAACACCTACAAAGACTAGAACTCAAACAAAAACTCCTCAAAATACCGTAACTCCAACTGTTACCACAACTAAAACTCAAACACCTACCAATAACGATTTACCAACACCAACTCCAACTCAAACATTTTGTGTTACAAAAACTCCAACAAGAACTCCAACAAGAACTAATACTCAAACCCCAACAACAACTCAAACCCCAACAAATACTCCCACAAATACAATAACACAAACACAAACACGAACTGAAACTAGAACACAAACACCCACCAAAACTCCAACTAAAACATCGACTCAAACACAAACTCCGACTCCTGACGTAACTCAAACCCCAACACAAACTAAAACACAAACTCAAACCAGAACTCAAACTAAAACTCCAACTAAAACTCAGACTCCGACTCAAACTAATACCCCAACAAACACAATAAGTCCAACTCAAACTAAAACTCCAACTAAAACTTCGACGCCAACAGTAACCCCTACAAAAACTTCAACAAAAACTCCAACTAATACTAAAACTCCAACTCCAACTAAAACTGAAACTCCAACATCAACAAGTACTCCAACCCCAACACCACAACCAACTGATAGCCCAACACCAACAAGAACATCAACTAAAACTCCAACAAATACGCCAACTAATACATCCACAGAAACACCAACTCCAACCCCAACAAAAACATCAACAAAAACCCCTACACCAACAAAAACTCAAACTCCTACGTCAACTCAAACACCGACTGAAACACCTACGCAAACACCAACTCCAAATCCAACTCTGAGTAATACTCCGACTAAAACATCCACCCCAACTCAAACAAAAACATCTACTCAAACACAAACTCCAACTAAGACTCAAACACCAACTAAGACACCAACAAAAACATCAACTCAAACACCAACTAATACCCAAACACAAACACCAACATCAACACAAACACCAACCAATACTCCAACTCAAACCCAAACTCAAACCCAAACTAAAACTCCTACACGAACACCTGAAGTATCAGAAACTCCAACTCCGACACCAACCAACACACAAACTCAAACTCCGACAAATACCCCAACTCAGAGTCAGACTCCAACCAACACTCCAACTCAAACTAAAACACAAACACCAACAAAAACATCAACTAACACACCTACAAATACCCAGACTCAAACTCCAACAAACAGTCAAACTCCTACAAAAAGTCAAACTCCTACATCAACCCAAACACCAACACAAACACAAACACCAACACAAACACAAACACCTTCATTAACACCAGAAAAGAGCCCTCCCCCAACCGAAACTCCTACGCCAACCCCGACTCCGACTCCGGACCCTGAATGTGATATTTTAGTTGTTGAGATTATAGATACAACTCTAACACCAACACCAACATTAACACCAACAATAACGCCTACTAATGGAGATAATTGTCAAAATTGTTTTGCTTGGACGGTAAATATATTAGAGGAATATATTTTAAGTGCATCTGGTAATACTAATCCAATTATTAATGGACTTATTTATGTAAGATGGGTAGGATGTGATGGATTACAAAAAATTCAAAATTATACTAGTTCAGGAGTTTATAATAATTATCCTAATTTATCAGGTGTCCCTTTAGGTGGAACTCCGCAAGTTTATTATACTCAAAATAATTTTACAATTTATGTAAATTCTGCCTTTACACGTCAAAACTATTGTTATAATATCGCCCCAACTCCAACACCAACACAAACCCCAGTTGGTTGTGTAGGTAAATTACCTGTTATTGGTGGTTATGTAAATTATTACGGGATATTAATAACAGCCACTGGTAGTGGTTATGCGGAACAATTATGGACTCACACTAGTTGTGTATACGAAAACTCAGATACTGTATGGATAGGTTGTAGAGAGAACCCTCCAGGTGGTCCAATTGAATGTACTCCAACATTATACACACTGAATTTTAGTGAACCAATGAATAATTTAGTTTTCAGAATAACTATGTCTGACTTTATTGGTTGGTCAAGTAGAGAAACTTTTGTAGTGACGAGTGATTCAGGTCCGGTTACAATAACTTTAGTTGGTCCATGGTGTTATCAAGAAATTTCAGGTAACACTATTGCAACATTACCAGAACCTGGTACTGGTGGTGGTGAATATAAAATTTCCTCACCAAACCCTTATACTAGTTTAACATTTAATTATTCAGACGGTAGCCCTCTTGGGGGTTCTACGATGGAAATTGTTTGTTCTAGTTTTAACCCGATACCTGTTACACCAACTCCAACTTTAACACCAAATAATTGTAATAATGGTTGTTTTAATTGGCAAGTAACCATAACACAACAAATGTTAGACAATGCAGTTGGAAATTCAGTACCTGTTTGGAATGGTAGGGTTTATTTACAATATTTAGGTTGTGATGGTAATATATATACTTCAGCCTTCTCATCGGCCGGAACATATACAAACTCCCCGAATTCTATAGGGGTTTCTATTAGTTCGTGGTCAAACTTATACTACTATAATAATGGTGTAAATGTTCCATTGTTAAACGCCGTGACCAAAATAAATTGTTATCAAGATTATTTGGTTAACTGCGGAAATCTAATTTCACCTACAAATAACATGGGAAGTAACCTATTTAAATACAATTTAGGCTCTCAAATAGGTCAAGTTTACTTTGAATTTAGCGCTAATACATACCCTGATAGGTTTATAGTATATTGGAATAACCAAATAGTTATAGATACTGGTTTTAGGTCTGATAACGCTCTATTATATGGTCCATGGGTAGAATACTTAAATGGTTCTCCAATTGCCGGAGGTTCTACAGGATTTTCAACTTTTATGAAGAACATTTCTTCCCCATCCGAAGTATATGTAAAAGTAATATCAACAATTTTGGGGTCCGGTTACACATCAACCGCAGATTACAATTTTAGGTTATACTGTGTAAACATAAACCCTCCTTCACCAACTCCAACAATTACCCCAACTTTAACACCTACTAATATACCAACTAATATAAACACAATATTTACTAAATTTAATTCAAAACCTTTTTAGAAAAAATGTTAACAGAAAATTTAAAAAAAATTATAGAGGAGTTTAACCTAAAAACCCCAAATAATGTAGGTGTTGGTTATGGATTCAAAATATCAAATGGTATTGATACTAGAAAAGAATCCATAATATTTTTTGTACCTGAGAAAAAAAAATTATCTAATTTATTTCCTGAGGAAATTTTACCAAATGAACCAATTACTATCGATAATAAAACTTACTTTATGGATGTTGTTGAAGTTGGTGAAATTGAGGTATTAGCTTGTAATCCTCAATGTAATCTTTGGATAACTAATCCTCCTCCTAATAGATTATATATCAGGCCAGTTCAGGGTGGCATTTCTTTAACGTCTAAAAGTAAATTAGGGTTTGTTGGTACTTTGGGATTTGTTGCCGTAGATATTGCAACACAGAGTTTAGTGGGGGTTACAAATAATCATGTGGTAATAAAAGATGCTTTTTACACAACACAAAGAAATTTGGGTGGAGTTATTTTTAATGAATATAATTTAAACGATAACGGCTCATTAGAAGTAGATTTAGCGTACCAACCCGGTGAAAGTCCTTTGGGCCCTCCTCAAAACATTATAGGTCAAGTAGTAAGATACGTACCAATTTACTTGGGGTTCACAACAAATAATAAAGTAGATGGTGCTCTAATATCATTAAGTGGGACTCCAATTTTAAGTTTAACCGAATCTTATAAACAATACGGACTAACAGGAAACACAACTCCAATCCCATTTGCCAGTACCGCAGAAATTGATTTATTATTAAGTACAAATCCAATACTATATAGTAGTGGAAGAACAACCGGCGTAAAACAAGCTCCAACGTGTCCTTTAAGAGTTTATTCTTTGGGCACCACTCAACCAATTAGTGGGTATAAAATGCAAGGTAATATTGTCACGGCTTATTTTTCAGATTTAATAGCATTTGTTAGACCCGAAAACGACCCAAGTTTATCATCTTTATGTCTAAACCCAATAGCTGGAGGTGATTCAGGTTCAGCTCTTATCGCCGACTTTAGTGGAATTTGGAAAATTGTTGGTTTAAATTTTGCGGGTGGAGGAAATTTTGGTTTTGCCTGTAGAATTGACCATGTGGCTAGTGAATTAGGTATTCAAGCTTGGGACGGTTCATTAAAAAATTTAGTTGACCCAACAACAATACAATTTGTAACGGTTACAGGTACAACTAATTCATATATGGTGAATTGCAGTGGTCAAACTTATTATCAAATGGGACTTACAATAACATCAAATCAGTGTAATTAGAAAAATAAAGTATTTATAATACAAAACGTATAGATGCCAACAGTTTTAATAAGTTCCAATAATTTTAATGGTCAAATAGGTGATATTATATTTTATCCTTATACAGGTGGCACTGTAAATATTGGACCTCAGTTAATACCGTATTACTATACTGCGGATTATATCTATGGTACATATGAAGTTTATTTTGAAGGTTATGGTTTAGGTTGTAACTTTACTCTACTTCCCCCGACTCCAACTCCCACTCCAACAAAAACACAAACACCCACTCCAACAAAAACACAAACACCCACAAAAACATCAACACAAACACAAACACAGACCCCTACTAATACTCAAACTAAAACACAAACTCCAACCAATACTCAAACACAAACTCAAACTAAAACCCCAACACAAACACAGACACCTACTAACACCCAAACTAAAACCCAAACACAAACATCAACTCCAACTAATACTCAAACTAAAACCCCAACACAAACACAAACATCAACTCCAACCCCAACTCCTAATAATTCACCTACTCCAACTCAAACTCAAACTCCAACTAAAACCAGTACACCAACTAATACACCGACCCAAACATCAACCCAAACATCAACACCAACTAAAACTAATACTCCCACAAATACATCAACACAAACACCTACACAAACACCTACACAAACATCAACTCAAACATCAACTCAAACACCTACACAAACATCGACTCAAACTAAAACACCAACTCAAACTAAAACACCAACACCCACACCTACTAGTTATCCGCCTGAGAACGCATTTTTCTTAGATTGTTGCCCTCCAAATAATTCTTTTCAAATATTTAATTTACCAAATATAATATTTACAGGTTTGGTAAATAACAACGTTTATTACATAACCAATTCAAGTTATACTGGTTGTGCAACATTTACAACATCAATTAGTACAGCATTAAACAATTATAATTACGGTATAACCGATACAATTACTCTACAAACAGATTGTCCTACCTGTCTGTTGAGTAACTCTATTGTATGTTCAACACCAACTCCTACCCCAACCCCTACCCAAACACAAACACCAACACAAACATCAACTCAAACTAAAACACCAACTCAAACACCGACCCAAACATCAACTCCAACTAAGAGTCAAACCCCTACTAACACCCAAACTCCTACACGGACACAAACTAGAACTCAAACTCCAACACAAACTCAAACACCTACTCCAACGGCATTTTGTCTTGGTGATTGTATTTCTATCTATAGAACAGGTATTTGGAATTCAACATTCCAACCTGACCCTAATTATTTTATTAGGATAATAGCCGTTGACGCACCTTCGTTAACCACAATAGAATTACCAATACCTGATAACTCATATGAATTTGGTTACCCAGCATTTGATATTGCAATGTCTAGTAATAAAATATGGGTAATACAAAGAGTTTTGGATGTTTTACCAGCTAGAATAATAATAAATGAAATTAATTATACTCGTTGTCCATTTGTTGCAACATTTAGTAAGAGATTTTATTATGGTTCTATAGGTCACCAAAGAGGGTTCGCATCTTTTGATGAAGGAGGTTTAAGTAGGTTAGTTCTTGTTGGCAACAATGCGTTTTTCCCAAATCAAGTATTTGAGATAACTCCAAGTTCAATTCCTAATTTAGGGGACGCCACTTCTTCCGCGGTATTAAGATTTAGTTATACCGCCGGTTTTGGAAATAATAATAATCCATATGGTACTTCAGATAATCCTTGTAACCCTAATAGAGGAATTTTTGTTTATGACTTTATAGTAACAGACACTACTCCAAGAAAATTCATTGCCGTTTTAGGTTGCAGTACTATGGAACCAATTGAGGAACAAAAAAGAGTTTTAGTTCAGTATGATTATTATACAGGAGTTATTGAAACATTAGTCGATATAACTTCTTTTTTCCCAATATCGGGTGTTAATCCTATAATGGAAACTGCCGAAGGTTTATTCTACGAGAACGGATTTTATTATGTAATTTCTTATACAGGTAGAATCGTACAAGTTGAAGCTTCAAATCCTTTAAATATATCTTATTTAGGAGATGTAAATACATATTACACAAATCCTTTACAGTATAATCCACCAGACGCCGCAAGTGTTTATTCTTGTGTCACTGAAGTTTTTGCCGTATCTACTCCAACTCCGACCCCAACTCCAACACAGACTCAAACCCCTACGCAAACTAAAACTCCAACAAATACATCAACACAAACACCGACCCAAACCCAAACATCAACCCAAACATCAACAAAAACATCAACTCAAACACCGACCCAAACATCAACTCCAACTAAGAGTCAAACCCCTACTAAAACTCAAACTCAAACACCAACTCAAAGTCAAACCCCTACTAAAACTCAAACCCCTACAAATACGTCGACTCCAACCCCAACTCCAACTAACCCATATCAACCACCAGTTATTTTAGATGATTGTTTTATTTTGGTCAACACCTCAACAAAAATATATTACTTTAACCCAATTGGTAATACACTATCTGAAATAATAATACCAGGATTTTTCAATTCCGAGGATATTGCCCATTACTGGGACCCAGGTTCTCAAACAGGTAAACTTTGGCTATATGGTGGCCCTGGTTCTGGTAATATTTTTATTAGAGAATGGATAATAACTTCATTAACGCCATTTACGGTTGGTTCTTTCAGGGATATAAGTTTCCCTCCTGGTATTTCATTCTTAGGCAAAGGTTTAGTTGCGGTTAATTCAAATACTTTAATTGGTAGTGAAACTTTGGTTAATCCAAATAGAATTATTAAAATCACTCTAAACCCATTCCCTAATAATACTTCAAGTTTTGTGTCGATGTTTAATTTACCAGGAAGTTTACTCACCCCAAATACAGTTACTGGTGATATTTTATTGACCACAAATAATAAAGTTATATTTACCCAAACAAATCCAGGTACTCCTACATTCTTCTATATTACTCAACATGACTATATAACTAATTTAAGAGACTTCCCTGAGATACAGATAGGATGCACAAATTGCCCAAACCCTCCAACACCAAATATTACAGACGCAAATGCTATTTATCAAATAAATAATGAATTTTACTTTATCGACCAAAGTACTGGTGATGTTTTCAATGTAAATTCAGACCCACCATATACAGCAACAACAACTTTTAATATAGGTGTAACCGGAGTTAAAGGAGCCTCACAATCACCACAATGTATTGGTAGAAGTTTCACAGGTTCAAGCCCATTTTGGCAAGTTCAAAATGTGGTCGGTTCAAATCCAATGGAGGTTAGACAAGATTTTGGAAGTGGAACTAAAAAGTTTTATGTTGATTTGGGTGATGGTCAAACTTTTGGTGTTAATTTACCAAATACTACCACTCACACAACAAGTAAAACTTATAATTCGGCGTTATATACCGCAACATTTGCCGATTATCAATTAAACGGAATTTTTCAAACATCAGGAACAATTGGTGCAATAACTTTTAGAAGAATATCAAAAGTAATAGATAACCCAGGCACATTTGATAGTTGGTCATCAATATCTAATTTAAGATTTGAATTTTGTACTTTCTCTAATTTATCAGGTATTGATGTTGTAAATAGTGTATTCACAAGAATAGGATTTTTTAACCACAACAATCCAAATTTAGAGTTAAATTCATTTAATTTATCTAGTAGAATTAGAATTAATAATTTCCAAATTTGGAATAGTAATTTTACAGACTTTAGTCATAATTTATCATCTTGGACTAGTGTTAATATACTTTTCGTTTTATTTGCGGACACTCAATTAGTTAATTTCACATTAATACCTCCTCCAGGTCTTAGAGATTTTCAGGTTTATAACTCTTCAGGTCAAAATAATTTAAAGTTTTTTGATGCTCCAAATGGTTTATTAAGTTGTACAACCTTAGAGAATGTGAATTTTGATAGAAACAGATTAACCGGATGGACTTATAACTTCCCCGCTAGTGTTAAGACCATTAGTATGGTTCAAAATAGAGATACAGGTAACCCATTACTATTTGGTTTATCATCATTCACAATAAACTTAACCTCAAATACTTTACTCCAAACACTTGATTTAAATAATAATAGAATAAACACTTTTACTAACACAATAATATCTTGTACTTCATTAATAACTTTAAATTTATCTTATAACGTATTAACTACTATACCACCTCTACCGAATTCAATACAAACTTTAAATTTAGAAGCTAACGCTTTAACTTCTCTACCTGTGACATTACCAACCAGTTTAATTTATTTTAACGCTAACACAGTTACTGGAAGTGTCGGAGGAGGCATAAACACTATCCCCACTTGGACTCAAACTTTAACGACTAGCCCTAATCTACAAACATTTTTATTAAACGGTGTTTCTTTATCATCGTGGACTCAAAACTTTCCATCTAATGTTAAATTAGTTTCTTTAACTAATAATAATTTAACCACGTTTAATATGAGCTATTTGTCCACCGCATCTAACTTCACATTAAATTTAAGTAATAATTTTATAACAACGATAACTAATTTTAGTTCATCAATACAAGTTGCGGATTTAAATATTTCATCAAATCAAATAAATAACCAATATAACATTTTACCATTAGGAAATACTTTCCCAACATCATTAACTGCATTAACTATGTCGATAAATCCTATTGTAAATTGGTCAATTTCTTTTGCAAGTGCAACTTCTTTAAAGAGAGTTATTGCCGGAAACTGCGCTTTGAATCAAAGTAGTGTTGATTTTATTTTATGTAACTTGGCAAATAGCACCAGTTTAACAAATGGTACATTAACATTATCTAATGCTGTTGGTACCGCTAATCCAAACTCAAGTCCATCACCCGCTGGAATAGCATGTAAAACAACTTTAACAAGTGCCGGTAGAAATTGGTCCGTAACACCATAAAAAAAAACCACGTACTTAATACGTGGTTAAATTATTTAATATTTTATTTTGATTACCAAACTTTTTCTTGATTCATATAACCAAGAACACAACAATAAGCATCCGATTGGTCAAAATTCTCTTTTTTAAGAGTATTGTTTTTAGTATATTGCCATTGAATCTGAGGTTCTCGTTTAGCAACCAAATCCCATATAATTTGTTTTTTATCAATATCTTTAGGTAATCCTCCAAACAATACATGTTTACCTTTGTCGTTTTTTTGAACTAACTCAGGAAACGCATTTTTTCTTGAATTATAAGTTGAAATAAATTCGGGTACTATTCCTAAAACATCGTATATTTCTTTAGTAATCAGAGTATTAAATCTCAATAATGTACCTATGGTATAAACATTATTCGAATTAAGTAATGGCTCTTCGATTACCACATTAGTAATACCTAAATCTTTGTACTGTAATAACTTTGTTCTGAATATTTCAGCCTTAGATAATAGTTCATGTATCTTATTCTCAGTTTTAGGTTTTGGTCTAGGGGATATATGAGTTAACTCTAATAACTCTTTAGACATAATATCAAATAACGCCCATCCTATTGTACTCGTAGATACATCAAGTCCAAGAATTTTTGGACTTTCCTTTAAAGATTTTTTCATAAATTAAAAATCGAACTTTATCAAAAACTGCTGTAGTCCTGTTCTTAAAACAGGTGATTGCATTTTTGATATAATCATAAGATTTTTATCTAAATCGTAAAGGCCAATGTCAGTTATGTACGAAGACGTACCTGGTGTCCAAGTCGGGTTACTTGTATTTTGGAAATCCGCAGACCCCAAGTTAACCTTATATCTCATTTCATATATTGTTGCTTGTATATCTGTTTCTAATGAACCGTAGAAATAATATTCATCTCCAAAATTTAAAGTAATCCCTGTTGGATTAATTGGTACCAATGGTATATAATCATTTAAATCGTAATAAGCCGCCCCATTGTATTCATCATTTGTAATTGTAAATGTTACACTTGACATACCATTTGATGTTATATAATTATTTACCAAATAAGAGGATAAATCGGACGTTTTATCAATAATTCTCCATTCGGATGAATTTGGTCTAGTATCTCCTGTTACTTTTTGAACTAAAACATAAAATCCGTCGGCAATAAATCCATTAACATCCGCAGGACTTTCTTCAGGAGTATTCAAACAATTAAATTCATTACCAAATCTAATTGCTATGTTCTGAGAACCTGAAGTTGAACAATCTAAGTTTGGTCCTTGTATTCTCACATAGTAATTACAATGTAGGAAGTTAGTAAACGTACTACTATTAGTTAATAGATACGTCACATAAACATATTCCGTATTAGCACTTAACAATCCGACATCTGATTCTCCTTCCGTATTACAAGTATTTGGTGTTATCAGTGTTACTCGAGGAGCCGGTAATGTCCAATTTCGATTAGATTTGTATGACATTGCAGCTATTATCTCTTCATCATCAATAATTATAATTTTGTCATCAGGAAACACTTTACCAATTCTACTTGGATAACCATCAGAATTAGGATTTTCATCCCAAAGATGGAAATATCTTAATCCAGGTGTGTTCATATCACTATTTTTAGTAGATTGTAAATATTGTACTTGGAAAAGGTCTAATCCATCGAAGTTAGGTGGGTCAACCCAAAAAGTTTGTCCACTACAACATTCGGGGGATTTGTGCCACATTAACCATGGTATATGTAATCTAAAATTTCGAGCCTCTCCAGTTGTATCTACGGGATTAGTGTCATCATGAGGTCTCATTGCAAATTTTTCACCATAGAAGAAATCAATTGTATAGTTAGTATAATGTATGATAGCAATTGCCTTTTGGTCTTTTGGTAAAACAGTTTGTCTTTCATCAAATGAATTATAGAAAAATACATAACTACTATCTGTCTGACCCGAATCTGAAGCATACCCATAATATTCTTTCGACCCTAAGTACTGTTTTGAACCAAACCCCGTATAATCAACATATGTACTTGAGATTAAACCAGCCGGATTTTCTGACCAAGGAATATTCATATTCCAAATTCTTACATCTTTTTGGTCAACATCACAAACCGATTCAAAATTAATAACATCGTCATTCCAATGAGGTCGTGGTGTTGTACTATCATACAACTGAGTCATACCTGATGGGTAAATCATGATTCTACCATAACAACCATTTAGGAAGTAATCAAAGTTTGGTAGAGGTCTATCAAGTTCTATAGTGTTATTACAGAAAGAAATTATTCTATAAGTTAAAATCGGATAACAATTTGTCATAGACATGACACACTGTGTTGGTTGTGGTGGAGTACAAACTACTCTAGGTGGTGTTGGTAAACACGGGGTACCCGATGGTGTGGGTGTTGGTTTTGGGGTTTCACATGGGTCACATGTATAGCAAGGTTCTGCGGCAGGTGTTGCCGATGGTGTTGGTGTTGGTGTAGGAACTATTTCACAACTACAATTTCCCTCACCAACTCCATTAAAATATATAGTAACAATATCACCGGCTTGTGGTAATCTACAAATACTCTCATTACATGAATCATAGATTACTCCATAAGTTGTTCCTGTTCCACCTGTTAAAGTGGTCATATCGATAATGTAATTTGTATTAATAGATATATCAGAACTAGTTAAAGCGCTCCAAACTAATGGGTCTTGAGTTAAATCGGCGTAAAAAAATCCTCGTAAAGCCGCGGTATTAAAAACATCACTTATTTTAGAATCCATAAATGGAATTCCATATGTATTCCCTTGTGAACCACTAACATAGTAAGGGTATTTAACATATTGTTTATTAGATTCAGGAACCCCAGCCGAATTTTGGGAATTGAACCCGGGTTCTAAAATCATTGTATCGAATTGATTATATGTGTCAGGTAAGGTATTATATGTTACCTCACTATCACCAATTTGGAAATAGGATATATTAAAATTACCCTGTGATAATTTTTTCCTACCTGTATCAGTAAGTCTTGAATTTATTAAACCTGAAGTATTTTTAATTATGTATCCCATTTCTTATAAATATACCATTTGTTTTTTTATATACCTGGTGATGTAGTCGCTGGTTTAGATGGTGTAGGAGTTGGTGTTGGGGTTTTAGTTGGTGTTTGACTTATAGGTGGTGGAGAATCCTGATTTGACGTTTTACAGTTACTACACCCATTAATTCTTAAGTTTGATAAAGAATATAATTCGTTATTTTCGGCAAGATAACAAGGGTATTTACCATTCTTAACATTAGTAACCGTTGTGGTTATAATAATATTATCACCATATGTAACTGATAAATTATACCAATCATTAGTTGTTGCAGTAACATAAACTAAATTTGACTGACAAGATAAAAGTGTGTTAGAGTAAGTATAATTACCTGTTATAGTATCATCAATTGAAATTTCTTCATTATTTTTCAATAATATTGTTCCGAGGGTTAACGAAGACGCCGATTCTGAAGGAGATACTTTATAAACATCATTGTGAGTTAGATTAAAGTTTATTGTAACACCGCTAGGTAATGGCGGTGTGACTTTTAATGTTGTTGTATATTCCACAGTTGTCGTAGTGACGGTATTTACTGTTCGTCTAGATGTAGTGTTCAAAGAAACCTCATATGTTACTATCTGTGGTGGTTTTTGTAATATTATACTTTGTTTAATTATTAAACCATTAACATCCTTAACTGTAACGACATAAGTTCCAAATTTTAAATTTGAAAAAATTGGAAAATTTTGATACGTTGTTCCGTTATCTATGGAATATTGATATGGGGGATTACCTCCTTCGACTTCTAAAACTATACCCCCGTCACTATCTGAAATTGGGTCATTATATGTAACAACCATTTTTAGATTACCTTGTGAATTACAATTTCCATCGGTAACAAAAAGATTATAGTATCCATTAGTGTTGTAATAACCAAATGGTCCCAAATAAACATTATTATAATTTATAGCGTCATTAGTTGCAACTGAATCCAACCCATCTGTAACCCATTGATTATTCACATTATCATAATATATAGACCATGTTCCGACATTACCACAAGGTAATTGTCCTGACCAACTTTGTTGTCCATTAATTAATTCACCTGACACTAATTCAATACTTTCAGTTTCACATAAATCAGAAATAGTAGCACAAATAGTAGAACTAAAACAATTATCATATGTAATTATCGCCTCTCCATTTTTACCATTAACAAACCACTGATTTGTGGGGGGAATTGATGGGTTAGAATTAATTAAAGTAAATGTTGCGTACTCAGGTAATCCCTGTAAAATCCAAGATGAATTTTGTGAGTTCTCACTCCATGAGATTTGGTATTGGTCTAAATTGTCAATCCACATTGGTTTACCATTTGCTTCCCCATATTCATTAAAATAAATTTTATATGGCTGTGTTGCGAAAGAATCTACATTAATCGTCATACAAAAATTACCGTTGTTTTGACAATCTCCAACAACACCATTTGCAATCCCGATACCAGGATTTAACCATTCCCAACCATTTAATGGTGGATAACTAGGGTCATAGTTAACTAAGTCACCGGCAGTTATAGGACCGTCTAACATCCATCTTAAAGAATCGGTATAAAAAACTAAATCATATACCCATTCTCCATTTGCATCATATCCCTTGTAAGCCGGTATTCCACCTGTATATGGTAAAAAAGGTTCAAATTGAATCTTAAATATCTGACCATCAATATTAACTGTTAAACAGAAATTAGATGGATTTGGGACCGGTGTCGGCATTGGTAATTGTCCAACTGAACATGCATTTGAAACAGTAAAATCACCATAATAATCTGTAACCGTGTATCTATAGGAACCTGAGATTAAATTATTGATAATTGGAGTTGAATACCCGTTATCCCAACTTATCGTATATGGAGGAGTTCCTCCACTTATTAATAATTCTATCGAACCGTCATTCCCACCATATGTTGACACATTAGTTACAGAACATAAAACCGACAATGGACTTACAGTTATAACTTGACATTCGTTAACTAAAACATAATTAACTCCACATCCTGTATCAGCGGTTAATGGACTTATCGGTGTTGGTGTTGTATAAATTGGTTGTGAATAACAGGGTTGTGTGCTTCCAGTACAAGTATTACATCTATCGTATTGGGTTGTTAAATCAACTGAGTTATAAATAACTGAACTACTAGGTATTGGCCCTTCAATTACCGTTGCACATCCACTAAATTGTGGTGATTCTAAATAAAAAACACTATCAATGTAACCATAGTATTCAAAACTTTGTAATCCAATAAAATTTTCAGGTTGACTTTCTTTGGGGCAACAAAATTCAAAATAAGTTGGTGGACATTCTGAAAACCAATCAGTTTCAAATGATGTTGAATTAGTTAAACAACCATAACTTAATAGTGAAACATTTTCCCATTCCAAATAAGTTCCGTTTGGATGAACCCTATCGAATGGTAAATAACTTATATTTTGATTGGTAGATAAATCTTGGACAAACCAACTATTATCATCAGGACTCCAATAAATCCAACCATTAATTAAATTACCATTGTAAGTTATTGAAAAGAAATACTGAGGTCTACCATTATACATCCCGTCTTGAGATGCTTGAATTTGACCAAAACATTCAGATGTTATATATAGACCACAAAAAGCCGTCATTTTATGTGAAATTAGTTGTTACATAAGTGTTTATTTGTGACATGATAAATGTGTTAGTAGTTACAGGTGGTTCTATTATAAATTCAGGTGTTAATGTGTATGGTGAAGTTGTTAAAATAGAATAGACTTGATAATTACCCAAATCGACTAAATAAAATACCGAATCATATTCATACATTGTGTACCCTATAGTTGCTGGAAGGTTAATTTCAACTAAAAGATTACTTACCGAATCATACTGTCTAATATACTGGAATCCATCAATATCATGTGTCAATACTATTGTATTACCTGATAAATTAATAAGTAAAGTATTATCAACAACCGTAAATGGAACCGTACTCAAGAAAATACCATTGGCAACATTTCCGTTTATTAGGTCAATTGAAGAGATGTATTGTGATGAATCATTACCTCCATATAATGTGGTAGAATTCACATAAGTTAATGCTCGACTAATTGTTGAACTTAAATTAATTTCTCTGTTAAATGTAACTATATAAGGTATTAAGGATATTACATCATATTCGAAAATACTATTTCCAGTGTCATTTAAAACCCATAATTTACTATTATCAGGACTTCTTGTTGCACCTAAAATAGACGTATATTTATCGCTCTCGGGCAATTCTAAGAAAATTCTGTTTTGAGGGTCAAATCCATAGATTCCATAATCCATGACAACATATGGGAAGAATGGTAATACTGAAGCACCATCACAACTTTCACACGTTATATCATAATCTATCTGTACTGAAACTTGTATTGGAAAATCAATTAGTGATACATTTTGGTCTCCACATCCTGTATTAATAACTACTTGATTTGTATTAGAATTAAAAATAACATTATCAATACCATCATATGTTAATAATATTTGTTCGACAACTGTATAAAAATCATTATCAAATGGAAAATCATTTAATGACTCAGTAGTATAGAATTGCGCGGTTGATGTTATCCCACTTAAGTTAACTATGGCAGTAAAAATAGCTTGATTAAGTACGCAATTATTATCACCATATGTTAAATCATAAAAACCTTCTAATAACATTTGTTGGAGTCCTTTCTTAAGAACTTCACCACTATTGGATAAATCACTGTCACAAACATTGTAAATTTGATATGACGAAATTAAGTTAGTTCCTCCAACATCAAGACTTCTTGTTTGGGCACATCCATTACCATCGGTAACCGTGACATCATATGTGCCTGCAGACAAATTAGTTAAAGTTTTACCGGTTTGACCTCCAACATTATCACTCCAAACTATTTCAAAGGGAGGAGTCCCTTGAGTAATATACAAATCAATTTTACCGTCAACACCATCTTTAGTTTTTTTAGTTAAATAATTAAAATTGACTTTATTACCGCTACCGACATAAACATTAGTAGTTTGTGTACATCCTGATGAATCGATAACTTGTACTAAATAGGAACCCTCATCCAAATACTCAAAAACCATTTCTTTTTGATTTTTAGTGACTGACGGTTTTCCTGTTATTTGATAAGTATACGGAGATACACCATCCCCAACTACTTCAATACCAACACTACCATATTCATTACTACAAGTAATATCATAAACATTAGTATTAATTTGAAAACTATTTACACTTCCAATTGTAACCGTTTCTTCAAATGTACATGGGCCTAAGTCACTAATTGATAAAGTATATTCACCCTCATATAAATTAGAAAATATTTGTGATTGATTTTGAGTAGTGTAGTTTGTAGTTTTTCCATTTTGGTTAGTCAATACATACGTATAAGGTGGTGAACCACCAACTAATCTTATCGAAACTGTTCCATTGTTTAAATCACAAGTTGCGGTTGTGGTGTTTACCGATACAACATTAAGCCCTTTAGGGGATAAAAGTGAAAAATTAGTCGTCACAACGCATGTTCCAGCATCGGTAACCGTCATAGTATAATCTCCGGCGGAAAGATTAGGTATTGTTATACTGGTTAAAAAACTTACATTTGTTATACCATTAGAAAGTTGGTAGTTATATGGAGGAGTTCCTCCACTAATAATATATGTAAGTTGACCGTCACTACCATAGCAAGATGGCGCGGTTTGTAGATTAGTAACATAAGATAACCTAGGCACTTTGTTTACCGTAGTACCTTTTTTTAATTCGACTGAATCTTTATCGGTAACCGAAACTGTATAACCACCAGCACTTAACCCACTAATTGATGATGTTGTTTGTCCATTATTCCATAGATAAGTATATGGACCGTTGCCTGTTAGTCCTGTTATAAAAATTTTACCATTATTTATGTTACATCCTGATTCATTAATAACATAAAAACCGTAATCAAATGTAGTTGAACTTTTAATAATTACAGTTTCAGATTGACCTGTACATCCTCCTCCGTCGTCAGCAATAACGTAATATGTTGACGCAGATAATGAATCAAATATAAAATAATCAAAAAATGAATTCCCTGAAGTTATATATCCATTATAATAATCATATAAATAAAAACTACTAACATTATAGAAATTTGATGTTTGGGCAGTTATCGAGCCATTATTCGTATCGTATGAAGTATTAGATATATCAATACAGGTAACAGTAGTTCCGCTTGAAATGTAGGCTGACCCTATATTTGGAGTTCCAGCGGTCAAACAAGAATCAATTACCTCAAATACATATGTTCCCGCCGATAATGATGTGAAGGTTGTTGCGGTAACATTATTACCTAAATAATAAACATCAGTGGTCGGGGATATAAACTGAATAGTATAATCAGGAGCATTTCCGTTTATTGCAACGCTAAAAGAACCCGAACTTGTGTTAGAACAATCTCCAGTAACTTGTATTTCAAATGAAAGTCCACAATATGAAGCCATTAACTACAAACTATATTAAAATTTATTCCAACGTTTATTTTTATATTAGATAAAGGTCCATTAAACGAGCAATTAGAGTTATATACTACCACTTCCTCGTTATTTGTTAAATAATAACTATATCCTAAATTTTCTAAACTATCTAAACCATCTATTAAAATATTTAACCATCCTTGCTCAGAAGGAGTACTACCAACAGAAGAATATCCATAACCAGTAAAAAATTCTTGATAAAATTGCATTTGGTTGTCTATCAGTATTTCAATTGTCCAAGTAGTAATTAAAGTGTTAAGTTGACAATCAGTTAAAAACAAACCATTAGAGGATAAATAACTTGTTAAAACATTACCTAAAACACCATTAAAATTTTGGATTTGACCCTGCCAAGGATAAATTGGACATGATGTTGAAAACGAAGCGCAATCGTATGGAAATATTGACGCAGTTGTTGAGCATGGGTTACATCTAGCAGGAACCAAATTACATCCCGCCTGTCTTCTCCAAACAAATTTTTGTCTGTGAAATATTGAATTTTCATACTTAACACCAGTATTCCAAATGGTGGTTGCGGGAACCATTTGTTCAACTAGTCTTATCCAATAGTCACCCAAACCATTAACATATTCAATCATGTTTTGATAATTGAAATTGTTATTAGTAACCCCAATACCATTGTCAATATCAGAATAAACTTGAGAACATGGTTCTCCGTTATATCTAGACGTGTCAGTTGTTTTATTTGAATTTAAATATTTCCAAAATATTGACTGTAAAGTTGGATAACCTCCAGTTTTACCGTCGGTTTGGAATTGTCTATTTCTAACATTTATAGTGTTGTGCCAAAATGTTTGAGCAAATTCAAAAAACGATTTTCTTTTTGGTTGAGGATTTATCTCTGTCCAATCGACTCCACCTCTATATGGGTATTCGATGTTTGGATTTGGATTACACCTTGTTGGTCTTTGATAAAATAATCCTTGATTCGGTATAGGATAATTGTATTGTCTTGACATATACCAAACATCATATAACAAGGCCTGTCCTGGATTTAAAAATACATCAATGTTTTTCACATTCAAAACAAGTCTGTCATCCTCAACAACATATCGAGCGTTAAAAGACCCATCAATGTTTACTCTTTGTCCAACTTCATCATTAGTCCAACTTTTATTATTATCAACAATCGATGTTAATTCGTACCCCAAGTTCATAAATGGGAAATTTCTGAATCGATTCAAATAAATTTGACCATATGTGAATGGAGTTAATGATGTTTGATAATTTGGATTCTGTCCCGTAAAAACACTATTTGTTAAATCAACTTGCTCAGGTGACCTATGTTGTGGTGTTGATTCAAACCAACCCGAACCTATTTGAAAATAGAAATTTTCATTGTCCTCGGGAGTTGTTGGATACCCTTCATCATCCATTGGATACTCTTCTCTTAACACATTAACATCCTTAATGACTAATGATGTTGTGTAACCCGTATAAGTTGTTCCAAAAATAGAAAAGACATTTGTTGGGTCTAAAACCGCAGTTTCATTAATATATGTCCCCCCTGATATTTGTAGGTATTGTGTGTTAAATTGGGACATATTTATTTTTTGGTCCGCTACATACACATATTCATTAAATTCAACCAAAGCATCAGGTGCCCCAATTAATCTTAATAAATTCTCAATTGACTTTCTAGTTCCTTTTGATTTAAATAAATAAGCAGAATTTAATACTAAGTTTCTATAATATTGATAATTTAATTCATCTGGAGTTGATTTTACCGCAACTCCCGTGAAGTCAGACGGACCACTATTTTTTTGTCCAAAAACAGATGATAAAAAGTCCTCATTTGTTATCGGAGATATATTCGTTGCCCAACCTAAAGTTTGAGCTAAATTTTTTAAAAGTTGTGATGGTATATCATTCTTAACTGTATAATTTACAGAATTCATAAAGGCCAACGCATTTATGAACATATTTGTTTCATCAAAACTACGTCCATAAATTTGTAAAACCTTTTCCATTTTTTGACCTATCGTATCAAAGTCTTTGAAGGCACCTGTGGTTAAAAAACGGGATATTAAGTTTGATTTAAATGAGTCAAAATTTTGACTTATTTCATCTAATTGAACCAAATAGTTATCAAAATTCGCAGTATAGATATCTAAATTCCATACTCCGTTTGAGGGCCATGTTGCAGTTACATTTGTTATGAAGAAAGTTCCGTCATCCGCCTCTTTTGGACTTCTAAACGAACAAGTATATTTTGGAGTTTGATTTCTATTTAATAAGAAATTCTCAACCTCATCAAAATCCTCATTGTAAACTTTATTAACTTCATAATCATTTGGTCTAATAACCAAAGTATTATAAACAACACTTTCTCCTGAGAATGGATTTCCTTTAACGGTTACAGTTAAAATACCGCTAGTTAAAGAGTTGGTAGGTACAATACTTGATAGTTCATAACCTTCTCCTTCGTAATATAATGAAAATTTGGAAAATTCCACTGTTAAATTTCTTAAACTAGAAACTTCAATATCTTTGAGTGAAAGGTTTCTTGTCGAATTTACTGTAAAATCAACATCAAATGGATTTCTTAATCTTGCTATATCTAAATTAAATGTTGTTATTTCCTGAACTATATCATACACAATATTTGTAGCCGTCGCCCCTGTTTTATAATTTAAACCCATTTTGTGGGATTCAATTGCTGCAGGGAAATAACTAATAATTTTTGTAACGGATGTAGAAATTCTTTTCGACATTGACCCGTATTGAACAAAATTATTTATCTGAGTTAAATCAAAATTTGGATATACTTTAAAATTATTCTCAAAAATTAATTTGGACTGTTCTACGGTTACGATACCCAAATTTTCTAAATTGATTGGGTCTGAAAAAACACCTGTGTAAAATGTTCTATCTACTTTTTCTGTAACAGCATTTGTAAATTGAAAGTTACCTTGCGTAAGACCTCCTCCTTGGACTAATTGAAATCCAACTAAATCATCTGAGAATGTCCCACTGCCCGATGCCGGTGTCGGCGGACAGATAAATTTTTTTATCGCCATTAAGAAATTATATTTGTAAAGTTCTTACTGAAGTCGATATTGTTACCTCTATCTTGTCTAACTTCATATAATAAATTATTAAATTGGTCTCTAACTTCGTATAAATTATATTGTCTGTAAATGTTATTTTGAGTGTCGTACATTGTATAAATTCCGTCATCAATTGACTTGGTTTGATTTCCAAATAGTGCAATTGCTATAGTTGAGAAATCATGTTCGGCAATCTCAATATCAAGGGTTATTGGGTTAAAAAATGTATTTGTGATTATTATATCTTGATTTGGTTGTCCTATGTAAGGTATCGCGTTTGGTTTGTTAGATGGTGATGAAGAAGGTGATAATGTACAAAAAATTATATTTGTGTTATTATCGGTATATCGATATCTAATCGCCTTTGCCGATGTATTAGTTAGATTTTGAACAACTGGTTCACAAAAGAATGAAGAAGTTATAATTCTAAAAAAATTAGGTATTTTAGTTCCATCTGAATTTAAATATTCAACTCTAAATCCAACAAGACCCTGATTTATAAATTTGTTCCTATATTGTGATGGGACCGAATTCAAATCAATAACAAGTCCTCTTACGTTTGGTAAAGCGGATAACACACCGCAATCTAAAATTGTTGTTCTTATTTGAGCAGGTCTAACCATTAAAGTATAAATCCCAATACGATTAAACACATCTGCCGGTAGTTTTAAATTATATAAACCACCCAAAATTTCGACATCAGGATTTCCACCAGTATTCGCATTATTAAAATACGGTCTCAGTATGGACGGAGCATCTAATTTAGTTAAAAGAAAGTTACTCGTTTCATCTCTTGACGGTGTATAATTCAAAATTATTTCAACGTCTTCTGGTGAGACATCCGCGGGTCGTATAGTTCCATAAGTACCTGTAGCCATTTTATTAGAAAATTATTAAACTTTATTATAAATACCTTTTTTTGTGTTTTATATTTCTACGATATTAAAGAATCCATACCCATAATTAACTAAGTCACCCATATTGTCAATCTCACCCAATCTTTGGATTCTTTCTAATGCAGAATTTTTACCTCTTTCAATAAAAATGTTACTCTGTACCTCAGGTTCAAATACAACATTTAATAAAACTTCATTCTTAGTTATGGCAGAACAAACCAAATCGGAACACCCTGATGATTGAACTACGAATATTGTAGTACCGTCAGCATAATCATAATAGTCAATGTCATTTACCGTATATGCCGTAAATAATGAATTCGGAGTTGGGGAATAAACTATCCCTTGAGCACCTGACGAACCAGTAACAAAAACATCTGGTTTAAACTTACCCGCTAATCTACTAGGGTTACCTTTTGGTCCGTATTGTGTTAAATCATTCAAAGTTGATTGAGTATATCCTGTAACAACAAAAGGAATTGATGTGAACTCACAACAAGGTACAGTTGTTTCACAAATCGCATCTCCTGAAAAAATATAATTATACTGAATTGGTGTCGCTGACCAACTACCTGCTGCAGGAATAAAATAAGCGGTACCATATGGGTCACTAATAATAATATCAGTAATAGGTATTGTAATATCTTTTTTTATAACATTATAACCCCATGGACTCAAACCTGACATAGATATTGTGTAAGTACCATTTGAAGAGTAATTATGCGTATAATAATTGGGTGATACCGTTGTCACAGTCAGTATAGAACTTCCGTCACCCCAATCAACATAATAATTAGAAAATTCTAAGTATTTTTTAAATTCTTTATCTGAAGTATTAAAAAAATATACAGTGTTAGGGGTAGATGTATCACCTGTAAATAAAAAATTTAACATTGTATCTTTTTGAGTTATAGCACCATCAAAAACAGAATAGTATCCGACATCAACGGTATTTTCACTTAAAAAAATAGGTATAGTTAAATCAGTCAATAATGAATCTCCGTTTGTCCCTCCTGACAAAATTTCGGTCATAGATGAATAAACAAATGCAGTTCCAGTAGTGACACCGGTAGTTTCAATATTTATATTACAACAAGGGTCAAATGGTATAATATTAGAATATCCATCCTCAACATATGGTATCCCAAAAATATCATTAGTAATAACTTCAGGAGAAATTCTTATGTAATAAGTTCTATCTTGCATTATACTTTTGGGGGATTTACATATTCATACCACATGAATGGAGTTCCATTAGCAATTCTGGAATTACTTATTAAATCGTAAAGTTTATAAGTAAAATTTGTATAATCTAATACAACCTTTCTATAAAAATACAACTCTTGGTCAAACAAAAACTTCATTCCTGTTAATTGAGATTGAGGTATTGTCATCATTCTGACAAATACTCCATTTTTAGCATCAAAAAATTTTATACTCATATAAAACTCAGTCAAGTTTAGAATATTTTTATCTCTTAACCAATAGATAAAAAATCCTTCCTTATCGAAAACATAATCTAACACAAAATTTGGAGTGATTACGTCAGCGGTTGTTCCTAAAATAGAATTTAAAATAACTGTTTCCCTTTTTACAGAATTTGTAGGTAAAATGATAGTAAAATAATTTTTTTGTGTTAAGTTATCCGTACTGTCATAAAAATCAACCTTAAAAAATGATTTTACCACAGGTCTAGTTTGATAATATAATTCTTCGATTGAGAATCCTGCCTGTTGATAACTCATTACCCAATCGGTGTCCACCGAGGTTGGTATGTCAACCGAAGTTCCATTAAAAAAATAGAATTGATACTCTATTGAGCTTTGATTCTCAGTACCATAATAATCGTGAGCAAATCTTGATATTTCATAATCTTTAGGTAGTCCGATGATTTCTTCAATAACCTCATCTTCGTAAATTTCAATACTATCGGTATGACCATTAAAATCCCATTTAATTTCAATTGGTATATCAATTGATTGGTTATTATCGGATAATATGAATCTATAACTATTATTCACAGGGGTCAGTTATTGGGTCAGCTACGTTATTTAATAGTAAATAGTTAGTACCTTCAGGTATCAATCTAAAAATTATATTTTTAAATGGGTGGTGTTTTCCATTTAAAAATGGTTGGTCTACTCCAATTCCATCTGAATCTATATAACCATATGTATATATGTCTCTCCAAATGAATAAATTTCTATTTTCGGAAAAATATGCCCAGTTAGGAATTCCCTCCACATTAGTTGACTCACTTTCTTCAATATAGTCTGAAAAAGCTCGTATTGTGATTGGATGAAGTGGTCTATAATAATACCCAGGGTAATAATAATTTTCGTCGTCAACAAAAACTGAAACTGAAAAATTATTTTGATTAAATGTTAATTTATGATATATGTCAGAGATAACTCTTTCACTTTGTTCGTAGTCATTCCATTCACATAAATCTCCGTCAATAGTATCTCCAGATTGTAATACATTTACATAAAAAAATTGATAGGGTATACCGACTGGATTTGTTCCATATGGCGCCAAATTAAAATATTGACTACTACTCAAATTTGAGTCAGAATTTGGTGAGGACCACCAACTTGTTGGTAATTTTGTAATAGGGTCTAAGGGTAGATTAAACTCATAACCTAGTTTCAAATCATTCATCCATCCAAAATAACCTCTCCAAATAACTGTGTAAAATAATTCGGTAACGGGTCTTTTTTGATTGTCTATTAAATTCAATAAATCCAAATCCTCATTAAAACTAAGTGTGTATGATTGAGAACCTTCTTTTATTGAAAACCTTCGTATAGCATTTGGAGTAAGGGACGACCTTTCTAATTTTCTATTATCCTTAAATATGTTTTGTTCGAAGGCCGCTTTAGACATAATAGCATTTTGGGGGTTAGTCAAAATTTTGTTTCTTCTCACATAATATTTAGAGGTTGTTTCAGTTAAATTTGTATCGATAACAACTCTTTTTGCCGTCCCGATAGTACCATCAATAAAAGTAGTTCCTAAAAAACCAGGATTCAAAAGATTAAAAATATATAAATCACTTTCGAATGTTCCGTCACCTAAAGAATAAACTTGGAACGTATCGGTGGGTCCAGTACTAGTTCCATAACTAAAATCTAATTTTACAAACTCTCCGACCCTAATACCATGTTTTAAAGGAGAAACAAAAGATACAATATCTTTACCTCCATCATCTGAAAGTCTAACAACAAAAGGTATCCCATCTTGAGCGGTCCAATTTAAAGTGTATTTTATTCCTCTATCTAATAAAACCGCACTTAAAGGTTTATTATAATCATTCTCAAATGCATAACTCATATAAAAACTCCAATTGTAAGAACTAGCACTTTGAGGTTCAAATTTTAAGTGGTAATTTGGGGGACTTGATGAGTCTGGTTGAGTATATCCTGTTGCTCCGTAATCTGTCCTTATGAAATCAAATTCAGTGTACTGCGGAAATCCCGCCCATTCCGCGTTACCAATAGTACACTCTATTGCTGCGTCATTTTCGGCATTTACATAATATAAGTTATTTCTAAATGGTTCATATGTTGAAGTACCAGTATATGAGTTTTTGAAAACAAATAAAAATTTTGAGCTCGGTCTAAATTTTGTAGATTTCTGTCTTTCGTCATCAAATAATTGTTGTAAATCTAAATCAATATTTTTATCGTATTCCGTAATTAATTTTGATGTCTGAATAAATGGCACTTTAATTGCCATATCAACATTAGACGCTGATTTGTATCTTAGTGAACCTAAAATTATTCTTATTTCGTTATTATTTCCCATTAAATTTCAAATACATCACTTCTTATCCATTTAGTTAAAAACCTATCAAAAGCACTTTTACCTCTATTTAATCCAAAATAAAAATAATAAGGTCCAGATGGTGTCATAATTCTACCAGTATATACCTCATTAGTTGGTTTAAAATCAACTTTAAATTCAACTTGGTAAATTGGTAGTCCCGCCCCCGTTGGTGGGTTTGCGTCAATTTGTCCCGCAGTTACATTATATAAAAACCCTCCGTGGAATGAATAAATTGAGCCGTCCGCGGGTTGCATGAAACCTGAATTTAATCTATCCATCCCTTGATAATATGATGTGAAAAAAGTATCGGGACCGTCAATAATTTGGGGGGTCCACCAATCATTCCTTTGGTCACCAAAAATACTGTCAGGGTTAGGAGTTTCGTCTCTACCTCTATTTTCTATAGTATACCACTGATAAAAAGGTACTGTTTGTGTAAAAATTGGGTAATCCTCAAAAACACATGGATTGGCCGTTAATCCATCAGGGGTTGTCAAGAGTCTGTGTGGTGACAACCAATCTCTTAGTTCAAAATTCTGTTTATAAAAAACTCCAAAAACATTATACTTAGAACTACTTGGATTTGTATAAACATATCCTTGTGGTGCCGCTGGTACCTCTGTAGGTTCAGGTGTTAAATATTCATCAGTATCGTATGGAAAAACACCTATTTGTGAATTTATTGCGACCATTTGAGCGTAGTCTCCGTCTACCTTATTATAACCTCTTGAGAACAGTCTTCTCACAATATCGGTCGCTGGCCCACCTAAAGAAGATATAATTTCACCAATCAAAGACTGCGATAATAATCGAGACATTATAAATTGATTCAAAAGGTCAGAGGTGTCTTGGTAAGAGGTTGTTGATAATCTATCCATGACATATCCTAAATAACTGTCGTCTAAAACTAATTCTGTAGTATATAATGTTCTTGGTCCTAAATCCATTACTGTCGTCGGAAATAATAAATTCTTATAATTAGGTTTGTTTTTAAATGTACCACTTCCGGGACCACCTTCGCCATTATTAATAGGACTATCTTTACCTATAAACCCGGTACTAAGTGGTGGTACATTGTACCTATACGGAGCCGACCTATAATAAACATTGTTGGTTATATGGTCTACAAATGCAACATCAGGACAAATACAAGGATATGGTGAATTAGAAGGCGGTGATGTATATTGTATTCTATTACCGAAAGGGAACATAAATAAAGTACCATTAACCCAATAATTAGTAAAAATAAGACCAAAAATATTTCTACAAGCGGCAAATCCTAGTCTAACTCTAGCCGCCCATTCAAAAATTAATTTTGAATCCAATGGAATACTTAACATTGGTGTTGTAACCAACACGTAACATCCATTTACTACAATTTTTTGTTTTCCGGGTTGGTCATTATTATAATAACAATCGTCTCCAGCCGGAGCGACTGTTACCATACCAGTATTTTCATCATACTGATAACATTCTAATGGTATTATACCATCACAGCTAAAAGTATCTCCAGCACCTGATAAAGTAGGATTACCACTAACATCCACTTCACTTGGACCCCCTTCTCCACTTCCAATACCTGAAGACTGCACATATCCATCATCATTAACTTCAAATAATGTGAAATTTTGATTGGCGTGTAATGCGTAAGAAAAACTACCATTTATTTGTTCAGAACTGCTTGTTGGTAACCTATCACTCCTCATGACAATTCTTTGTGAATTGTTCATGTTTATGTTAATTGAATACGTAGGAACTGATGAATTGTATGAACGATAAGAATAAGAAAGATACCCTGACGTAACATTTCCGGCCAGACATATGGTATTATTTCCAACATGCGCAGGTTGATATTCACTAGCATCTAAATACATAACCCCCGCACCTTCAACAACTTCATCTTTAAAATAACCTCTGTTTCTAGTATTAGTAGGTTGATTAAAACTATCAAAATCATTTGGGTCATTATCACCGTCGGGATATGCTGACTTACATCCAAGTAAAAAAGAACCTTCAACTTCAGGGTTGTAGAAATATCCTCCTGTCCATCTTTCCCAAAATTGTCTTGTAAACCAGTTATTATCACTCACTCTTAACCCACTTATAAACGCACCTGCCGCAACTGTACCAATTCCAGTGGTATCTCCAATATCTCCACGAATGTAATAAGAAGTTGCCGTAGTGGTATATTGTTGGTACATGGTACTATCAACAGAAAAACTATATGATGGATAAAAAAGATGTATCCCTGAGTATGTGTCAATCGATGTGTTGTTTGTTATAGATGAAGTACCGTGTCTAACATTTCTTATATTCCCTTGAATTGGAATGTTCAATTTGAACTGTCCTTCAATAGTTAATCCAGGTGTTAGCCAACTAGTGTGACCGAATAATAAACTTAAATCATATGAACATGTTTGTCTACTACTATAAGGGTCAACTCCTCTAACTAAAAACACTATACCAATTTCTTGAGCATCTTTCTGACAATCCCATCTAGTCGGATTACCCGAAGCTTCTCCCATTGGAATTGGTCCAGTTGTGTCGGGGTCATAATATAATTGTGTACTATTATTAATATCACCAAGAGGTGCAGGAGCATCATCCCACAAATCATGAACAATGTCCATATAACTACCTAATACTCTACCTCTAATTGTTTCCGAGGTACTACCAGGATTTGATAAAGGAAGATAATCAGCAACCGTTAATCCTGTTATAACTTGAAAGTACTCAATATCACTTGGAAATTTGTAGAAATTTTCGTTGGTTCCGAGGTCACCTGTTGATGCGGTTATTGTATAATTGATGGGTCCTGTGTTTCCAGCACCACTTGCATTAGCGTAGTAAACATCAATATCTCGTTCAAAATGTGTTATATTACCATTCGAATCTAATACAGGAGTACCTAAAGTAGTTCCTGTTGTTGCAAAATTACCAAACTGAGTTTCTTCGGTCAAACTTGGGTTTGTTAAATTTAGGTCTTGTGAAAAATCTTTTTCTACCGGTGAGAAAATCTTTCCTGATTCAAAATTACCAAGTTGACTTGGTTTTACAAATAATATTAAAACATTATCTTCGTGAAATCCAGTATTGGAGGCATTATCAGACGCGAATTTTACTCTGATTCTATTCCTTCCACCTCCAGGGTTTGTTACAGTTGGGATAAAGTATTTTGCCTTAGTATTAAGTAGATTTATCCGTTCAAAAAATGGAATGCTAGTTGTAAACATTTTCCAAGCATCGACATTTCCTCTACCTCCAGCATCAGTTTCAATATCATCTACTATTATATCTTGTTGTATTGGTGCGTGTACTTTAACACCACTTAAAGCCGGACCTCCTGTTTGTAATGCACCAATATTATTAGATATATCTTCACCTGCTATTGGTGTTGTTTCTATTTCAGGAAGCCCACTCCCGCTAGTGTCGTACCAAAGTTGTGGGACTCTACTACATTCCCATTTACTTGGAGAATGAAAATCTTGTAATAGACTAGTCCCTCCTGCCGCTTGTAAAGCCTCATTTAAACCAGGATACCCCAAATCTCCTAAATCTGCGGGTACTTTCTCAGCGGTCAAAGGAGCACACTCACAAAAATTACAATCAGGGTAAACAAAAACAGGTAATTGTAAACCTGAGGTCCCACACTCCTCTTTCATTTTGTCATATGCATCTTCAATCGGATTACATAAAAACTCAAAAGGTATTGCTGCCAATCGAAATGGAAGACCCAATAAGGGTATGTCACCCAAAAGGTTTAAAAAATCAGCAATTCCACAAATAACAACCTTTAGTGCCCCTAATATAAAGGCTAATATACAAAATATAAGAGTAACAAAGTGTGAAAGTAACATTAATACAAACATCACTGGTACCATAAGAGTCATTAAAATAGAAAACAACAAATATATAATGTCATTATTTTTTTGTCCATCATTAGCCGGAAATGTATTTGTTGTTGATTCACATTCACTGTTCAAAATGTCTTTAATTGCCAAATACCTATAGTCATTATTTGAGGAGGCTCTGAACTCAGTTATTAAACTTGATACGGTATAAACTTTACTGTGTCTAAATTCAAAAAATCTGTCCTGACATGTTATTGCCTCTAAAATCATCTGGTTTTTGTCGGGACCCGCTCCGTATTCTTCCCAATCAACACTAAACGCATAAGAAGCCGCCGCCATCTTATAAGTTTCTTGATTAAGAAAAGAATCTTCAGGCGCTCGACAAACTCCAAAAATATCCCCAAGTATTTCAATAACACCTGTTGTGTTACCTGTATCTTCATAATTTACAAGTAATGGGTCCTGATAAGAGGTACCAGTCCATCCCCACTCTTTAATATTAGGAACTAAATAGGAGGCTCTTAGTATTTTACCAGTTATTGTTGGAGGTTGTTGCCAGCTTATTTTAAATCTATATCTAGCCCTTGTTGGTATCCCTATAGATTTGTTTGTCGATATTAGTCTTTCCCCTGATTCACTTGTGTATATATAATCCAAGTTCATAGGTAAATCTATCAACCATGTTCCTTCCTCATCTATACAATTACCCCCATTTTCTAAGTCGAATTCCTCCAATAAAGGTCTTCCAAGGTTGTCCAATTCAATTGTTTGTCTAATCGATATAATTCTACCAGGACCAGTAACCATACTACACAAATTACCTATTTTTTTGTTAGCCTTGCAATTTCTCTTAATAATATTTTCATCAGTATTCGATAAAATTGACCCCATAAAAATTGCAGCAGGTTCTATTTTAATACCGAACTCCTGTGAAAGGTCAAAATCAATTCTAGTTATACCCAAATAACATATTTCAGGTTGACCCCATAATGGTACAACCTCGATTGTTCTATTTGCTTGTTTTATTTGAGGAAGTTCTCCAAGGTTAGTCGAAGACTTAAATTTAGTACCGTTTAATTGCCCTTCAGTCGCAAGGTTCAGTCTAACCAAGTCTTGAGGAGACAAAGAAAATTCTCCAATATCCGACAAATCAACATCCATATGAACTGTTTGAGACCCTATAGGAACACCAAAAATCATAAAGTCACCACTATCATTTGTTTTTGCAGTGAATTTATAATATTTGTCAAAAACCTCAATTAATGATTGATTTATTAAAACATCCTCTCTCGATGGAAATGTTCCTGTTGGCGTATGCCCCCCATGAGATACTTCATAAGGTAGTAAATTATACCTATATCCATCTTCATTTAAATCATTTAAAGTTTTGTATGGATACAATTCAGATATAGTTGGATTGGATTCATCCTCTAATGATAAAGGAATGAATATAGAAACTTTAGCATTCGGTATTCCAAATCCGTTATTTGCACTAACTCTACCTACAACAACACCATAATCAGAACATTGTCTATTATAAATCTGACTTTGTAATATTTTAAGAGATAAAATCTCTAATGACTCAAAGTCTTGTTCTAATAATACATTAACCGCTTTATCAACTCCAACTTGAGTTCTTATTCTGTATGAATTCGACATGAAAAACCTTTTTTATAAATAGTTTATTTGCTATTTTCAAAAAAAGATAGACCATTATTTAGATAAATAAATTATCAAGAAAAATTAACCGTAGAAAGGTTCTTAACTCTGATATTAATATCTTTACCGGGGAATCTAATTTGGTAAATTTGATTTGGTTCCGCAAATATTGTGTCATCCACCAATTCAATCTGTTTTGTGTCCGAATCTAAGTATCTCTGAGACGTTTGTGACGATGAATATTGACCTCCAATTCTATTAAATACCAAAATATCAGATATCGACAATACCCCATTTTCACTTTGGATTAGTCTACGTATTTCTGATACATTAACATTTTGTCCCATCTGCATATTAGCAGGGTCAAAATAATCTGAAACTAAATTTATAATAGAAGAAATTACAACTCCTTGGTTTTGAGTTGAATCTAACACAACATCTATAGTTAACGATAAATCAATCACATTTGCCGTCTCAACTGAAATATAATCATTAATCATTCTGTAGTTTGACAAATAATTAGCAACATTACTTTTCAAAGTGTTTGATATTATCTCAGTTAATTTACCCGAATCATCATAAGATAACATTTTAATTTTTATCTTATTATTTTCTTCAGTTATTGACACTTTTGCCGGTGCTCCATATTGTGACGGCATGGTTCTTATTATAGACTCATAGTCATTAACTGTAACAGCCCTGTTTTGTGCCGCAAAATTAAATGAAACATAATTTCTTACCTCTTCAGTGGTCGGAGCCGGCGCTCCTCCTATTGCCGCAGTAACATTTATACATCTTAATGAATTTACAACATTATTATTTACAGATTCTGAAGGACCATTAACAAAGAATGAAACCGTACCTATTTGTGTTATAACATTCACCCCTAAATTACTTGTAGACCCACCTCCAATTCTATATTGAACAAACATAGTCGTATTAGCCTTTAAGGTACTACCTAATGCAAAATTATTCGAGTATTTGTATAGGTCTAATTTGTAACCATTTCGAGCGAATTCTCTTAATTGTTCGTCCGCAGATTGACTACCTCCACCGAAAGTCATTTTTAAAAACCCTTCAGGTGTATATTCAGTTATAAATTTGTTATTAGTTACCACATATTTCCCAACCTTGATACCTGGTCTGTCCGAAGTTTTAGTTGGGTCTTCTACAAAAACTCTATCCTCAATTAAGGCCTTAACCTCATACCATCTGATGTCATTGTTTAAAAATTCTTGAGCCGAAGGTATGTTAGCATATTGAGTTCCATCTTTAAGTATAACACTAGTAACCCCTAGTACATTTTTTTCAGGTAAAAACAATTCAAAAAATGGTTTAACATCATTTGGTGTTACAACTTTTTTAAACACTTTAGTAACTCCATTAACAACCGTTTCTCTTTTTACTATTGTATAATTAATTAACTTGTTATTTGAATCAAATACAGGAATCTTTAATCTATTAGGAAACCCATCACCACTAATTGGTGATGAAAAGTCAATATCGTATACGGTTTCAAAAACTTGTCCTCCTCCGTTAACTTGAGCTCCTCTTCTTAAAATACCACAATATCTCAAATCTTCCTTATCTCCAAAAGCCGGTACTGTAATCGAAAAGTCAACTAATGCAACAGATGGTCTCTGACCTGGAATTTTTAATCCATAAGTTCGGGCGATATTGTAAATTGATGACCTTTGTTGAGCGTATTGAAGTACTGTTTCTTGTATACTTCTGTCAATATTGAACTGTAGGTTGTCTGAAACCGCCGCGTTTAAATCTAATAAAGCAGAAAAAACCGAAGCATCATTAAAGTTACTTACTAAATCAGGATAATATGTTTGTGTGAAATTTATTAACTCAGTCCTAATCGACTGAAAATCTCTTGTAGTATACGATATTTTTTTATTCGCCATAACTTTTAAATATTAATAATAACGAAATCGCTAGAATTAAAAACATCGTTATTAATTTTATAATCAATTTTTATTTTAGCAGTATGTTCCAAAGTACCAATTCCAGGGACTCTGAAAACTCTTTCATCATTGTCGTTAACATATGAACCTTTATCCTCGTCATCACTTGAAGCTGGTTTTATATCTATTTTAGTTATTGTAATACCGGGTATATATTCTGACACAGTATCCCTAATCTCAGCTTCGATATCGGAAAAAGTAGGACCATCTAATGGTTCGAATAAATATTCATACAATCTTGTTCCAAAATCAGGTAAAAAGTATCTAGTTCCTTTTCTTGTTAATAATAAATGAACCAAATCAGTTCTTATCTCTTCATCATTGGTTGATGATAAATCAAAATAAGTTCCGTTGAAAGAATCTCTGAATGGAAAATTTATACCGTATGTCATTGTGTGTATATTTTATAATAAATATTATTCGGTCGATTTTATATTATAATAATAACAATCCCCATCTTCTGCAACCCATCTATCGGATAAAGTTTCGACTGAAGGTAAATCAGTGTCAACTTTAATCTCTTTTGGTTCTATTGGGAATTTGTTTGTAACCCAATTTGAATCCTTCCAATAAATTCTATTATTGGGTTGGCACAAAAGATAACCGTCATCACCAATTAAAATGTGCCCGCACTTATAATCTGAAGGTTCATCAGAATATGGATTTCTGTACCAATCAACCGTCATAAGATATGTTGCCCAAATTTTTGACCCATCTCTTAAAACAACCTGACACCTTTTTTCATATAAATAATCATAAGTTGTTACAGTTACGTTTTCAGAAAAACAATCCCATAATTGTTTAAAGTGAAACGGTATGTCGTTAGTCGGTTCTTTCATGAATATTTCAGAAATTGGAACTCTTGACCTCATCATTCCATAATCCGTCATTACATGGAATGTTAATATTTTTCCAGCAACTGATTGAATGGCAAAAGCATAAGCCTTGTGGAATTTATTATCATCGTTAGGATTTTTTGTAAAATGTGATACCCTAACTAAACATTTAAATAATTCGATATTTTCATTATATACCGCCATATTAATAAATATCTTAAATAAAAAATCCCGATTACTCGGGATTTATTTTATGATGAACAACCAAAACATTCAAACTCAGAATTAGCTGGTTTTGGTGGTAAATTCATGTTACTATAATCAACTTTTGGTGGTTCAGGTGTAACATTTGGTTTTGACATTTTTGATATGTCAACCGCCAAGTGTTTTGCCCCTGTTGAAATTGCCTTTGTTCTAACATAATAACAAAGTGTTTTTAGCCCCTTTTCCCAACCATAGAAGTGTGATGATGAAATCTTAGATAGAGTTGGGTTACCCATATAGATATTCATCGACTGTGATTGGTCAATAAACGGAGCTCTGTCGGCCGCCATTTCAATCAATTCCTTCTGTGAGATTTCCCAAATTGTTTTATACTTTGGAATAAGGTGCTCAATTCTTTTAACTTTCTTATTGTACTGTTTGTCCTCAGGGTCAAGGTAGTTATTGAAATTAATCCCCTGAACTGAACCTTCATTAAGAATAATTTCATTCTTCAGGTCTTCTCCCCAAATACCGAGCTTCTCAAAATCATTAATCAAGTATTTGTTAACAATCATAATTTCACCACCAACAACACGTCTGTTAAAGATTGCCGAGTGAGCGGGTTCTGTCATCTCATATGAGCCTGTAATTTTAGCAGATGACGCAACAGGCATTTGAGCGGTGAATAAAGAATTGCAAACACCATAATCTTTAACTTCTTCTTTAAGTAATTTCCAATCCCATCTTCCTGATAAATCACCTTCATTGAGTCCCCACATATCAAATTGGAACACTCCTTCTGACATCGGTGAGCCGTTAAAGAAATCATATGGTTTATATTCTTCTGACTTACATAAACGACAACTTTCAGTAATTGCCGCAAAATAAATTGTTTCAAATATTTCTTTATTTAGTTTCTTCGCTTCATCAGATGTAAAGATATAATCCATCAAATAGAATACATCAGCAAGACCCTGTGTTCCAATGGCAATTGCTCTTTGTTCACGACCACCCTTGTTTCCCTTTTCAGTTGAGTAGTTGTTAATATCCACAACTTTGTTAAGAGCCCTTACAACTTTACGAGTTTCCTCGTACAACAACTGATGGTCAAATGTTCCTTCTTTAATGAAGTTCTTTAATACCATTGATGATAGTGTACAAATCGCAGTTGTGTTTTCATCTGTGTATTGATAAATTTCATTACAAAGATTTGACTGTTTGATTACACCGATGTTTTGGTGGTTTGTCTTTTTGTTTGCGTTATCCTTTGAGCAGAGATATGGTACACCAGTTTCAATCTGTGACTCAATAATCTTTGACCAAATTTCTTGGGCTTTAACTTTTTTACCAAGACCTAATTCAACTGCTTTGTTATAGTTTTCTTCATATTCATCACCATAACATTCTTGGAGGGGTTTAACACCCGCTTTCTTAATATCGTTAGGACAGAACAAATACCAATCACCATTGTTCTTAACAGCTTTCATAAAGTTATCAGGAATCCAAAGTGCGGTAAACAAATCACGTGCTCTCAATTCTTCAGCTCCCGTATTCTTTTTAATATCTAAAAGGTCAAAAATATCTTTATGCCAAGGTTCCAAATAAATTGCTGCGGAACCAGGTCTACGTCCTTGTTGGTTAAAGAAACGAAGTGATTCATTAACAATTTTTAAATACTTTAAAAGTCCTCCCGCAAATCCACCTGATGATGAAATTCTACTTTCTTTGCTTCGGATATTTGACATAGATAAACCAATACCCGCAGCGTCTGATGAATATGTTGAAATATCTTTCATCGTGTTCAAAAGACCTTCTCTAGAGTCCGCATCATTATAGTGAAGAACACAAGAGGCGAGTTGTGGAATTTTTGTACCGGCATTAATCATAATTGGTGTTGCCGGTGAAATAAGCTGACTTGATAGTGACTTATAGTATTCGACCGCTTGTTCAAATGATTTAGTTACCCATATTGCAACACGCATATACATATGTTGTGGACGCTCGATTGTCTTACCACTTGGTAGTTTCAAAAGATACATCTCTTGTAATGACCTCCAAGCAAAGTAATCAAAATTATAGTCATTGTCGTGATTGATAACCTCATCAATATTTGACGGACCGTAACTGCTAATCATATTGATAAACTCATCATTAACAATTCTTTCTTTGTAAAGTTCCATCATAGTGTTTGAGAAACTTGGGTTTGTTTCTTTGTGATAAGATGAAATTGCAACAGACGATGCGAGTCTAGAATAATCGTGGTGACTACCAGTATAAGCGGCGGCTATTTCATAAATTAATTTATCCAAATCTTTGGTCATAATCTCACCTTCGGTTGGTACCGAAGTGATTACTTTAATAAAGATTTCGTCCGAATTTACGTTCAAACCTTTTGCCGCTCTTTTAATTCGGTTATATATTTTCTGTGGGTTAAAGGACGAGTCCTCCCCACTTCTTTTTTTAATTTTTAAAGACATCATAGTTTTAAAAGATAATCAATTAAAAGTCGTCCGTAAAGGACAATGTTTCGTTCAACTTTGCTTTTTGGTACTCAACAGTTCTTGATTCAAAGAAGTTACCTTTTGTTTCAACTGCGATTTGTTCCATAAATTTAAATGGTTGTTCAACATTAAATTGTTTCTTACATCCCATTTTAACAAGTAGACCATCAACAACAAACTCAAGATATTGTTTCATAAGATTTGAGTTCATTCCGATAAGTGAAACTGGAAGTGATTCGGTAATAAATTCTTTTTCAATCTCAAGAGCTGACAACAAAATCTCTTTAATTCTCTTTTCACTTGGTTTGTTTTCACAGTGATTATTCAAGAGGTGAATTGCAAAGTCACAGTGAAGATTTTCATCTTTAAAGATGAGCGAATTTGCATTACATAAACCTTGCATAAGTCCTCTTGATTTCAACCAAAATATTGAACAGAATGAACCTGAAAAGAAAATTCCTTCTACGGCCGCAAAAGCCACAAGTCTTTCTTGGAATGATGCGTTTGTAATCCAATCAAGAGCCCATTTTGCTTTCTTTTGAACCGCTGGAAGTCTGTCAATCGCATGAAAACATTCATCTTTTTCTTTTGGATTTGACACATATGTATCAATCAAGAGTGAGTACATTAGACTGTGAATGTTTTCCATTGCAAGTTGAAATCCGTAAAAGAATTTTGCTTCAGGGTATTGTACTTCTCTATAGAAATTCTCCGCCAAGTTTTCATTTACAATACCATCGGATGCTGCAAAGAATGACAGTACATTTTTAACAAAGTATTGTTCATTTTCTGAAAGGTTTTCCCAATCACGAATATCACCTGATAAATCAACCTCTTCAGCCGTCCAAAACGCGGCTTGGTGCATTTTATAATATTCCCATATATCGTTATGTTCGATAGGAAATATTACAAACCTATTAGGATTCTCTACTAAAATCTTTTCCATATTAATTAATTATTTTGTTGTTCTCTTTGTTTTCTTCTTTCGAGTAAATCTTTTACTCGTTGTCTTTGTTGTTCTTCTTTCTGTTCTTCAAGTCCTAAGAACGTTACCGAACTTTCGGTATCGATTTCTAACATACCGTTATCGAACTTACAATTTTCAAACACAATACCATCGTCACCAATTCTTGATTTGGTTATTGCAATTGTGGCCAGTTTCATCTCTTTTTGTTGTAATGTTTTCGCAACAGATATAATAACGTGACCAACTTGAGCCTTCTTAATTGACCCACCCATTTGGTCTGTTGTTACGACCTCTGATGAAATCGAACTTCTGTTACCCTGTGTTGCCGTCCACCCAACCAGATTCAACTCGTGACACATTGCTTCGAAACCTCTCATAACCGAACCTTCACTCTTCCATTCATCACCCAAATTTTTATCAGGAACGATACAGTCAATATAGTCTAATACAACCATATCTAACTTAACTCCATCAGCAATCATCTTGCGAAGTTGATTTTTGATTTGAAGCATTGTTAAAGTATCTGATGGTAGTTTCTTTAAAATAAGACGGTTTTCCATCTTACTTTGTACCTCTCTAACCTTATCCATCACCTCATCTTTTTTAGTTGATAACTCATCGGGATGGACTTTTGTCCAAAGTGTGATGTGTTTACGTTGAATAATTTTTGGGTTATCCTCGAAGAATATTTGAAGTACATTGTATCCCAAATTAAATGAGTGATTTGCAATTTTGGTTAAGAATGTAGATTTACCTACTCCCGTGGGGGCTAAGATAACTCCTAATTCTCCTTTTGCCAAACCTCCTTTTAACAATCTGTCGATACCTGGTATTCCCATCGGAATTGGGTGACGATAGTCTTCGTTAAGTACATCATCCAAATTAGAGAATACATCGGCCATTCCATCTTCTCGTTCTCCAACTTGTAGAGCTTCTCTAACTAGTTCTTCTAGTTTGTCATAACTTTCAAACTCACCACCATCAATAACTTTTTGAGCTTTAGTAATGGCTTTTTGTAGTTCTTGTTGTTTACAAAACTTGAGAGCCTTTTCTTGAATAAAACCACTGCCTTCAATTGGGGAGTCTTTGATTTTTGTGATAGTGTCCAACACAATTTTAGAGGCCAATTCTTGTTGTAGTTCAGACTTGGTTATTTGCTCTAATGTATCAAAAGTAGGTACGTGTTCGTATTTGGAATAGTACTCCTTAATCATTTGCAAGATGATTTTGAAGTACTTATTTTCAAAATATTGTTGTTCTATAACGTCAATTATGGACCTTCCGAACTCTTTATCAATAATGATTTGATTCAATAATTGTATTTGAAAAGAAGACCCTAAATAATCGAAATTTTTGTTTGACGCCATAGTAAATTTTTGTTCGTTTTTGATAAATATTATCGCTTAGTACTAATTCCCGCGAATTCAAAAGTTAAATTTTTCGCTGAAAAAATGTCAGTAAGTGATGAAAGCAAACTTTTTATATGAGGGCGGATATCTACGGTGTATCTTATTTTAGGAGGGAAAATCTTAGCATCAATCTGACGATGACAAATTGTCATGTCCCCATGTTTAATAAAGATGTTAAAGTGTTCTGGTCCGTCGGTATATGACGTATCCAAAATAGATGGGTTACCCTGAATCTCATAAGAATTTTCAAGCATATAATCCACAGTTTTCATCTTCAAACGATGCATGAGAGTATTTTTAAATTCTAAAATAAACTCATAAAGTTCGGATGAGTATTTTGCTTCGGGATTGTAATCACGAACATTAAAATACCTCTGAACGATGATGTTATCGTTAACCATCATCAAAAACTCAAGTTTTGTTAAATCTTGCTCTTTCATAAAAAATTACTTTTTGGTTTTAAATTGTTTTTTTTCTTTTCTTGTTAATTTCATAAACGGTTTTACAAAGTTTACCCAAGCCTCGTCATGTTTTGGGAGAAATTTGAAGAACCCATCCTCCATCATCATACGGATTAGGTTTCTATACCCTCTCCCCTCGGGGTCTAATGTTTCACTATAATATAATTTGACTATTTCCTTACCTTCCTCTGTGATTAACGGATTAGACAAATCCACGATTTTGTTGTTAATCTCAAAAAATTCATTTCCATAGATACCTGATTTTGTTTTACCTGAAAGTAAGTTTTGTAATATTTTGTTTTTTTTGTCCTCAGTAAGTAATACCTCGGCTCTTGTTAAAATATCGTTAAAAGAAACCTCATGGTCAAGTATCTCAGGAAATAATTTGACTAAAGTTTTTTCACCCAAATAATAGATACCATCAATATTATCAGACTTATCACCTGACAATATTTTATATGTTTTTACATTATAGTGGGGTATCTCAACCTCGTGTAGTTTGATAAAATCACCTTTTTTATAGGTTAATCTTTTACTGGGTGAGTATATAGACACGTTTTGTGATATAAGCTGTGTTAGGTCTTTATCACTCGAGAAAATGGTTATAATCTCATCATTTGCAATCTGACAATAATAAGCAATAAGGTCATCAGCCTCATTGTTGTTAATATCAACCTGACGAACAAACATCTCTTCAAGATATTGTTTTACTCTATGTTTTTGTTGGTAAAACGACTCCTCTTTAAAGTCATAACCAGGTTTTCTGTTCTCCTTGTATTGGGGGTATATTATTTTTCTTGTGAGAGAACTCCCTTCACCATCCCAGAATACGACTACTTTATCAAAGTTTTCTTCTTCAATAAAACGTCGGGTAGTATTTAGAAAATGCCAAATACCCCCAACGTGTTTACCTTCGTGAAAGAAATCTTTCACACCATGAAATCCAATTTTTAATAAATTGTTTCCGTCAATTAATAATGTTTTGGTCACCTTTTATTTAATTAAGGTTCGACTTCTTCTTTCAAATCAAAATCCAAATCAGATACACCCAAAATATCTTTCCAATATTCAGCGTGTTCTTTTTTGTAACTTTCGATAGATGCCTTTTCTTCTGCCGGTTCTTTACCAGCCATAAATCCGTGTGGTGTTACTATAATTTTACCATCCTCATAACCTAATCCATTGATATGATTTTTAAGTACAGATACTTTGGTACGAACTGCAAATTTAACAGTTCTCTTATCTTTTGTGGCGGTAATTTTTGTAGTACCAGCACCTTTTTGATTACCAAACAAAAATACCAAAGATGAGTTTAACCAAATTGCTTCACCACCTTTTGCCTTAATTTTTGGTTGACCAAATGGATTATCAGGAAGTTCAACCCAAGGTTGATTAACAATTACAAGTGTGTTTTCAAACTTTGAATCAGCTTTACGACTACCTGAAATTCTTTGGTTAATACCCATACCAATCTTGTCAGCAAGAACTGAAGCATTGTGTTGTTTACCACCTTTACCTTCAAAAGTCATCTTACAAGGAACTGAACCAACTGAGTCCCAAAGGAAAAGCAAACTATAATCCAATTCACCTTTTTCTTGGGCATCCAACAAGTTGTTGATATACTCGGTAATTTGTTCGATGTAATCAAAATTATTGTTGAATAGATAAAAACCATCCCAATCAATCTCACCTGTTGATTCATCCACAACCTCCTCACATTGGAACCCCATAATACGAGCGTGTTCAAATGACCACTTTTGTTCGGTGATAATGAATACAGGTAGGATTCCTTTTTTCTGAGCATCGACCGCCGCCTTTACAAGTGCAGTGGTTTTACCCGTATCAGAGTGACCCAAGAACATATTGATGTGTCCAATCGCCGGCCCTGGTATTCCAACCGCATCCAAAAATTCTGTACCCAAGTCAAAATATCTTTGAGGTTTATATTTTGCCGAAGTAGAGAACTTAGATTTGATTGAATCTAAACCTAATTCTTTTTTCTTAATTGCCATATTAACTATATTTCTTGAATTGTTGTAAAGCGTCTAGCTTATCTTTTGCACTTGCCAATTGGTCAACAAATTTATCCATCTCTTCCAAATGTTGAGGATGTTCTCCGATACCAACAGGATTATTGAAATAGACCATTAATGTTGCTTCAGCTTCTGAAATTTGGGCGGAGTACTTGTTTGTCAACGCCTCATACAATTTTTGCGTAATTTTTTCTTGAGTTGTCATTTTTTTAAGGTATTAAAAACCACCCCATATTTCAGGGGTAGTTTGTTTAACATTTTTTATTAGAAAGGAAGGTCGTCTGATGGTTCATCGTCTGACTGTGGGTCAACGACTGATTTCTTACCACCCATAGATACCGTTTCCTCAATTTCACTTCCGTAGATATACTTACCAGCGTCAGAATCCCAACGTGGAACTTCGCCACGAGCAATAGCTTCGAGATACTCGGCCGGCTTCTTAGAATATACATCACCCCAAGTCAATTCATCATTAACCCAAGTTTCTTTTGTCTCCTTATCCTCATGTAGAGGAGATGGGTCATCGTGCATAATTGTCTGAATGACAGTATAAGTAGCTCCTTTTGGGGTCTTAGCCTTTGTCAATTCAAGAATGATATCTCTACCATTTTCAGGGTCAGTGATATCTCCTTTTTGACGGAAAATTGGGATGATTTTATCCAAGATACCTTCGTTCTTATAGTTATGCTTGAAACGCCAAAACTTAACTCCGTCTTGTTCGTTGTCACGGTCAATAACCTTAACAATATAGAATTTACGTGGTTTGTACTGTTTTGCAAGTTCCTTATCAGACTCTTTTCCTGTTGACATAAGTTCTTCGTAAACTTCAGACAATGGAGAACGCTCGTTGTCATTTTTACCTGGGTCAAAAAACTTCTGCCATTTTCCATCAACTTGAACTTCGTGGAACCATACCTCTTTGAATGGTGAACTTCCGTCTTTTGTTGGGAGTATTCGTAGTCGTTTTTGACCTTGTTTCTCGTTATCCTTGAGGATAGCCGCGAAATACTTTTTCATTCTTTCATCTTGAGACATTTTTGAGGCGTTAGATGAACCGCCTTGTTTTGAATTTTCGTACTGCGAAAGAATCGCATCTAAAGAATTGTTTGTCGCCATAATAATTAAATTTAAAATTGTTTATTAATAATAAGTGTCAGCCTTTGTTTTGTCAAATTAAAAAGGGGTCAAATGACCCCTTTTATTATCTTACCTCGGTGAAGTCTCCCGATTCCTCATCTCCAAAATCTCTAAAACTTTTTTTGATGTCTATAGGTGAATAACCTTCAACATCATCCTGAGTTAAAACATAATCATTCTTTCCCGTTTTTTCCATATCAATCTCTTTATCTTCAAAAAAATCACTAAGTTTCTGATTAAACGGTCCTGAATCTAAACTACGTAATTCAAGTTTTTCCTCCGGAGTTTTTGTTCTATATTTTTCAACTTTAGCCTCCAAATCATTCAATTTGGTAACTATAGAGTCCATATTAGACAATTTACTTTCCAACTCTTCTAAATGTTTAAATAAGTTATCAAAGTATTCTTCTTGTTTTGTTTCAATATTTTTTTGTGACTTAACTAAGTCAGTTATTTCTAACTCTTCACCTTTAGATTCTTTTCCTTCCTCGTCCCCAATTTTTTCAACATCAGGGTCTGTTGCAACATCAACAGGTTGTGGTACCGCCGCTTCAGGGGCCGGAGCACCAGGAGGTGGTGGGACCGCGCCTGGGTCGGCGGGTGCTGGTGGTGGAACTGCTTCTTCTCCAGGAGGTGGAGGTGGAACGTCTTGTTCAGTTATATATCGATTGATATCGTTATATCTTTTTAATTCGTTTAATATTTTAGTATCTATTCCCATTTTTTAACCGTTTAAAAGTTGTTTAACTCCATGTAAAGTTTCAACCTGAATTTTTTTATTGGTATTCATAGTGTTATCAACTCTCTCAATTAAACCATCTTTAATTCTAAGAGTATAACACTCACCCGTATCTAAATCACAAACTTCTTTATAACCGTTACCGTTATCTCTTTCTGTTATTCGAGTGTTCTTACCCAAATAACTATCTAATATCTCTTTAGTACCCATAAGTTTTTATTTATAAATATCTTTTATTTTAGAAATTTCCACTAATATATTGTACAGTTTGACTTCTACTATTATCAAGCGTTACTCCATCGGACAATACAGGGTTCAAAGTTACTCTAAATTTCACAGATTCTACTGGAGTGTCTGAACAATCCGAATCTAATTGAATGTCCTCTAAAGATATTGATAAACTTTGTTTGTCACTAGAAATCAAGTTTGATATATTATATTGATAATCAGTTTGTGAACATTCAGATGGTGAAGTCACTTTATACTCCGCAACTATCATAACCCATTTTTCATTATTTGTGTTATTAACTGTCACAACAAATTTGGGGTCACCTACTGAGGTTCTTGTTATACTTAATAACTGTGTTGGTTCTGTCGAAGTTGCAGATTGTCTATTAACTTGGTCGTATGCAAAAATCGCAGATTGAACTTGACTTTCAATATTTCCTAAATCAACAATATCCATGTCTTCATATATGGTTTCAGGTTTAATATTTTGTTTAGAATTTAAAATAATAAATTTAGTTATTTCTTTATAATTGTCCTCACTAATTGTCGCAACTCTACTTCTCCACCTATTAGATAAAAATGTAACAAACTTATCAGTATTTTGGAAAGATGCATATGGTACATTGTCGGTAGAACAAAAATATTCTTTTAAGAAGTTTGACTCTCCTGATTGTCCCCATGAACTTGTTAAGTCAATCCCCCCAAAATTGAAATTGTTTGACGAAAAACCCGCTGCCGAACCATTTGAATTTAACCAAATAAATGCATAAATTGTATGGGCTAACTTAATGTTTGCACCTCCATTTAAATTTAAAACAGAATTAACAATTTCATACATTTGAGTTAAGTTAAATTCTTTTTTAACAATTTCAGCTTTAGTGTAAGATGCGTAGTCTGAATTAGATACACATTCTTGATTAGCAGATTTTGTACTTGCGGGACTATTATTCAATTCATAATTCAATAATCTTAATTGGTCAATTGAATTAGTTGTTGTATTCGAGGTTGGTCCGGTGGTTAGAGTCGGAGAAGTCACACTATTTGATGTTCCTGCGGCTGCGTTTGTATTTGTTACATTTTGTGTTGATTGCGCAACTTGAGGTGTATTTGAACTTGATTCAACTTTTAACTTATCCTTTATTATTTTTAAAAGATTTGTTCTTATCGTTTGGACAAATTGGTCAACTTTCGGTAAAGACGCGGTTGGTTGTCTAATACCGGTAATTGTGGTGTGAAACATACCAGGGACTATGTTATGTGTTACATCCAAAATCATATATGGTCCGCTGAACATAGGTACATACCTCAAATTAAAATACATACTTGGTTGTATCATTGCGTTACCCATCATCATTATCTTACATTTATAACTTCTGTTTTTATAAATGTTATATAAAGATAAATTCTGCGTTGCACCTCCTCTATTACCTGATTGGTTTGCCATTTGATTAATCACCTCTAATGACTCAGCAGTAGAGGTTCCTGCCTCTTGAGATACGTCAAAACTTTGGAATATTTGTTGATTTTGTGTCCCAATATCAACATTAAATCCTACAACTTTATTCGATTTGTCCCAATCTGTTTTACCAACTTGATTTTCTACTAATGGATTAGAAGTTTTTCTCAAATCAAAAGCGTCATCTTTGAACCTGTAATCAACATTTTTATTTATTGCTAAATGTTCTGATGGTTTTGAGATGAAAAAACAAACCATTTTAGATGATGAATCTCTATAGTCAACATTCAAAAAAGTACCAAACAAAGTATTAGCGAATTCTAAAGTACCTTCGGGTCTAGGTTTTGGATTTTTAACCGCATCTTGTACATTATAGAAATTAACATACGATGGTATATTCATCACCATGAAGTTATTTCTTAATAAGACAGACTGAGCAAAACTTAATACTGACATTTTGGGACTAGCATCCATTATAAAATTTTTCAAATGAAAAATGTCGGCAATAACCGTGTCACCAATATTCCTACTAGCTCTATCTAATAATAGTAAATCTTCAAAAATTGTTTTATTTTTAAAATCACCACCAGAAATCCATTTATCGTTAGTTGCTTTAAATGACTCCCATAGTTCTAATTTTGTCTGAGAACCATCTAAATCTTTTCTAACACCTTTACTGTTTTCAACAGTTATTAAAGGTAATTTAGACCTTAATGTTATCATTAAATTATCTACAATTGTTCCTTGGAATCTGTCAACAGCACTTAGGTAGTTATCCATATTGTTAATGAATGTGACTTTACCCCAATTGTTGGTTGAACTCGGTACTAATGGGAACTGTGGTTCGGGAGGAGTTGTTACTGCGGCAATATATTGTGGGTCTAAAGGTGATTGTGAATAAAAACCGTAAATTTCAGTTATTGCAATTTTTGCTAAATTCAAATTGGTTTCTCCAGATATACCTACTTGTTCTCCAACAAACTTTATTTCCTGTGAAAAATTCCTAAATAATGAAAATTTATTTTCGTTTTGTTTATAGATAGTTACAGTTGACCCATCATTTAAAGTAAAAATTTCTATTATTAATCCCACAAATTGTTGTGTAGGTAAAACAGGCGGTATTGGTAATGGGGAAACCGAAGTTTGTGGTTGAGTTTGTGTTAATTTTTGTGTTGCATAAATTTTAATTATCGGTGCAAAATTTTTGATATTCTGTACATTAAATCCAACATTTAAATCTATGAAGAAATCGGTTATAAATGAACCACTATCTTTATAAGTGAGTTCAGGTATATCTGAAAATCCAACATATATTCTAAGAGTTTTCCATTCTTCAGGGAAATTTGTTTGTGATGTTGTTAATGTAACAGACCCCCCTTGAACTGGTAATGCGTCTGGTGTTGCCTCAGTATATTTTTCCCATGTGTATGGGTCTTCAATAAATTTATTGGAAAAACTGTAGAATAGTTTTTTATCGAATGACGATGGATTTCCATATTTGAATACGTAGTCAAAATTTAAAAATTCTTTAATGTATGAATTAATTGTTTGACATTGAATTTCTTGAGTTCTTGAAACCGCTTCGGTACCTGTTGCTCCTGTGGTACTTTGTTTAGGCACTTTCATCATTTCTCTCATTAAAAATTGGAAATTTTTGAAAGATTTTTCAGTTTTGGTTAAAGTTTCAGATAAATTTTTTAAATCGTAATCATATACTGATTTGGAAAAATTTAAAAACTCTTCTTCAAACTTATTTAAAATTTCTGTATCAAATGCCGAAAATATTTCACTGATTTTTGAGTATCCTACAATAGGGTTGTGTAAACCAAAATTTTCTTGTGACGATACATCGCTTTCGGTAAAAATTATTTTTATATATTCATCATATTCTGGTTTTTTTATTTTTGATAAATCAAAATATCCATAGTGAGGTGCCGCCCAAAAATTTCTAATTGAGCCATCGTACATTGCCTGATTACCCTTAACTTCCAATTTTAATTTGTCAATGTTACCTTCCTTAATAAAACATTCATTAAATGTTTGGTTAAGTAATGAACCTTGGGATGGTATCGGATATGTAAAAGTTTTTATTATATTATCCACATTAACAGACCATGGTATTACTCGTAAATCTCTCATAGGGTTGGCATCGTCAAACCCTTCAGGTTCGTCAATAATGGCTTCTGACACATAATTTAAAGTCACTCCACTATCGAAACCGTTCTGAATATCAGTATCGGTAAAAGTACTATAAATCATATATCCCTGATAAAACACATTGAAATCATTTATTAGTTTTGGATAAAAACCTGTGTTTATCAGAGTGGATGTTTCGGTACCAATGATTGTATCTTTTTCTAAAACTATGTCGATATTTGCCCCATTAATTATTAAACCATAATTTCTAGTTGGTACATTAGTAATAGGGTCAAAATTCTCAACTTGTTTAAAGTTTTGCCAACAATCATCTAATATGTCAATATTGTCTTCAACATATTTTTTGTATCTGTGGTAAATTGAACCAATTTTCAAAATCCACGCATAAGGTACTTTGTGTATCGCTCCGAATTTTTTCAAACTAGCCAAGATATAATCTAAATCTTCAACAGTAATATTTGAATCGGAAGTTTTATAAGTTTTATACTTTTCTCTTAGAGTTGATAGTGGTAAACTATTTAAGAACAAATACGCAGGTACGGTGTAAGGATAGTCATCATAATTTCTAAATTTTTCTACCGCCTGTTGTATTGAGTTCACATAAAACGGTGTATTCAACATGGAAGTTGTTTGATAAAATCCTACTTGTCCTGAATAATTGTAATAAATTAAATCTCCTTCAGTTACTAATTGTTCAGAACGTACTCTTTCGTTATAAAAATCAACTAGATTTGTTGTAGTATCAGCGGTTGGTACTACAGTATTTTCGTATATAAAATTAGTTATTGGTCTTTTTTCTAATGTAGATAAATTATAAGGAAAATTAGTAATAGTCTTATTTGACTTATTATAAGTCAAAATTTTTGTAGTGTTAAACGCCGATTTATTATCCGAAATTGATTGACCATTAGCTAATTTATCTTTACACCAACTTAAATTAGTTAAAGGATAAATGTCTGAATAATCATAACTATTAGAAGAGCTACTACCTGTTATATAATTTAAAAAATCATCCTCTCTATCCAAAGAAAGTAGTGGATTTGATTTAGTTTCTAAAATTTTGTCTAAATTTAAAAATTCAAATTGTGAATTTTGTACCGTATTTCTTATGTAACTTGTATTGAATATACCTCTAATAAAATTTTGCCAGCTTTGTCCTGTACCTCCATTTGATATATGTCTGAGTGTGGTTTCAAAATTAGCAGAATTAATTCCATACTGTTTAAATTTTTCAATTAAAAATGGGTTGTCAGTACCTAAAGCATAAAGCAAATTAGTTTTTTCAGCGTCTGCGATGATACTACTAACCAAATCTTTTTCTTGAATTGATGATTCTGCTCTTGATAACCTTGAATAATAAATTGTATAAAATAGTCTTTCGTATATTTCAAAGAAAAATTTAACTTCTTCTTTATTGCCATAAACAATATTCTCAACAGGAAATTCTATAGCATTAAAACTAAGTCTATTAATATCGGTTTGTTCATTAGATACTGGTTCTGGATTATCTATTTCAGGATTTCTATTTACAAACGCATTAATAAATTCTTCAACAAATTCAACTTCAGGCCATTTTTCATAAGAAGTAGCGTTAGTTAAATTAGAATACTTAGGGTCACCAGGGTACGCAACAATGTATTTTTCTTGCCCATTTTCTCCGGCGGTTTCTACAATATATTGTGGCCATGGATATATCGGTAGGTTAGTATTATCACCACTTGATAAATTATCAGGATTTGCGTTCGAAACTGATGGGTCTAAAATAGCCTTCTTTCTGTCTGTGTCGTCTCTAACTTCCCACGCCTTTGCATGGACATCGTCCATTATTCTTAGAAACGCCTCTCCATTTGCAAAAATAACAGATAGAACATTTCTAATCGTAGGCACAAATCCAATTCCGTTATCTTTTGATTGAATTTTTTCTGTTAAAGCTTTAGTAAGAGCGTCTTGAATTTTTTCTCGATATGATTTAACATCTTTGAACATTCTATTAATTTCACCTAAAAATGTTCTAAACAATGGTACAGGTGACTGTTCTTCATTTAAATCACCAAATTTGTAATACGTATATTCAGGAACAATGCCCCCATCTTTCATTATAATTTTTCCCGAATTAAATGTCATATTTGTGTTTAGTTCGGCTTGTAATTTACTAATTTCATCGTTAGTAAATTTTTTCTTACTCGACCTTTGATTTAATGTTTTTTGTAAATTGACATCTTCGGGTTTATCAATTATTTCTAAAAATATGTCGAAGGTTATATTATTTGGGATAGCACATTTTTCTAAGTTTCCATTTATTTCATATGACCCGTTAGTACCTACTGTTTCATTTTTATTCAAAATTTCATTATACTCAGTAATGTATTTTTTTAACTCCGCTAAGGCCACCTCTCGTTTCGATTGTTCATCGAACTCTTTTTTGAACGAATAAAGTTTTTCCCCACTTAAATTACTAACATAGAAATTTTCGTTATCCATATACTTATCTTTCCACGATTTTTGATAAGTTGCGATATTTCCCTGATATTCTCTTAACTTTTTTTCATATTCTTGTACGTTGTTTAATGGGTCAAGGTTTTGTTGTATATAAGATTCTAAAGTGTTTTTGATAAAATTCTCCAATCTATAATACATTTGGAGAATTGTTATCTCAGGAAAATCATCGGGTATTAGTCCTTTGGTTTTATATTCACTATACATCTCGTGCATTTTCTGTTTACCTAACGAAACCGATACACTAGTTATATTTGCAAATTGTGACGGTCCTCCTTCAACACCTTTTATATCAATATTTTTTTGATACATTTGTGGTGTTGCAATTGCTGCCGCCATAGTTACCTCATTTAACACATTATATTTATAGGTAATCATACTAAGAGTAATATGGAAATTACCCGAAGATGTATTGTACCTACTATTAAAACTTTGTAACATTAATGGTAATCTTACCGCCTTTCCATAATATCCCTTTATAGTCAAATAAAATATTGGGTATGGCATATTAAAAAATGCAGCATATGGTGAATTATTACCCGATTCAAATAACGCTCTACCTTTAACGTCTTCTAACTCAATTGTTATCACAGGAGTAAAAGAGGTGTTTTGTTGTATAGAAATTGATGTTATACCTAACAACCCACTATCTACCGTACCATTATTTCCTCCCGATAAATTGGTTTGTTTTGCATAATACTCTTCATCCTTTGAATTAATCTTGTTTTCCGACTTTAGATTCTCCTGACCTGTTAAATTATCTGTATAATCATTTTCAAGTATTCGTTTACCACCCGGTTTTAAGAAATTAATAGAGGCAATTGATGTATTTCGGATGATATCGTCATTATTAGACCCAACAGCTAATTTTGTTCTTGGAATTGGTTTACATTCCAAATTAGCATACATGACTAAGTCTTCCTGACTTACGTATCTTTCTTTAGCGTTACCATTTTCATCAATAACTTTGTTTGGGTCTATTATGGTAATGTTGTTGTAATCAAATTCTACTAATATGTTCTCTGAATTATCTGCCATAATAAAAGAAATGATTGTCTAACTGATTTTTATAGTCCTGTAATGAAGTTATCAGCGGAAATGGAATAGTCAATACACTGCCGTCAACTATATTCCATTCTTGTCCTCCAAATTTTGGGTTACCCATTAAAATTAACCACCCAAAAAAAGGAGTCCCATAATATTGTTGTGATACCTTATCTAATCTAGATTGACCAACTTTATAAATGTACCTTTTGTCAGTACTTTTAGAAGGCAAATCAACATATGTCACTACCGATGGTGAACCATCAACAAGAAACTCACTATATCTATTATAATATTGTTTTTTTGCCATAACTTATGAATTGAATTTTGCTTTTCCTATATATGTACTATCCTCACCGGTATTTCCTCCACTATATAACTGTGAAATAGCAGTTTTTTGAGTTTCCGCATCAGTTCCAGGTACTGTGGTATAAGTAAATTTACGAGTTTTTCCTTTAGGGTATAGTTTTTCGTCCAAACCTTCAGAAAAATCTTTAAATTCACTACTTTTCTTAAAGTCTTTATATAACTTTTCTTCGGCGGAAATTTCTTTACTGTATTCTTTAGCTAAATCATCAACAATATCCTCGAATTTCTTTTTTAATTTTTGTGGGTCTTTTACATTTTCTAAATCACCTTTTATTACCGCATTTACAAATTCTTGACGTTTTGTTCTATTATCAAAAATTCTACCGACAACTAAAAAGAATGTTTTTTCCGGTGTTGGTGACTCTGCATTACCTATAAAATCTTGATATATCGGGATAAAATCTGCAGTAAAATCACCTATTGGTTCAAATATCTTTTTATCTTGTAAAAATTCATAATACTCTTCTAGCGTTAATTGTAATCTCGCAATATCATTCCACAATTCATCATCTGTTGTTGTTATAGTATCGTCATCAATGGTTGTTGATTCACTCACCTTATCAGTTCCCGAAAGAGTGTAGGGTCTTGGAACTCCCTTATCAATAATTTTACCATCAGTTAAATCTGCAACCAAATTTATTTTTCTTAAATTTTGCACATAATCTTGTTCCAACAAAACTAATTCCTGTATAGTAGTGAATATTCCGTTTGAGAATTCAGAAGAAAGAGAATTAATATAATCGACCATATTGGTAATGACCGCAGATAAATCTTTTGGTTGCCATTCAATAGTGTTTAATTCACTAATAATTGGGTTAGTTTGGTCCTGAATTTCTAATATTACTTTATCAAAAATTTCTTTTATTTTCGCGTCCATTTTATTTGGGGCTCCGTAAATTGGAGCCGAGCCAACTTCATCCAAATCAACATTAAGTAAACCTTCACTATATAATCTATTATTACTTATAATCTGAACAATACCTTGGTTTGTATTCAACATTATTTTTTCTAAAAGATTAGGAACCGCATCAATATATCCTTTTGTTTGGTCAAACAGGGTATCCATTATTTTTTGATATGCTATTTCACCAGTTTGACCACTTTCAACAGGTATATTAGTTATAATTTCACCAATTGTTGTTCCTCCATCATTAGTTCGTTGGTTCTCTACATTAGCAACTGTTGCTGGTTGTTCTGACTGTTCAATTGAGTCTATTAATTTCTTATCAATTACTTTCCATGAATCATCAGTCCATGTTGACCTTTCATCATAAATTTCTGTGTTAGCATAATAATTAAATGACAACGCATTCTGCAATTGGTCAACTGGTTCTTTCAATCCATGTCCTCCAATCATGGAAAAAGACATTTGAACTTTCACCACCATTGGTTGTAATCCAATACCCTCAGGATTCATATCATAAATTAATGGCTCATATGTAAATGCTATATTATCAGGCACTATCTTACAATTATAAAAATCTCCAATTCTTAATATTAAAATGGGGGGAGCTCCAAATGAAGTGTTAATTGCATCATTTGTTTTTGGTTTACCATCCGCTCCTATAGTAGGAACTGTTTCTCCAGGTCTAGTACACTGATTAAGGAAAGTTAATCTAGCATTTAAACCCTCAGGTGTCATTGAGTGGAACGCCGGATTAAAATATTTAATTTTTTCTTTAATCGAATCATATACCATTGGTACGTCTTGTTTTAGTACCTCAAAATAATCACATTCACTTAATAAGTTTCTTAATATTTTTTTACTAATACCTTCTTTTAGTTTCTTCTCAATAGTTATGGTTGGTTGTGGTTTTGGAAACTGAGGGGTTATACCTTGTCCTGATGTTTCGTCAGAAGGGGGATTTTCAATTGTAGTTGTTTGACCTGTAACTTTATTAACAAATGTCGTTTCTTCTTTTGGTATATCGGTATAGTTAATACTAGTAATCCTTACCCTTCTGCAGGCCATAGCACTTACAGAATAAATTAACGAACCTTGATTAGTTTTACCGTTCTTATCTTTAGTTTCTTCGGTACAATTAATTGGGTCTTGAGATATATTACCTTCCCCAACCGGAATTGTTGTGTTTTCACCAGACCCTCCGGCAGAATTTATTTTTAAAGAACCGTCTTCTAAATATTTTTTAAACGAAACATCACCTTCAGAATAATTTTGTAAATATTTTATTACAGAATCAATTCTTCTTTCGGATAATTTTTGATTATATTCAGGCGTTGCCTTAGCCGAAGCCGCACCTTCTAAAGTTATAACAATAGTTCCCTTTTGTTCTGATAATATCTTATATAAATCTTGTACCATACAAGATGAACCACTATTAATTTTTTCAAAATTATTTGTTATAACATTATCAAAGAAATCAAGAACATTACCATTAAAATCATCAGTATTAAATAAATTATTAGCCTGAGCTCCGTAAACTTGTTTATTACTAACATATGAGTTGTAAGCACTCAAATAATCCTCATTCGATGTTGTACCATTATTAGGCCCTGGCACATTATTATCAAAATAAAATGACAAATTAGTATAGGTATCGGCAAATGCTTCTAATTCAGGCTCATTAGACACTTTTTTAGTTTCAGGAACATCTCCCCATAAATCCGACACACAAACTTCAGGGTCTTTTGGTATTGATTCAACAACATAGTTTACCTCTTCTTCGGTTAATTGTGGATTATTCAAAATTTCTTGGTAGGTATATAAATCCTTGGCCGGTATAGTATTAAATTTTTGGGCTAACTCATATATATCGTACTTTACACACCCCGCAAAAAAGGAATCAATAATAGAATCAACTCTTTCTCTTGCAGTACCTTTCAATTGTTTTTCAATAATTAAATTCATAATTGAAGGACTATCAACTATAATAGTCCAACTTAAAGTTCCACTACGACTAGTGTCTTTATATGTATAAATCGGCTCAGGTCTACCTAAAAAAGAAGTCGGACTAAAACTTGGTTTACTTGTATCACTAAATTTTAAATCATATGGAGGAAACCACATTACCCTACCCCCATTTGGACCTTTTTCACATGTTGGAAGTTCGTCATAGGTATATCCGGGTCTACTGGATGTTCTCCACGCTAAATTTTCAATAGAGAACATATATTTTTTAGCATACCCACCTGTTCCGTTATTTCCGTCAGCAATAATATTTGTTGAGCCAGGGTTTTTAGTTGGAGAAATATTCAAATTGAAGGTGTTATCTAATACGGAATATGAAAATCTTCTTCCTGAATTAGTAATACCCTCAGTCTTTTGTAAATCAGAGTAGGTATAGTAAGGAGTATCTTTAGCAAAGACTCTACAATATTCAATACCCGCTTGAGTTCCTGTGGTATTATCAACATAAGATAAAACTTTAGAACCTTTAGTCATTTCTTTATATCCATCATTGAATACTTTAGAAACTTGATTGATTGCATTACCTACGTGTTTTAATCTAGCAATACCTTCTACTAAGTCAGCAGATTCAATTAACCTTTGAGTTTGGTCTAATATTGAGTTATCTTTAAAATCAATATTTGTTGATGAGTCACGAGTATAATTAGAACTAACTAAATTGAATTGTTCGTCCAAACTTCCCGCTCCGCCACCTGGTGTTGGTTTGTATCCCGCATTTCCTTTATATTTTGGCGATGTCCAAACAAATTGACCATCAATTCCTCCTCCATCTGATAAAGATTTTCCAGCTAATCCAAAATTAAGAACTTCTTGATTTCCTTCGTATAATATAGCTAATTCGGATGGACCATAAACAGGTGTTTGGACCTGTTGTCCATATGGATTTATTGGCAACTGATTGGGTGGTGAATTTATTTGTGAAGGTTCTGAAGTATTACTTCCAACATAATAACCACCTATTAACGTTCCATTATTAGGATTAATTGCGGATGCTAGTAGGTTTGTCAACCCTTGAGCTAAAGTACCTAATAATCCTCTATCATATGCGGGTCTATATCTATTATAATCTATATTATTGAATAGTGCCGACCTTTGTCCATTTCCTGTATTTGCTAAAAATATTTCGGATGGATTTCTAGTTATATTTAAAATCGGTCCTAAAAAACCACCTGTTAAATTATTAGTAACATTTAATGCCGTTGATGTTTGACTGGTCTGTAAATTACCGTTGGTGTTTTCATCAAAATAATCACCAGGTATTGGTGACACGGGCCAATAAGCACCAGCTAATCTTGTCGCAAAATCAACCGCCGCTAATATAGGATTTTCAGGTACGGTAATTCTCCAATTTCTGTAAACTAAAGGTTGTTGACCTGTTATTAATAAACTAGCCTCGAATGGGTCCTGTAAACTAGCTAAGTTGACAGCCCCTACCGTGTTTTGATAAATCTCAAAATTAATTCTCTCAATAAAAAGTTCCTTTAATGTTTGAGCACCTAAACGAGCGATAAATGAATCTTGTGATAATGGTCCGTCTGAACCAACCGGATTTGTAGATGTTAATATCTCATACGGACTATAAAATGATGGAACAAATGTTGGTGGGTCCCAATAAGGCGAAAAATATTTATTTAAGTTAGGTAAATCGTCAACCTCATATAAAAATTTGAATCCTCCATCGGGTATAAAGCTGTTTTGATTTGCAGGACCTGTAACTAATTCATTTAACCAATAATTACTCAACCCGACTAAGGGGCTATCAATTAATGGATAGTACGGTTGAGCGGTTGGTTTTACTGGAACAAGAGGTCCATTATAGTTGATGTTGAAATCAAATCCACCCGATGGTCCAAATTCATTAAGAGGATATAATTGATTTGCAAATGGATTTTTTGCAATCAATTTATCAGGTGAATCAATTACTGAAAAATCAGATTGATTATACTCATAAGTTATATCGCCAGACGGTGGAGTATAAACACCTGTAACAGAATAAGGTTGTAAATTTCTTACAATAAGTGATTTACGAAAAGATTCACTAGATGCAAATGATAAAGTGCTCTCTGACATTATAACATTTTATATATAAATACAATAAAAGGTTTTTTTTAATGTGCTGGTTTTAACTTAAGGTCGGGATATTTTTCCTCAACAATTTTAACTATTTCTTGTTTAATTTGTTCGGTTCTTAATGCGTCTGAAACTTCTTGAACTGACATTCCAGGTGGAACATCTAATTTTATATTTACATCCACAGTTGAATTATTGTTAATAGTTTGTGTATTGGTTTGTGGGGTAGTTTTTGTTGACTGTGTTTCATTACCTTGATATTCCGCAATTTTTGCTTTTATGTCAACTCCACTAACTTCTTTTATGTATCCAGAAAGTTCATCAACTAACGTATTTACAACACCGGCAAATATATTATCAGACTCTTCTAATTTTTTTCCTTGTTCGGCCAAATTTTGAGCCAAACTTTTCATTTGTTCACCTAATAAACCTCCGGCATCTTCACCCATTTCCATGAATTTTCCTCCAACATCAACATCTTTACCTGACAAAACATCTTTCATTAAATTCGTCATCTCTTTAGGGTCCGCAATGTTAAACAACTCACGAATACTTTTTGCCGACATAACATCTCTATCGGTTACAACATCTGTCATATTTGTATAACCTTCTTTTATCGCCTCAGTAACTTCCTCACCTATTTTAGATGTCGCCAACGCTCTTGAGGTTCTCCCGGCCATTTTTGCTAAGCTCGCTTCCATACTTTGTTGGAGGTTCAACTGTTCCTTAGCCAAATCTTCCATTGTTTTAGGTTTGGCAGCCTCTAATATTTTGTTAATTTCTTCCTGACTATCTGTTCTAGCAAGTAACTCTTGTAAGTTTTGTTCTGTACCATCAATTGATATTACATATTGACCATCCTTCATTTCGGACAAATTTGCAACCATTTTTTGTTGCTCTTCGGTCATAAACTCAGGAAATCTTATTTTAGACAACTTATTTTCTAATTCTGCGGAACCTAAAGCCATTTTTGTTAACTCTCCATACGCAATTCCAGTGGCTTGTTCTAATTCTCTCATTCTAAGTTTTCCCTCAGGAGCAATCTCAAATTGTCCGGCTTCATTCATAGTTACAAATTGTTGAGTCATTTGTACTAACTGATTTTGAAGTTCTGTTGGGTCATTAATAGATAAATCCATTAATCTTAGTGGGTCCAACAATTCAGACTGAGTAACCCCAAGTCTTTGGAGTGCCGCTGACATTTCAATCGCCTTTTCGGGCTTATATAAATCATTTGAAAAATTAAGAGTAGTTGCCATATCAATTCTTAAACTAGTTGCTTGGGCTGCCATTTTAGCCAATCCGTCAACACCCCCTTGAAAATTGTACTTGTTCATTGATTCCATATTACTCATCGCCTGCTCACTAACCTTCTCAACACTAAGACCTTGTTGTCTAGCGGTGTCAACAATTTTTTGCATTCCGGAGGCAACACCATAAGCGGATGTCCCAATATTTTTAAAACTAGTAAACAGTTTTCCAGCTTCTTGTCCAGTTACTTGTGTTGTTGCAAAAATGTCGTCGTATGATTCTGATGTTAGCATAACCGACCTACCTAAACTATTAGTTAAGTCAGTTTGTATTTTTGCAACATCAACAAATTTACCTCCCAAAGCCTCAACTGAAGTCGCAGCGTCGACCAACGCAATTTTAATACCCGCAATATTTTCTCTACCTTGTCCAAAAGTTTTAGCCACTTTAGTGGCGTCAGCGTCAATTTCTTGAACTGTGTTAACAAGATTTCTTAATCCTGGGTAAAAGTTGCCAAAAAAGGCTTCCATACTTTTACTACCCAATTTACTTACGTAATCATAAAAATCACTCGCTGCCTCCTGATTTGAGCCTCCTGGTGTTGGTTGATACATCATTATTATCCTTTTAAAATAAATACTTTGTTTTAGGTTTTAGGAGTATTCATCTCAATAACCTTATCTATCAGATATTTTCTGAAATAAGTCGGCATTGATGTAAAATCAAAGTAAGATGTACTAAGATTCTTAGATAATATAATGTATTCGTTCGCTAAAGAAATTTTATGTTTAGAAGAAAGGCCGAAAAAATTCTACCCCAAAGACGATGTCAACATCTATCTTATCTCCTGATGGGGTAATTACTGTTTTATTTAAATCTAACGACGGAATATTTTCTTTTATAAAGTTTTTAATGTATTTGGAGTCACCTATTGGTAATTTATCTATAAAAAGAGAAATTTGACTTGTATCTGAGTTACCGTCAACTTCCATAATTTGTCTTTGTAATCTCATAGTCACTCTAGGTGCAACCCTTCCTTTGGGGTAATTTTCTAATAATTTATCTATTTCAAACAATTCACCAAAAGATAAGGGTCTTAGTTTTACAGAACTGCCGCTAACCGGTAATTTCGTGGTAAAAGTACCATCTTCACTTGGTAAAATTTTCCCCTTTTTGATGTTAATTTCGTCCAATATTAGTGTTTCCTCAAACTCTTTTTTACTTTTTGGGTCTTCTAATTTGACTATATACTCAGGACCAAACGAGGTATTTCTCAAGAATAAAAGTATTGCCTGAATATCTTCTTCTAAGAGTTCCTCAGGTCTTAAGTCGTGCTCGTAAATTTTGTTCCTTAACAATGTCATAACTATATTGTCCCTAGTACCCAATCCTGACATTAGATAGTTCTCATCGTTAGCCGTTAAATAACCAACTTTAATACTTTTCTTTTTTGATTTGTAAAACACTCCACCAGTTGGTAGAACCACCACGTCATGTGGTAAATTAAAATTTTCAGTCGCAGCCTTTATTAATGATTCATCCATAATACTATTCCTTTAAATTGTCTTTTTGTTGATTTTCTTCGGGTTTTTTCTTATTATTATGTCTATTCAAAAACTCTTCCTCGGTTTCGAAGACTTTACCACAAGTATTACATGTAAATCCTGTATTGTTTTCCATAATAAAAAAAAATCCCATATTAATAATATGGGATTTATATAATATTGTAAAGTATTAAATTAGTAAACCAAGATACAACGGTCCATTCTCATTTTAGCCGTAACTGTTGCTAACTTATCATCAGAATAACTTAAAGAATTAAAGTTAACATCGTTTAAGAATGTTCCTTCTAAAATCCATTTTTCTACTACAACACCTGTAGGGTCCAACATTTCAAGGTCAACATTCTTTTTATAACCCGCAGCATAACCCATACGACCTGTAACAGATTCCGCACATAAACGAACCCATTCCATAAGTGCCTGTGAAGCCGAAGGTCCAATTGGGTCTCTAAATACCACACTTATTTCTCCCCACGTAAAACGACCAGCAACATAAGTTGAGGTATTTAAGAATGGAATCTCAGTACTAACAATCGTAATATGAGGTCGAGCGGCAGATTCAACGAACCACTCGTTTATACCTAATGTAGAAGGAAAACGTAAAATAAATCGGTTATTCCTTTTGGGTTCATAAGGTATGGGCATTTTCATTAATAAATCAGCCATTGTATTTTTGTTTTAAATTTTTTATTCTTTTTATTTATAAATATCTAATAATAATTTTTTTCTATTTACTTTTGGGTTTTTTCAAATAACTTCTAGTTATAAATCACTAGTAAATAATTAATAAGGTTTTTTTACTCCTCCTGCAGTTGAAATTGTTTTAATTATATTATCTGGTTCATTTTCAAAATGACTTTTAACTTTTTCCAAATTCATTAGGTCATCATCAGAAAATCCAATTGTAGGTACAAAATTATTTGATATTCTATTCTTTAAATATGCCTTTTTCTCTATGTGTTTAGAGATTCTTTTAACATATCCCACAAATTCATTTAAAGCTTTAATTTTTCCTTCTTCGGGACTAACCGCACTACCTTTACCATAAGTCACAGGGTAAAATCGACACATATCTAAGTATTCTCTTATCATTTCTTTTTTTGATGATTTACCAATACCTTCTATGTCTCTAAATTTTTCTAAGTTTTTTAAAAGTTCATTAGAATCAATTCCCATATGGTTTGAAATTATCATGTTGTAGACTGACTCTTTCATAACTTCAGGAGTGTGTCCTCTAGCAGTCACAATTGAAAAAATTGAACCGTTATTAATTGCCTCCACAAAATCAGACCAAGCGGGTCCTGGTTTCCCTAATAGAGAATCAATTATAAACTGTTTATCACCCTCCACACTGAAGTATCTAAATGGATTTTCAGCAAACCCCACAATATTGTGACCATCATATTCAAATGGTTCTTTACCTATTTTCATTCGATATTCGGCAAAATCTTCGGTAGACATACCAACTTCATCATCCTTTTCATCTTTAAGAATTATTTTAGTTGGCATTATTAAAATATTATCATCCCAATCAAATGCGTAATACTTCATGTCGGGAGTTCCGGTTTCTGTGATTCCTTCGTTAATTGATTTTACTCTCATACTATTAAATAAATATAAAGACAGGCCGACTTTTGCCGACCTGTCTTATATTATTGATTAGATATTTTCAAACGACGCACCTGTTGGGGTTATATAGAATGTAATATCGATAAATTCAAGTGACCTAGTTGGTTTAATATAAATCTTACCTGTCATTTGGTTTCTATCTAAGTCAGCAGTATCTGAAGAAACTGTTACACGGAAATCGTATAATCCTCTGTCTCTTCTGATAGCATCTAAGATTGGGTTAACCGCATCCAAGAAATCTTGTCTGACTTTTTGGTCATTTTGTTCAAACAACAATCTAACAGAAACTGCCGAAATCAACTTACGAGCTTGTAATAGTAATCGTCTAACATTAATTCTGTCAAGAGCCGACTGTCTAATCTGTAGAGTTTTATTACCCCAAATTACAGTTCCTACATCAGAAAAGGTTGCAATTGGGTTAATTCTACCTTGATAAAGAGTATCTCTGTCTTCTTGAGTTAGCTTCTTACGAGCCTTAATCGCATTTACTATACCACGAGTGTAACCAGCAGCTGCGAACCATGGGAACGCAATGTTATCAGTCAACGCTAAGTTTTTAGTAACCTCGGCGGTTGCAGGAATGTAAATTTGAGTGTTATTAACTGTGTCTCTAGTTAATACCCAAGGATAATAAGTACATGTGTAGTTAGAATCCAAACCAGCGGTTTCCAAATTGTCTACCGCTTCCTGTGGGTAAATTAATTCAGTTGGTTCACCTGCAGTTGGTGAGAACATGTTATAGTCAGGAGTAGTTGTAATGTACAACGAATCTGCTCTATCAAATTCTACCATTTCTACAGCCGCCTCAACCAAATTAGAATTATTAACATAGTCAATACCAGGTGTAACAAACACATTTATATTAACAGCTTCAGGATTTGAGAATGTTCTTTGTCCTAACAAATAAGCGTAATAGTCTGTGTTACCATAGTCCATAGTATTATCACCAACTGATATCTGTTTGAATGCTCCCCATCCTGTTGCGTTTGGATATCTTGTATCGGGACAAGCCCCTCTTAAATATCCACTCTTTCCTAACACAAATCTGTCAGAATTAGTTCTGTATTCTCTGTATATATCCCATCCATCAAAACCACCCTGGCACAACAATGAGAATTTACGAGCGTATATTCTGTAGTATGGATTTGTTTCATTATCAGGGTCACTAGTGAATGATGCAGACCCAACATAGAATGCTGGTGCACCTGAGGTTGTATATCCGTTTCCAATAGTTATAGCACTTGCGTTTATATCCATGTGGAAACCTCTTGTTCTATATGCCCAATCATCACCTGTAGTATCAGTACAAATATTTAATGGTGTTTGTTTACCTTTATATTGGTAAAAATCAACATCGATACCTATAGTATCTGATACACCTAAATAAGTTCTACGAACATTGTCACCAGGAGATGTAATCGCATCATTACCACCTGTGGCCAAACCAAATGGTGGGTCATAAACTACTTCTCCAGGGAAATCATATTTTGTTTTATAAATTGGGAACGGAGGTCTAGCACCGGCATACTCTCTCATATTGTAACCTAAGAATCCACAAGGTAACGCATCAACTGGAGCGTCCTCATTTATCTCAATCATAACATATTTTGAGTTTAATTGATATTCACCGTCTTTAGTACCAATTTTTTTAGCTATGAAACTGTTTTCATTTGGATTCATAGTACAGTTAGTGAATTTCTCAATTACAACAGGGTTGGCGTCTGAATCATAAAAATCTCTAACTAAAACATCAAATGTTCCATTACCAAATGAAATATTTGCTATAGAAATTTTAACTTCGGTATTTGCGTCGTTACCGTCAGCAATAGTTGTAAACTTAAATAAGTTATAAACTTTATTACCTCTTAATTCAGAAACAACCCAAGGAGATGTTGGGGATTGATATTGTTCTAAATACCACCCAATTGAAGTTGGGTCAAATCCTTGTCTTGCGTCGGGTAAAGCAATTAACTCACAATCCAAACCTCTTATATAACCTTTTCTATAACCATAGTTTAAAAGTAATTGGAATTTCTCTTCTACAAAAAGTGGAACCACAGTTCTAGGTTTTGAGAAGTTAGTTGTTCCAAAAACTTTAGTTATATATTCGGTATCTGAATTAGTAAATGATGTTTCAAAGAAATACACGTCCCCATCTTTACTTGTTACATTAACTCCAAATGTTAGGTATGGGTTTTTAGTTATTCCTGAGTAAGAACCTGTACAATTTAAAGTAACACCTGTTAAACTAGGTACTTCATATACCGCTCCATTATCTGATGAATAAGTGGCCAAACCTCTTGAACGGAGTGTTGCAATTACTAAATCATCATAATTAGTATAAGCCATTCCTGAATAAACATAAATCACACCGAAAACACTTCCACTAAAACATTCCAGTACTTCACCTACATTACCAGAACCAGTGTTTCCTGAAACTATAGGATTACATGGATTTTGTATAGTTACAGAAACTGTCCAATATGTTGTAACTGTTGAGTCATTCGATACTAATTCGTATGTTAAACTACCGAAACTAAAGTCATTTGTAGTTATACCACTTTCTTGTAGTATTGTATTTACAGTAACTCCGCTACAACAAGCGCTAAAATCACTTACGATTGATGTTAAATCAGTTCCTGAGAAAGAAGCGTATGGTAAAACGACATCAATTGTATTTGTATCATAATTTATACTACCTTCTACACCTAAAACACTATAATTATAGAAAGTCGCACAATTAGTTGAGGTTGTTGTTGGGGTTATACTTAAATAAGAATAGAAAGATGAACCTGTGTATACCGCATTACCTACGTTATCAAACATTGCATAATACCAAGGGTCATTGTTAGGGTCTGAAAAATCAGCATTATCAAAACTAATATTATCAACTTCAAATACATTTGATATTCCAGTGTAACCAAAACTTATAAAATCATTGTATATTGTTGTCGGAACAACACCGTAATAATTTATTTGAGTTGATTGTAAACTATTATCCTCGATTGCGTTGTTTATTTGTGTTTTAATATTTTCATCCAATGACGAAATTCCACCATCAAATTGCTCATAAGGTAAATTTAATTTATTTAAAATTATATCAGGAATCTGAGTTTCATCTAAATAAACAATCGAATCTATACCTGTATTACATCCTGAAAAGTCTATTTGGAATGGATATTCTTCAAACTGAGTACATTCAACAGCACATCCTGTAGAAATATCAGGACCCGCAAATGACAAACAATTAAACCCAACTGTAGTTGTATCAACGTTGGCTTTAACTCTTATAGACCAAGATGGTCCTGCATCATATCCTGATAGACCTAAAATTCTTGTAACAAACAATTGATTAGATTGTTGTAAATAAGCCTTAGCTATATAAGCCGCCTCATATTTTGGGATTTGTGTGTTTATAAACTTTTCTGGTGTAGTCCCACCAAAATAGGTGGTGAATTCATCAAAGTTGGTAATAAAGATTGGCTCAAAAGCCGGACCCTTTAAAGTTTCACCAACAATACCTAGAGTTGTAACACCAACACTTTGTGATACAAAACTCAAATCGACCTCAGAGGTATAAACCCCGGGAGATACGAATACTTTACTGTTAGAAGCCATTATTAATTTTTTTGTTAGTTAATTTATTTTTATAGATAAATATTTGAGAAAAAACCAAAATTCTTGACTTTATGATAAGTATTTATAAATTGGGCAGACTATTTTCTGCCTTTTTTATCTTATGTTGCAGAACGGTCGAGAAATAAAGAATTTAAAGATTTCAAAAGATGTTCACAAACTATTAAAAGATTATTGTGACAAGAAAGGAGTTAAGATTTATAGGTTTTTAGAGAAACTTATTATTGAAACCTGTAAAGAAAAAAAAGATATTTACGGTGAGGATTAAACCAAAAGATTGTTGAATACCATAGATGTTTGACTATAGTAATCTGATTTAACTACCGATATTTTTAAAACGTCCCCATTATTAATCTGTATTTGTAAAACATCATCACCAAAATAATTGTCATTAATATAAACCGAATATGACGATATATTGACAGGATTACTAATATTGACATTAACTGAATAATCAAATTTTTTGGTATAAATGTCGACATCCACAGGAAAATCTATGTTCATAGTTGTGCTATCAGGATTTGAATTTCTTTTCTTTTGCCTTCTAACATCTTTTCTTTCAGTTTCAGTTAATTGTAAAACTCTTGAAATTGCGGGTGACACCTCAAATTCATTCTCATCAATTAAAAAACCTAACATTGTAAATGAATAATTTTGTATATAAAACTTTCTTTTCTCGAGTTCCATAACTGATTCATCAGAAATTTCACCCATTATAATTGGAATATAATGACCTTTAATAACCTGATAAGCCTGTCTTGATGCAAATTTTTCTATGACATTTTTATTGAATGAGTTTAATTCTCTCATTCTATTACAAATAATTTTCACAGAATAAGTTATATCTACAGGAACAGGTTGTGGTATTTTATATACATCGAACCCTTGTCTATTCCCGTCCCAAGTCGGAACTTGAGCATAAAAATATTGTTTTCTATTTGGTATATTGTACATTACCGCAGGATTCGTTCCAAATTTAACTTCAGGTGCCCTGACTACTGTAATGAATGGAGGTTCCGCGTTTTTATCTAAATTTTGGAAATTCCAAGTTTCTGTAAATTGAGCCCAATTTTGAGTGGTTATAAGAATGTCAACCATTGGGACCACTTTACCATCAACAATTGTTTTTAACTCATCTTTAACAAAATCTAAAAATCCTTTATCCAAATCCGCATGTAATAATGACTTCGGTAAAAATGTCCCGTCTTGTTGAATTTTTTCAGCAAGTTCATATCTCCTACTTAATAAAGTCTTAGGTTGAGTTAAAGGAATATGTTTTTTAATTTTTTTAGGTAATGGCATTATTCTTCATTGTTATGTCCACATTTATGACAGATATAAAGGTCGTCTCCTCCTTCTGATAATTTCCACGACCACCCACACTCATCACAAACCACTTTTTCTGAATCAACCATTTCGGTTAATTTTTGTAATTGTAATTCAGTTATTTTTATTTTCATAATCCTCTAAATTCGTTATCCGTCACAGGTGATGCGGTTATTGTTCTATAAAAAGGTAAATATCCAGCGTATGTGTGTTTGTTATCTGAAACAACACGACCATCATTATTAACCGTATAGTATCTAACTCGTGATTCAGTTTCATAATATCCAATGTAATCACCAAAGTTTATATCAATCCCAAGTTCCTCCAAATGTTTTTGATATACTGAAATTTTAATATTACCAGGTTCCGTTTGTTCTATTTTAGAAGTTCCCAAATTTTTATTCTCAGGAGCCATTATTTGAACAAATGCCTTAAATTCAACTGGTGGATTAAACTTTATACCGTCAGTTAGAGTTTCTCCATAAACATCATCGGTTTTAGTCTTATATCTATCAACACTATACAAAACCAATGTGAAATTCATATCACCATGTAACCATTCCTCTCCCATTGATATATCAAGGTCATAATCCTCCGCTCCGAAAAATTTACCTATTCTTGAAATCGGTACTCTTGGTTGTCCCATATTGATAAATATCTAATTTTTACTATTTTTATAACATTAAAGATTGTTTTGGAAACAGGACAAATAGAAAATATGATTGAAAATAGAGCTCTGAATATTTTAGAGTCGTATTCGGGTGCTAACAATTATATTTTAAGATTAAAAACTCAAAAAGAATCAAACAAAAAGTTTTACCCTACAAGAGCCCAATCTGAATATATTACAACTTATCATGACGTTGTTCCGAAAGTGGCTAAAAAATGGGTTGATTTGGACCCATATTTTGCTAAGAAAATTGCCGATGAAAAACTTTATTCTGAAATACCTACTGAATTGTGGATTGAGAAACTATTAGTTGAAAAAGAAAAATCATATCATGTATGGGGTAAAGTTTTTTCGGGGGAAACTCTTCACGATTTTTGGTTACCCAAAGGTGCCATAATTAAAACGCACGTTATTAAAGATGTTACAGTTGACTATGAAAAGTATAAACATAGACCCGCTTTAGAACATCAGAAAATTGCTATTGAAAAATTGGTTGGTAGTACAAGGTTTATTTTGGCTGACGACATGGGATTGGGTAAAACCACCGCAACAATTATTGCCGCGTTAGAGACGGGTATTCAAAAAGTATTAATAATATGTCCCGCATCTCTCAAAATTAATTGGATGAGAGAGATTCAAAACTACACTGATAGGAGTGTTTATATTGCGGAGGGAAAAAACTTCTCATTAGAACATGATTTTGTGATTGTTAACTATGATATCATAAAGAATTTTTATGATTTAAAAGACAAACAAAATTCACCTATAACCCAAGGAAATTTTGATTTAATTATAATAGATGAGGCTCACTATGTTCAAAATGTTCAAGCTCAAAGAACCAAATTGATTAATAGTTTTGCCAAAAATGTAAAAAGACTGTGGTTGTTAACGGGAACTCCAATGACATCTCGTCCGATGAATTATTTTAACCTATTAAGTTTAATTGATAGTCCCGTTGCTCAAAATTGGATGGCCTACGCCATAAGATATTGTCAAGGATATCAATTTAAGGCCGGAAATAGAAAAGTTTGGAATGTTACAGGGGCTTCAAATTTGGAGGAATTAAGAGATAGGACTTCTCGACAGGTTCTCAGGAGATTAAAAACTGAAGTTTTAGATTTACCCGATAAAATTATTTCTCCTGTATATCTCAGATTAAAGTCAAAAGTTTATGAGGAGTTGATGGGTGATTATTACAATTGGTATGAAAATAGAAAAGACGAATCATCATCATTAACTGTTCAATTTAACAAGTTAATGAAAGTAAGACAAACAATTGCCGATGAAAAAGTCTCAGATACCATAGAATTAATTCAAAATATTATTGACCAAGATAAAAAAGTTATAGTCTTTACCAACTTTACTGACACATTAAATAAAATTGCCGACCATTTTGGTAAACAAGCGGTTCGTTTAGATGGGTCAACAAGTAAACCAATGAGACAACATGCCGTTGACCAATTTCAAGAGAACGATAAGATTAAAGTATTCGTGGGTAATTTGTTGGCTGCAGGAGTTGGTTTAACCTTGACCGCTGCCGAGGCGGTTATATTCAACGACCTATCTTTCGTTCCCGCTCATCATCAACAAGCCGAAGATAGAGCTTATAGATACGGTCAAAAAAATTCAGTATCCGTTTATTATCCAATTTTTGACAACACGATTGAAGGGGTTATTTATGACATGTTATCCAAAAAGAAAAATATAATCGATACTGTTATGGGGGATAATTTGGATAAGGCTGATTTTATAGAAGAATTGATGAATAGAATAAACTCTCGTTTATAAGTCTAAAATGAGATATTTATATCTATAAAATATCTTGATGAAAAACTTAGAGTCTAAAGCCGAATTACTTAAGGAAGAAATTATTTTACAAGAAAAGAAAGATAATCAAAACTTTCTTATAACTGAAATGAAACGAATTGGTATCGATAAATTACCATATTCATATTCTTCTTTAAAAAATTTCATTGATTCTAAAACAATGGATGTTCATTATAACAATCACTACAAAACATATGTCAAAAAATTAAACGACGCTTTGTCAAAAAAAGATTATGGTGATGTTGAACTCGAGGAAATTGTAAAATCAATAAGTAGATATAATAACAAAATTAGAAATAACGCCGGTGGGGCTTTTAATCATGCAATGTTTTGGAAAATGTTGTCACCAAAAAAACAAAAGGCCGAAGGTGAAGTTATAGAAAAAATTAAAAAACATTTTGGTAGTGTTAATGAGTTCAAACAAGAATTTGAGGAAACTGCTAAAGATAGATTTGGTTCGGGATGGGTTTGGTTAATCTTAACCAAGAATAATAAATTAAAGATTATGTCAACCGCCAATCAAGATAATCCACTTATGAATGTTATTGATGGTGGATATCCTTTGCTAGGTTTGGACCTTTGGGAACATGCGTATTATCTAAAATACCAAAGTAAAAGAGACGAGTATATTAAAAATTTTTGGGATGTAGTAAATTGGCAATTTGTAAATGAACTTTACAAGTTGAAAACTGATAAGGAAACTAATGAGTCAGTAAAGACCACAAAAACCCAAATTTTAGAGAGTATAAAAGGACCTGTAAACTTTGGTCAAAAATAATTCTATTTAAGTAAATATTTATATAATAAACAAATCAATGGCCATAATTGAAGAACCATATAGAAGTGAGCTCTATAAGAGATTAAGACACTTGTTAGGTGCCCCACTTAGAAGTGTGGAACTTGAGGACGAACAATTAGACTCTTTGTTAGAATTATCTATTGATGATTATTCACAATATGTACAAGATTGGTTAATAGAGTCACAATGGTCCTCGTTATATGGACTTAATTTAGATACTCAGTCTTTGTCAAAGGCTTTTATTACAAAAAGTTTAGACTATGAAGAAAGATATACCTATGCCTATTCTAAGATAGTTGGTTTACAGACAGGAGGTGATTCTGTGTTAAAGAAGGATTATGTCCAACTACAACCAAATCAACAAATTTATGAAATTCCCGCTAATAGAGAACTTAATGAACTTTTATGGTTTACTCCGGCCGAGTTAAATAATTTACTATTTGACCCTTGGTCATTTGGAGCCTTAGGTGGTGTTGGATTAGGTGGACCCGCGGGTTATTCTCAGATGGGTTATTCAGGGTCATACTTTATGATGCCAGCATTCGACATGTTATTAAGAATGCAAGAAATCAACATTCAAAGAAGAATCATTGCTGGAGATTTAACATATAGAGTAACCGCATTACCTGAAGGTAAAAAGGCGTTACATCTTATGAATACACCTGGAGGTAAATTTGATTTCGGTAACGCCACCCTAATGAGAGGAAAAGTATGGTATTGGTATTATGATGTTGAGGGTGCCGATAGAGATAAATGTTTAAAGGACAATCCTGATATTATTAAGTTACCATCTGATGTACCTTTTGAAAAAATAAATTGGATTGACCTAAATAATCCATCTCAAATATGGGTTCGTAGGTGGTTTTTCGCATATGCAAAAGAAACTTTATCAAGAGTAAGAGGTAAGTTTAGTGGTAACATTAAAACTCCTGATTCTGAATTAACAATGGACTACGCTTCATTGGCCACTGAGGCTAAAGATGAAAAATCAAAATTAATTGAAGAATTAATCGGAGCTGAAGGTCGTTTGACAAGATTGAAACCTGAAAAAGTAATGGAAAGAGAGGCATTGATTGCCGAAAATCTTAACAAACAAAAGAAATTTACAGCAATGCCGAGACAAATATACGTTATTTAATATGGATAATAAATTTTTACGAAAACAAGTGGGGCAAAAAGTTTACACAATTAAAAAAATTGTTGAGGAGCCTGTATATTGGACGAGTGATGAAGAATTTATTTTGGTTAAAAATACAGTGGATAAAGTTGTTTTAGATAATAAAAAAACTAATGAAATAACAATTAAATCATTATCTCCTGTGATTGTTTCATGTACCGAAAATAAAATAGATGAAGAATATGATGAAATTTTATTAGAAAAAGGGTCATGTGTTCATCTATTGAAACTAAACAATATTTGGTACATTATATCTTCAGACGGACTCAAACTGAATTAATTTTTCTTCCCACCCTTTATCCGCCAATTCATACATATAATCAGGATGTAATCCTCGTTTTTCCCAATACTTCATTTCAGGTTCTGATATTGTCAAAACTTCTTCCAAAGTATCTTGGTCACCTTTTTCAAACGGTAAACCATTAATTAGTTCTGATTGGTCTTTCGTAAAGAACATTCTTTCCTCAGGATTATCAACAATCAAACCATCGCGAACTTCCTGTTTGAATACCACAAGTAGTGGTTCAATTCGTTTGTTAAATGTTGCAATCGCTCTTGGTACATTATAATCACCTGTCATTTCAGGATTGTTTTCCAAATCTGATGGCTCAATCCTATAACAGTTTAATTGTATGATTGAATTAATACTGTCATTTAATGGTTTACCAAATTCTTTTAGATGTTGTTCTTTTGTTTCATCTGACCAACCCTTTTTAGGTTTATTAACTTTCTGAACATCTCCGTGTGAAGCCTTAATACCGTTATTAACATAGTAAATCACATCACCAAGATTGACTGCCACATTATCACGAATTGCAAGTTCCATATGTGCCATTCTCGACATTTCATTACCCGCTTTTGTTTTTTCCTTTGAGCGTTTTCTATAATCATCAATAGACAATTTAACTTTCGCTCTTTGGGCAATCTTCATAAGTGGGATTTGTTTGTTATAGATTTTTTGAACATACTCATAATACCATTCGATAAATTCTTGACCCTTACCCTCTAGTAATTGTTTAACACCCTTGTCCAAAAAGTCCTCAATGTAAAGTGGAAGTTTCTTTGACTTAATTGTATTACCCGTGAGTTTAATCTTACCCTTGGCATCCATAACCGCGTAATTCTTACGAGCAAGATTGATACACGATGGCCAAGTTCCATCAGTATCTAATGCCATCTCACCTCTCATAAATGTGTCGTTAAACTCGGCAACATCTGCGTCGTCCCCACGATATTCTTTACCCTCCTTAACTTTCCAGTTTAAACCTTTACCGATATAAACTCTATCCTCCACACCTTCAGGTTTTGAAAAGTTAACACCGTCAGTATCCATTACAAGTGGGGTATAACCTTTTTTCATAAAGAACTTAATCATCATACGAAGGTATTGTCTACCAGTACAAGTAATCTGTTCTCCCATATACATATCACCCCACGCAAATACTTGTGGGGCCGACAAAGCTCCGAACATTGAGTTGATGAAAATCTTAATCGGAAGTTGTTTACGGTCATACTTTAAAGATGTCTTTTTATCTTTATCATACCATTCTGCCGCCAAGTTCTTATACATGATACGAGAATTACGGAAGTAAGATAACATACCCTTCATTGCGCCTGTAATGTCACAATCAGGAAACACATCGTGTACAAGTTGGATTGAAGGATAAAGTGACGAGTAGTCAAGCTTCAATACTTTTGTAGAGTAACCAACCTTTAATAGTCGTGACAATCCGCCAACAAAATCCGTTTTTGATTGTTTTTTTGGAATTGCAAGTTTGTGTTTGTAACTCCAAGCAAGCATCAACATTTTCCAAAGTGTTGCCGTACCCATAGTAGATACCCTCTCATAGGTCGTTGGTACAAGGGATGCAAGTAGGAATGTTCCTTGGTTAAATTCTTCGTCAACAAGTAAGGTTTCCTCCAAGTCATCGTCGAGATACCTCTCTACAATATCATCACCTGTTGTCTTAATGTATGTGCCAGGAAATCTTGTATCTAAATAATTAAATTCAGGATTGTTGGCTTTCTTGTATTTTCCGTTCTTAATGTTTAACCAATATTCTTCCTTTTTGGCATACATCGGGCCAATCTCGGTGTGGTCAATATAAACTCGGTCTTCGGATTCCGCGTCAATATATTGAGTGATATATTTCAAACCCGCTGACTTAATACTTGAATTAATTGCTTGTGCTCTACGGACTGAGTGAATAATATCAATTACGTTATACCCCCACATTCCAACCTGATTGTATCTTTCAACTTCGTTGGCGAGTTTAAGTAAGTTCTCACTTTCCTTTATTGTATGTTTTGGGTTAAGTGTTTTACAAATTCTTTTAATATCGAGGTTCAGAGCCTTACAACGTTCGAATATCCAATACCAATCGAAGTTCGCGGAATTGTAACCTCCCAAAATACTAGGCTTTAACTCATCTATGATGTTGAAGAATTCTACAAGTCCTAGTCTCTCCTCGTCCTCATTAGAACACTCAATTACTTTTTGGTATCCTTTGTTTGTCTTGATACCTATCATAAAGATACGACCGTCTTTTGGTTCGAGTGCGGTCGTCTCTAAGTCGAATACAAACCTCGTAATATCATTGTATTCGTCGTATCCTTTAAATAGTCGTTTTTCTCTCGATATAAGATATTGTTCGGTTGGTGGTAAAATCATAATTAGGTCTTTTGTTCTTTCACCCCAAGGGTCAACACCCCCATCACGGAAGAATTGAATTAAAGAACGATAACCCTTTAAGGATTTAACCATATACTTTAAACCTTCTTCCATTCGTTCATTACCGCCTGTCTCAAGTTTATCAATCATAATTCCATACTTAGACATAGCTTCTTTCTGTAATGCCTTTGATGACTGATAAAAATTTAAACCTCGTAGGTCTCCGACCCACGCAAATGCAACGAATGTGTCTTTTTTGATTTCTTTACCTTTACCAGGTACTTCTTTGATTTTATATATAGAATCTGAAACGTAATCAAATTCTATGGCAACGATGTGCTCTTCAGGGTCGTTTCCTTCTAGAAACGCTTTGATTTCTTCTTGACTTGTCATAATTGATTGGTTTATTGGCTGCCGCGAAATTACGACATTTACCTTTGTATCAATTATAAATATTAAAACCCACTAAATCAATTAAGTTCTTATCTCTGTCGCCAAACAAATTTCACCTTGTTCCATTATAAGTCTATTCATATCTGTGAAACTTATATAGGCATGACCTCCTTGACCCCATCCCTTACCCCAACTATTTTTAATTCTGAACATTTGTGAAGTTGTTGCAATTCCGTTTATCACATAAGCATGACCTCCAGCTAATGGTCCTGTTGCTCTAATAACCCCTGAAGAATTTGGAAAAAACATACCATAATACCAATTAGTACCAACAACAACTGGTCCCAAATTTAATACAGAATCAATTAGTGTTTTTAAATTAAACCCCCAATAATACCTTGAGATTAATTTTTGATTTTGTAGGAATTTTGCACCTCCTCTTACTGAGGTTCCATCATAGTTTTCTCCGGGCCAAATATCCAATCTTTGAGCGTTTTCATAAATAATGTTTGGTTGTATTTTTGGAGCGATTCCTCTATGATATACAGGACCATCACTTAGCCAGTGAGACCATGCATATCCTACACACTGAGGTGTATTGCCTTGGTCTCCCCACCAAATTGTGTCATCCCAATAACGACTGGTAATTCTAGTTCTATTTGTTCTTTTTAACAAATGAGTTGATATGAGATAGTTTTGGTCTCTCTCATCAGGAATATATTGTCTCCCTAATTTATAAGTTATTTCGGTATTTTCTGTTTCCATTACTTTAAAAATAATTCAATTAATCTTGTTTCAATGTCAACATCAGTCCATTGACCTATTCTATCATACATTTGATTTTCCCAAAGGGTAACTGGACCAAGTTCTTTTGTATTGGCAACAATTTTTCTTTGTTTTGATAGGTCTTCTACAGAAAGAACTTCAATTGTTGAGGTTTTAATTTGAACTGCAGGTATTTCTCTAACAACAACCTCAGTTGGTAAAGAGATTATTAAACCTTCGCTTTGATTTTGAGTATTTCTTCTATTTGGTCTCATTTTTTTATTTTATTTAAGGTGTATCATATGAATCTTGACATGTGTATCCGGTTCCACTTGAGTTAACGGCGTATCCTCTGAAGTATATTGTTGAGCCTGAAGTTAGTCCGGTTAAGTTAGTGGTGTAAGAACCAATACCCGTTCCCCCTTCTACAACAACATTATTAGAAATAGTTGGATATGGAGAAGTGTCCCATACCACCCCTCGTTCAGTTACTGAATTTCCTCCATCCAATGTAATATTAACGTAAACATCAATATCATAAGAACTAACTGCGGTCCATCCCGTAATATTTAAAGTCGGTACCACCGAATCATTTATATTACCAATGATTAATGTATCAGTACCATCATAATAACTTATCCTAGTTCCTCCAGTTGAATTTGTGAACACTTGTTTAGAGTAAGAGTCGTAAATTACCACTGAATTTTCTGAAATATCATTTATATTTGAATCAACAAAATTTGTTTTAGATATATTTTTATTATCCATTAAACATATTGACGATAAATCAAGTGACGAATATTTTAGTAAATTATTTTCAAATGTTGAATTATTTAAAACACCGTATAGTATTTCAGAAAATGAATTTAAATAATTTTGATTAATTGTACTGGCACTAAGAGTATTATTATAAATAAAACTATTGTTTAGGTCATTTAATCTTAATTCTGAACCACCATTTTGAGTATTATCAATTATATTTGACTGATTTTTTACTATATTATTACTAATAAAAGATGATGATAAAATAGTATTAATTGATATTTCAGATGTTTGGGTTATCTCGTTTTCGGAAATAAAAGAACTATCATCTAACGTGTTTCCTGATAAATAACTTAATGAAAGATTATTATATTCAATATAAGAATTAGTGAATCCTGAATTATATTCTATCGATGAATTCTGACTTAAAGTGTTATTTTGTACAAAAGTATTTGCCGATAAGTAATTATAATCAATAATTGAAATTTGACTTAATGTGTTATATAAAATATTTCCATTATTAATTAATGTGTTATTGGATATCGATGAATTATGTATTGTATTAAATGCAATATTTGAAATTGATAAATTATTAAATTCTATGGATGAATCATCTATGATTTCATTACCTTCAATACTAGTTGAAATAAATATATTATCATTTAACAAACTATCTGTAATTATATTATTTGAACCAATATTAGAGTTGTCAGTTATATTATTAGAAAACTCAGAACCAAATTTCAAATTTATTTTATTAATATTAGTATTGTGAAATTGATTGTTATAAACAACACTTAAAAATATTTCACTGTCCGCAATATAAGTATTATTTGTGTTATAACCTCCAAGTATATTACTATTTATTACCGAGTTTGATATTTCACAATTTTGAAATTCAGACCTAGGACTAAATATATTATCTGAAAATATTGTTTCTGAGATAACATTATTGTAGGAAAAATTTGAGTTTCTAGTTGGTGCGAAATAGTTTTCAGAGAAAACACTACTTTGAGTTAAATTATTATCCCAAATAAACCCTCCTTGGAAATTTAAGCAATCAAGATAACTGTCTGTTATTTTATTACCCATTATACCGTATTTAGTTGTGGTTTGACTATTATTAAATAAACCAGTAATATTAGTATATTGAGTGTCTATATTAAATTTAGATTCCTCGATAAAATACCCATCAACAAGTGATAGAAAAATACTTACGATATTATCAATCTCATTGTCACTTATCTTATCTATGGGTGATAATGACATCAGTAAATAATAAATTTTGGTTACACTAGATGCCGTTAAACCCGATATTTGGTCAAAATCACTATCACATCCTCCGCTACTATAATCATGATTTATTCCCGTACCATCACTATTAACAATTATAATATGGTTGTTTGATGGTTCATTATTTGTGTTATTAAAATATCTTTTAACAAACGCGGTATAAGTTTCAGAGAATCCTGTGTAGGTTTGTTGATAAGAATCTAAAACAGAATCACAATCTGTACCAAGTGAACCATTAATGTAAAACTCATCTACAGAAGTATTTGTAGCCATCATAACAAATAATCCGGGATAAAGATTTGTAAAATAACTTGACGCTGCCCCGAAATAAGAATCGCCAGATAAAACAATTCCGTTTAAAGTAAAATAAAATGGAGAAGTTTCTTGATTACTGTGAACAGGTGGGTCAACCATTTGAGTGTGGGTGTAAGGTATTTGGGTGAATAATTCAGTATTTAAAATGTTACCAGTATCGAATAAATCGTTACCTCCATACAAAATATCACTTCCTAAATCAGGAACATCATTAAATAAAAATAACCCTGTAGAATTACCCCAATTTGTTTGATTATTACCCCACTGAAAATCCTTAATTGGATTACCATAATTGTCTATTTCAAATTGTTTTATACTTTGATACGTACAAGAAACTTCATTTCCAAATCCATCTCTTCTGTAAATTATTTTATCTTTTTCGTAATCATAAATTATTTCGTCGGCAACTAAATTATAGTTAAAATCATTAAACGGAATGGGAGACCACGTAGAACTTAATTCATACTTATTTAATGAAACACCAACGGTCGATGCCATATATGATGCGGTTATACTATAACCAGAACTTACAGAACCTGTAGTCTCTAAAGACCATTCACCGGTATCATAATTTGTGGTCCCTGTACCTCCACCATTTCCGACTAATTGACCACTTCCATTATCTAAAAATTGTTCTATACCAGTGTCTATTGACAATGTTGATGGAAATATTGGTCTATTTTCGGTAAATCCGCTGTATATCGATGAACCATCACCAATTCCAACGGACTCATTAGAAATATCACCACCTTGATTTACCCATAAAAATCCTCCCCATATAGCCGAGCTGGAATTTTCATCACCAAATACATATTCAGGAGTCAATGAACGACTAATAGTTGCAATAACACCACTTGTGTTTCCAGTAATTGAGGTCGCACCACTCCAATCCCCATTTACCCATTCTATTAATTCATCAGATATATAAGTTCCAGTTCCACCCAAATCACATGTAACAGTTTCATTTGGTGTAAATATCCCTCCACTAATACTATCGAATGTAGGAGTCATGTGTCTCGTCCAAATTCCATATCCGTCGATAGTTTGGTCATATTTTGGATTATAAAATAAACCAACACCTTTCTCAGATAATTTATTTGGGGAAACTGACTCTAAAATTATTGTTGTTCCACCATATAGGTCAAAATCAACCCCACTTATTATATAGAAATAACCAGGAATTAAACTTGATGTTTGAATTAAAGATTCAAGTTCATTTTTAGTAACCTCAATATAGTTAGTGGTTAGTCCCGAAACGTATCCTTTATATGTAGCACCATTATCTGTGAAAGGAAAAATACTCTCAGGACCTGGTGTTGCCAAAACTAATTGAGATATCTTAATATTCGCCATTTTAATTTTATTTATAAATATCTTTTATTTTTTTTTAATTTTTTAAATTACAATAACACCTTTTAGATTTTCTCCATTAGGGTCTGTCAATGTATCTATTATTGTCAAAGGTGGTACCGGAGGTGTTGATGTAGGGGTAGGGGTTGGAGTTGGGGTTTCACTAGTAGTTGGAGTATTAGTATTCGTAACACTTGGGGTTGGTGTATTAGTTGATGTTTGAGTATTAGTCGGTGTAGGAGTTGGAGGTAAAGAAGTTGGAATTAAGTCTGTCGGAGCAGGAGGGATAACCGGGTTATTAATCGGAGGTACAAAACTATAATTTGTATAAACACTGTAACCATATGAAGTATATCCCGTCACCGAAGTTCCAACCTCGTAAAACGCCGATACCCCATAATAACTTGAATATGGAGTTGTAAAATCGTAGAATAAAGTTTGAGCCGATTGAGTTCCTGCTGAAATCACAAGTGACAAATTAAATAACTGTACAGATTCGTATCCATAACCAATAATGTTTTGGAACGATACCTCAACGTCGGTATCGACCGGATATGATGAAGTTACGGTATACGTAAATAAAATGCCACCTAAAACTTCATAATAAATTGCGTTTATGTTAATTAAATTACAGGTTTCTTCTAATACTAAATTTTGGAAGTCCTCAGTAATAAGAACATAATCAAAATCAAAATCAGTCGCCAAATATAAGTTACATTGAGGTGTTGGAGTTGGGGTAGGTGTCGGTGTAGGTGTCGGATAATTGAATTCTACAATCTCAGTAACTATGAATTTGTTAGAATATTCGGCAGGTATAATATTAACATTTTTAAAATAACTGGTTCCGCTAAGTGACTCAAAATCATAGTCTAATGTTAATGTTAATACATTTGATGTTTTCTCTTTATCTATTTCTATTTGAGATGTAATCTCTATTTCACCACCTGACGATAATAAGACATGAGTAAATTCTAATATTATATCATCAAAAAATGGCTTATCTATAACCAAATAATATTCTATATTAACTGAACCAGGACTTATTAATCCAAATAAATTCATTTTTATAACCAACCCAGGAGTTAATGTTGGGGTACGGGTTAGAGTCGGTGTGGGTGTTGGTGTTCTTGGAATTCCAGAGTCACATATGGTCAAGGTCGCTGACTGTAGAAAACCTTCGTCTTCAGGAGCGAAATCTTGAATATATAAAGTCCATAAACCATTTGCATATTCAGCTGGAGTCTCAGTTATAAAAACACTCAAGTCCAAAGTAGACTGACCTTGGATAAACTGATATGGACATGGGGAACCAAATAAAACTGTTTCATAAACATAAGGGTCATTTATAAAATTTCCGGTTGAGTGTCCGTCCCATAAAGTATTTGACAATGTGCTTAACGTGACAGTTCCGTTATCTATACCATAAACAGACCCTTTCCTCCCTGTTATTATAGAATATCTTAAACCATCCGGTGATAATAATATCATACCAACATCGCCAACATAAGTATGACTATATCCATTTAAAGTTAAACTTATACTATCTATGGCATTAGTTATACCATAAACTAAAAATGTAACGGGATATACTGAGGCCTCAGAGTCGTCAAATATTGATATATCTTGCTCTTCGGATGGAAATATTTTACAATAATTAGGAGTTACCGATGGTGTAGGTTGTGGTGTTGATGATGGAGGAGGTAAAGTAGGACACGGAGGACAAATAGGTTCAATAGGTGATTCAATACAACATGGAAATTCTGAAACATAACAACTTTCATAATTTAAATCATTAGCAATAAATGATTCCTGAACTGAAATATATAATTTTTCTCTAATTGGTAGAATCAAAACTCCTTCAGAGTTTCTAAGCATGAACTGGCCCTCAAACCTACCTTCCATATTGGTGTCGGTAGAAGTGAATTGGTAGTATAGATAATACTCAGTTTCTGCATTTGGGTCATCAAAAGTTTTTTCAACAAAACCTGCAGGACGAGACATTATTTTTGGAATTCCCGTCTCAAGGTCCGTCATAGAAAAATAGATTGATGAAACTTCAATAAGTTTCATAAAATTATTGTAGTCACTTCTACCGTCCTTAACTACCTGTAACTTTAAAAGTGGGAGAGTTGCATTTTTCTTAATTAAGAATTCCATCAATCTATTTTATCTTATAAATATTTCTATTTAAGAAATAGACGATAATAAATATGTTGTTTCAAATCTTTAGTAATAGTGAAACTTTTTTATATTTTTGAAATACTTATATAATATGGGACGACCAAAAAAACAAACAGAAGATTGTAAAGTTAAATTCGGTATTAGTTTAGACCGAGAACTATTTGATATAATGGTTAAAGATAAAATTAAAAAGTCAACCTTGATAAACAAGTTACTTAGAGAATACTATGGAAACAAAAGTGTGTAGTAAATGTGGTATTGAAAAAGAGGTTTGTGAGTTTTACAACAGAAAAAAAAGTCGTGATGGAAAAAGACCTGAGTGTAAAATTTGTTCTAATGAATTATCAGTAATTTACAATAAAAAAAACAAACAAAAAATTAACCTTATAAAACAAAAATATGTTAACAAAAACAAAGAAAAGGTTAAAACGTCTAAAAAAAAGTGGTTCGAGAAAAATCCAACTTATCAGAAAGAATGGGCTATGTATAATTATAAGACCGATATAATATATAGACTGAAGGTCATTATGAGAGCCAGATTACAACTATTTCTTAAATCAAAGAAATCTTTTAAAAAGGGAAAAACATTTGAAATTATAGGATGTACCCCTGAATTCTTAAAGGAATACATAGAATCTAAATTTACTGAGGGTATGAGTTGGGAGTTAGTTGGTCAATATATCCATATTGACCATATAACCCCTTTGTCAATTGCAAAAACTGAGGATGAAATTTTTAAACTATGTCATTATACAAATCTTCAGCCCCTTTGGGCTGAAGATAATTTGAAAAAAAGTAATAAAGTTATAATTTAACTTTCTTTTCTAAGTTCGGCCGCGTAGTGTTCAAAACGGTTGTGCTCAGTAGGAGTCATCAATAATATTCCACCATTTAAGTTACCCTTTTTAGTTTCCTGATACATAAACGACATCCAAGTCTGTTCGTATGGGTGTGCCCACTTTGTGTCTAAAAACATTTTTTGGTTACCTTTCTTAGAAATTACTTGTGGCCAGTTGCAGTAATAAATTTCTCCATCGGCATATGGAACTCCATCTAAAGATTTAATATTTTTGAAGACAGTTCTCGGAGCATTTGGGTCTAATCCCATTTGAGGTAATTTAGTATTTTGAGGCCAAAACTCTTCTCTAACATGTTGCGGCGTATTATACCATGACCACTGCACCGAATTATCACCAAAAAACTCAGAAAAATTGAGCTTCAAAAAATCAAAATTCTCAGATTGAGCAATTCTCATACTTTTATCGTATAAATTACTCACGTATCTATTAAACCCATTTCTACATACTTCTCCTTTTTTTGGATAGAAAAACATGTCATCCTCAAACCACCAATAAAATTCTGAGTCTGTCTTATCAAAATGTTCGGCAACAAATTGTCTACCCCCACATATACCCAAGTTTTCACCAGGATTAATTATTTCAAAATCATACATTGCACACAATTCTTCGTAACCCGAATCAGTACTTCTATCCGTTGAGTTATTCAAAAGATATTTCTTTGGTTTTTTGATAAAATCCTCATCATATTCAACCATAGATTGAATTAATGTTTTTAGTTGATTTGGACTATTAAAACCAATCACATATAGTGATGTCTTACTAATATCTTTAACAGGTTCTCCACTTGGTAATGTGTGTTTAGTTTTGACCTCTAAAGTATCATTTTTCAAATCCTCAAAAAATTTACCCATAAGTCCATTATCTTCGATTTCAAAGTAGTTAATTAAATTAGAATACTTGTATAATAATATCGAAAATATTGATTCTTCAGTGCCCATATATCCATCTGTTAGGGTATTAATCAACATCGAATAATAGATTGAGTTAATTTCAGAAATACTTTCCTTAGGTCCTCCGAAGAATCCTCCTCTACCAACCAAATTTACATTTGAACCGGCGTATTCATTTATTTTAGGATAAGAAAACCCATGAATTTCATTTGACGCTTCGTATGGGAAACAAACAAAACTAAATTTATTAAAATACTTACTCAGTTTATTTTGTACCTTATCGTGAGTAAAATAACCTGGATGAACCGTGTTTGATAATCCTGCATCAATCCAATACATTTCATCCGAATTAAATTGGTCCATTATTTTTGCATCATGTAGTAAAAACATTTTTGACATGACTAATGGATTATACCATTCTAATTTCGCTTGTGTTGAGTCGGGAAGCCATCCTGACTGACCGTACCATTCAGGATTGTTTCTAATCTCTTGAATTTTTTCATACGGTACAGATGACTTAAACCATTCTACACTTCTTTCTATAAATTGCGTGTTTGATTTACTTCTTCTTTCCCAAACAAAAGACTCTAATTCCTTTTCTCCAAAAATAATTAAGTTAACATTTACTTTTAATAATTCATTAAATTTTTCCAAATAATGGTCGAAACTTCTAGACCATCCTTCAGTTAATGAATCTCTTTTAATGTTCCACAATCCTGTTACAAAAGTTGTGTGACTTAAGTTCTCAGGTTCCATAATTTCTATATTCTCATTTTCTTTAGGTTCATTTATTTTTTCATCAGATTTCATTTTACATACCCAAACAACAGATTGGAATAAATCTCTTCTGTAATCAACTAAATTATTTCTATTACATGGTTCCTCAATATCTTTTTCAGTTAATTCTAACCAATTCCAAATTTTAAGATTTATATTATTATCAAAATATTCTTTATCGTATGAATAGTCATGTCCTAATATAAAATCATTTTCTTTTAAATAATTTGACAAAATATTAAATTCTAATTTTTTATTACCACCATCACACAATACAATTGTAGTTCCTTCAGATTGAATAAAGTCAATAACACTTTGTGAAACTGTAGTATAATTTGAGTCAAAAATATTTTCAACGCTCACATCAACTCCAAATTCTTTTAATTTTTCATATGTATGATTTTCATTTATATCAAATGACATTATTTCACAATCTATATTTAGAGAATTACAAGTATCTTTTAAAAAATAAGTAAATCCACCTAGAGCAGTTCCTATTTCTAAAATTCTTTTAGGTCTGGTCTCCTTTATGAAATAAAAGAAAATTTCGAATGCGTTATGATTTTGTTGGGCAACCCATTCATTATTATAAACCGACAAACTATCGTTATCTACTAAATTACTTTTTTTAGTTATCTTATTTTGAAAAATCATGTTTAATATTTTTAATGTTTATTTATATAATGTAGATTGGGGCCAAGTTGTCCATTCAATTGATGGGTCCTCAAATTTAAATTCATTTTTTAAGTGAGATATTGAATTATGTAGATATATGTCATCCTGCCCTCCACACAAAGAACCAATTAATGTGTAACCTTTAGACTGTAAAAATTCGCGGCTTTTTGAGATTCTGTAATAATCACCTTCTCTACCAGTGTCAATCTCAAATGAGATTACGTTGAAATTATACTCGTCAAAAGGTATTTTATATAAACATTCTAGCGTTAATTCTGGTGGTTCTAAATCCAAGCTTAAATAATCAACATTATATGGTAAATTATTATTTTTAAATAAATCAGAATAATTTATTGTTAGAGCATCAGAAAGAATTCTTTTAGTTTTACGTATACTTTCCCATCCTTCACCATTATCCTCTTTACAATCATTTAAATCGATAGATATTCCGTTCCAGTTATATTTACTTTCTAATAAATAAGTATTGTTAATATTTTTAGGATATCCGCAACCAATATCTACAAAAAAACCATTTTGTTTATTTTTTAAGTATTTTAAAACTATTTTATCTTGACCAATTTGTGAAAAACAATCCATAATATTTTTTAATTAGTTATTAAATTTTTTATTTTAGTATCCCAGTCCTTATGATAATGATTATGAGCAACACCGTATGTTAAAAAGTTTGATAGACTTTTACTAACAGTGAAAATATTATCACATCTTGAAAATAAGGTCATTTCTGCCACAATTTGTCTAGCGTGATTAATATTAATCATTTCTTCATAATTTTTATTATATGAATAATGTAAATCTAAGTCACTATCAAATGTATTATAAAATGTATTTTTGAAATTTTTTGTAATATGTTTTACTAAACTTTTATTGTTAGAACAAATCATTATATCCTGATTATTATTCATTTCAATAAATTCGTAAACCCTATTAATCATTGAGTTATAAAAAACATCTTCGAGTACAATATCATAATCTGAAAGAATAAATAAATCGTCACATCTAAAATGAACAGATTTAATTTTTGATTTTTTTTCTATAAACTTATTTCCAATTTCAAGTACTTCTTCATTTATAAACTGATAATCAAAATCAGGTAATTTTTCAGGACAAAAAGACGAGTAAGAGTTTCTGCGAAAACCAAAATAGTCAAAAACAGGTAATTCATATTCATTAATTTCATCGATTATTTTGTCAACAAATATTTTTATTGCGTTTTGACCGGTGTTTAAATATAAAAAACCGTCTGAAATCTCAGACTCATTATGTATATAATTTATTTTTATATTCATTTTTTTAAAAAGACTAAAGTCATAAAGATAATCTAAAGGTAAATCTGGAGAAAAGTATAAATTTTTATTTATCCATAAAATTTCAACTTCGTACCCGAAATTAGTAAAATCTTTACATGCTTTGTATCCTGTCAAAATATTTGCATATTGGTCCCCGAATCCTGAAATGCAATGGAGAATAATTTTAGCCCTCATTTCTTTTTTTAATAAATGAACCCCATACGACTTGTAAAAAATCATCAGGCATAAAAGGTTCTAAATTATTTTCCTTAACTGAGATTTCAATATCTGAAAATTTTGATTCGTGCCAATTCCAAATTTTATTTAAAAATTTTTCTTGAAACTCGTGTTCATCTGTAATATAATCATGTAACATGATTATATCACCATCATTCAGTATTTTTGAAAGAGCGTTGAATTCATTTTTTTTATCCCCTCCGTCACATAATATTATGTTAACCCCGTCATCTGACATAAACTCTTTGAGTTCTTTGGTAGAATTTTCTGATAATCTAAATGGATTATATAAAAATAAATCTTTTTTTATAATTTCAACGTTATCTTTTAACTCAGGGTGACTTAAAAGAAAAACTGGGTCTTTTATATCATAAGTTCTTATGATAGTATCTAAATTTAATTCATGTACAATGTCTTGTAACAAAAGTGTTAGCCCACCGAACTCAGTACCAATTTCTATAATTTTTTTTGGTTTAGTCGTTTCTAACAATTTCTTAAATTTATCATTTATATTTCTATGTTGTAACATAGAAAGTCCTTTATAATTAAAGGAGCCGTGAACATAACTTTCAATTTCTGTATGATTTTGTTCCATATCAACCGTGTTTTCTATAATTTTAATACCAAAATAGTCTAATTCGCCTCCATCATGACTTATTCTACAATATTTTGTAAATTCATCGAATGGAGTTATTCCAATCATTTTCATACCTGAGTATATCGCCGATGTTCCAAAATAAACACCATCATGGTATGTAAAATAATCGTTGTTTTTATAAGAAACTAAATCCCAAAAATGTAAAAATTTAATTAATTTTTCATTTTTTTTGAAAATGACTCTAGTTTCGGCCGGATTTGGAGCGTTATCTAATTCATCATAATATAGTTCATTAAATTCAATATCTATCTTATCCTGAAAATGTTTATAAATAGACCTCAATCCACCCAATTGGGGATTGGCGTGGGAAACAAATGCCACATCAAAATCTTCATTACATTTTTCTATAAAACTATCATTATCCCATCCTGTTATAAAACAATCACAATCATTATAAAAAATAATTTCATATCCTAAATTTAATGATAATTTAATTGGTAACCGTTTTAGGTGCATATTAAAAAAGTTTGCCGATGTTAAAGGCTCATTAAAATTATCGTAGTAATTAAAAAATTTAACTCGGTAATTTTTTATTTCCTCAAATTGTTTCATTTGGTTAGTTAATATGACTAAATCATATTTTGTATATTTTAAATAACTTTCTATAAGATTTTTAGTTTTTTCGACATAATGACTTCCACCATTAATCTCAATACAAGAGGTTGCGATGCAAATTTTAGAGGAGGATTTTATTTTAAAAATTTCATAAAAATACTTAATAATTAAACTATTTGTTTCTGGATTATTTCTATTATACCAATCATCAAATTTTAATGGCGTAAACAGTACAGGATTATTAAAATACATAAAAGACATAATCAATTCTTCATGATATAATTCGGATTCATTTGTTAATAATGAAAAAAGTATTTTTTCAAATTGATTTTTAAATTCTACCATTAAGCTTACGTTTCCCCCAAAAAAACCACCAATAATATGTTCACTATTGTTATAACTGTCATAATACTTTGTTGGAATTGAGGAGCTCCAATAAAATCTACCGCTGTTGTTTTTACTAACAATCACAATTTTGTCTTTAGTTATTGTATTTAAGTAATTTAAATAATCTTCATTAAATACTGTAAATGAAAAATGTTTTTGGAACCCTTGTCCATAAGAATACTCTTCAGGAAATAACCCCCCATGGGATAGTCCGGCATCAAACCAATAAATTTTTTCATAGTCTTCAATATTTGTAATGTTTTCCAACCAAAAAAATTTATTATATTGTATTTCATAACATCTATCCGAAGTTATAATTTCTGACAAATTTTTTAAATTTCTAATTTCATTGAAAAAACGACTTTCAGTTAAATCAAAAACAATAAATTCTAATTTATCTTCTGAAATTTTATTTATTTCATAAAACCAAGATTTTAACTCACCCAGTTCTTCCTCGCTAGTGAAACATATTAGTTTATCAGGATTAAGTTTTAAAATTGATAATAAACTATATTTATAATGCAATTCTCTGCTAGGTCTCCCTCCAAATTCGGTACCCCATAGGTTAGAATATATTGATGTATATATTAAAGTTTTCATAATATTTCATTTATTAATTTAATTGAGTTTTCTAATCTTGATTTTTTTGATAAATTCTTTTCATAATATTTTCTTGCGTTTTCGCCAACAAATTTTAAATATTCTTTATCGTTAATTATTTCTTTAAATTTACTCTCAATAATTTTTGCGTGATTAAATTCTCCTAATCTGTCTGTAAAAACTTCGTTATGTTTTGGGATAGAATTATCATACGGTATTGAAATATAATGATGTCCTGGTATTAATGGCTCAATTAATTGAGACTGGAACTCAAACCGTATAAATGGAATTCCTAATGCCATATATTCCACATCCCTATAACATAATTCTCCGACCCCCGCAATTGATAAACCAATGCTGTAATTTATTAGCTCATTAAAATAGTCATTAGTATTTATCGGATTTAATCCTTCTAAAATGTTTCTATCAAAATGGTTAATAATTGGTCTATGTGCGGTTGCCCCCCTAAAAAATAATTTATCAACAAATGAGTTTTTCTCCTTTCTTTTTTGGTAAAATTGCTCTAAATCAACATCAAAACTAGGAAAATAAATCCAAGGAGAATATTTTTCAAAATAATCATCTACGTGATGTTTTATTTTATAGTCTATAAATTGAGAAACAAAAACTTTTTTTAGTTTTGGGTTACTTCTCTCATCTAATATACAGTGTGTTAAATCATCTGCCACTGAAAAAATTAAAAAATCACCCGTTTCAATATTTTCTATGAGATATTCGCATTCTAACATTAATAATCCGTCTTGTTTTGATAAAGATTTAAAATTCACATTAAATCTATCAAAATGAGCTTGCTCAAAAAATCTGTTTTCATAAACTTCGTTATTTTTTTTTAGTTCAATAGTTAAATCATCCCAAAAAACATTATAATCACGATTTTTTTTTGTAATCTCATTAGTTGGATTATGGATTCTTAATTTCATATTAAATTAATATAAATTTCCGCTTATTCTCTCACACCATCCTTTAGATACTGAGTATGGCCAAACTACCCAATACTTTGGTTTCTTTGAGGTTTCAAATTCTCTCCAAACTTTGCAGTAACCATCGGGGTCATTCATCATCATATTAATTTCACCAGGGTCAGCATCTTTTCTATAAATTGTCTCATCATTTTCATCATGGAAAGCAACTACCCAAAATTCATAGTCAGTTTCAGGTACTTGAGAATAACCAACATCAATACAGTGCTTGAATATTGCCGCAAAATCGTTCATCCATTCTTCTTCACTTGCGTAGTTATATGGATTTGGTGGATATTCTTTATCTAAAGTGTATTGTTGTACTGCTCTTTTTGAGAATAACAAACCTGAATATTTTTCATAATCTCTTAAACTTCTGATTGGACCAAATCCATATTTACCATGGTCCATCTCTCCTTCATCATCCATTCCAAACAATGAGCGATTCTTTTTGTGACAGTAGTCATTTTTCTTACCCCAATCTCTAACATCATCCCACTGTTTAACTCTACCTTTACGAGTATATTCATGCCATACAAGAACTTTATGAGGGTGGAATAAATCATAACCCCAGGTATACGCTCTTGCGGCTATCGAAATCTCTTCTCCGTGGAAATAAAAATCAGGGTCATGTTGAACTTCTTCACTAAACGCTCCTAGTGTAAAACAGAAGTGAGCCGAATAGAAACGAGCCGGAATTGGTTTTGTCATCATCTGCCATCCAGGAATTGATTCTGGTAAAAAGAATACTGCCCCTTCAGGAATAAAACGGTCAAATACCATTCTCCATGGTTCTCTAACGCGACCTTGTGGGTCATTATCAGGGTCAAAAGATGAAACGTAACCTGTCAATAATGGTTTTGGGTAACCATCTTTTTGAAGTTGTTTAATCATTGAAATAAACTCAACATCCCAATCCTTTTCAAACCTCATATGTGAATCGATTTGCATTGTATATTCTTCACCTTCGTACAATTGTTGAGTTAAATTTCTTGCCCAACAAACTCCTTCAGAATCCATATGAGGAATATCTAAAACTCTAAATCTTTTATCTTTTTTCCATTCTGAAAGGTCATCAAAACCGTCCTCAGGGTGAAATTGACGAGCAATACCGAATCTTAAATTTTTTGGTTTTTTTGCATTTTCCAACATACTTTTAATTGTTGGGACGAGCTCAGGGTCTCTGTAACTTGCGATTTGTACGAATATTCTGTTCATAATTAAATCTTATATTTTTTAATAAAATTTAAATATGAATATTAAATAGGAAATAATAAATCTTTGAAATTGATTATATATTTCTGAAAACCTCTATTACCTCAAATACTCCTTGATAATTAGATATGATGTTGCTAGTTATTTCATTTTCGGCATCAATTTTAGATTCGAATATTTCTACTTTATCGTTATAAACAAATCCTTCTTGGAATCCTCGAGATTCCCCGCCCCAAAATCCATTCCCGACATAATTGTATATTATATATTTTTTCATACTTATGAAATTTTTTGATATTCAACATATGACCCTTCTTTTGCTCTAATAAAAGCACCGGCAATCGGAAACTCTGAAGCAAATCTTGCAACAACAGTCCCATTGGCCGAAGGTTTTATAACACCTTCAACTATCGCAATATTTCCTGCGGTTGCGGTTGATGATGCGTTTGCTGTCGCTGGTGTATCATAAGTATTTATGGCTGGGTTTAATGTTTGTGTTCCAACACCTAAAGTATACATTGACCTATATGACAGAATGCTGGTGGTAGGGCCATTAATAGTCCATCTACTACCTGTTGAGGTATTAAAGGCCTCATAATGAAATACAAACCTAAATCTATAGATACTCCCACTAACAACCGCAAAAGATAAATCAGTAATGTCCGCAAGTGTTGTTGTAAGACTGGTTTGGTCGGATGTCAGCATTGCAACTTGTACTCCATTTGTTATTGTGGTTACATTATCGGTGGTACTAACCGAAATACCTGAACCAGCGGTAATTCCTGTTATTCCTTGAACTTGAGTATTAATTAATGTAATTGCCCCTGTTGTTGAATTACCTGATAATCCTGAGCCTGCAGTAACTGAACTAACGGCACCGGCTCCACCTGTTCCCGCACTAAATACAAGTGTATTAGTTGCCGCAGATGTTATGGTAATATTAATACCACTGAAATTAATAAAGTTATTTGTATTACCTGAGAACTGAGTTGTGCCGTTAATTTGTACCGAATTAAACGAAGGTAAATTCTGATATGTCCCCGCAGAAAATGTATTTGCGGATAATCCTCCTGTAAAATTAGCCTGACTTGTAAATGTTGAAGTCCCTGTAACAGATAAACCATCTTGAACATTAAGTGGTGACAACATATTGACAGGAGAACATCCACTTATATTAGTTACAAAAAAATCTGTGAAGCAATTTGCGGATGAACTACCTGGAAGGTTATAATATGTCGATGCCGATATTGTATTAGCGGTTAAACCCGTCCCAAATATTGATGTTCCTGAAAATACTCCGTCAGCTCTAATAAATGAAGTTGTAGTTCCGGCAGTATTCTGTCCTTGTAATAAACTTGTGACATTATCGGCACCACCCGTTCCATTTCTAATACTTAAACCATCTAATGTTGAGTTAATTAAAATTTCAGGTTCAGTGGAGTTATCATAAGCCTGTTGGAGAGTTGTTGTTGATAAACCTCCAGTTCCTCCTAATACTTCACCAAATTTTGAAACTGAGTTAAACACCGCATAGTTAGTGTTTACTAGACCTCCATTACCAACAGATGCGTTTTTGTTAAGTGAAAGTATTCCTATTAATATACCATTCTCTCTATTAAGAGAATATTCGACAAACGTCTCAGTTTGTGAACCAGCAACCGCCTCGGCAAGTGTTCCATATACTTTTTGACCCAATTGGATTCTGACAAGACCAGTTGGAAATAAATAAACTCTTTGATTTGTTGATGAGTTTGAACCCCCTCCTACCGCAGTAACAACTCCATTTAAATCATAGTAACCAGGGTCTATTGTTGTTGTATTTCCTGTTGTAACACTACCACCTGTTAATGGACCTAATTGTGTTCTATACTGGAATGTGGTTGGTGATGCGCCGGAAATGGTAACACTATCTGGATTTTGTTGATTTGTTACCCATCCAATACCATTACCCCACAATGCACCCGATGATGTATTAATCGTCATTCCAGTCCCTGTTGGGGATACTAAAACACCCTGATTAATCAATTTCAATGGAGTCCAAAGGTCTCGAAGTGCGGCCATTGGTGACACATCAAAGTCAACCGTTTGGTTAATTGATGTAATTGAAATTCTACTTGGGTGAACTACTTTACCTAAGAATATATTTTCTCTTCTTTCTTGGGGTGTTGGAAATGTTGTTTGTTGAACTAATGTTGATGCACTATTAATTAAAATAAATGTTGCGTCATCTGTTGCAAGATTAGTTAAAGGAATGTTTGTTCCACCTGTATAGTAAATGTTATCAACATCAGGTAGCGTTGCAAATCCATATGTATTTCTAACTATCCATCCCCTTGCCATTGCAACATTAATAGTTGCCCCTGTTCCTTGAGTCATTCCCGTATATTCATATACTCCACTTGAAATGACATTACCTTCCAAGATATTTCTTTCAATATCGGTTAGTGTAAGGTTACTATCTTCATTATTAATATTAATATAAATCTTACCCGTTGTAGAACCCGTTTGTAGAACATATCCGATTTCATTTGTTCTAGCACTAAATGCTAGTGATGCTGTGGAGTTAACATATCCACCAGGTGTTGTATCAGAAAGGTATAGAATGTCTCCGTTTGCAAATGTGTTAAGTGTTATTCCACTTAAAATACCATTATTTAAAACTAACCCAGTACCTCCATTTGATATGTTCTCAGCGGCAACGCCAATTGGCCTTGGTGTACCCAATGCGTGATTATTAACTGCCAATATTATACTTGGTAATCCATTTGTTGTTCCTGTAATTGTAACTACTTTACCCTTATCAATTTGAACTCCTGTACCGTTGTAAACTCTTGCGTATAGTTGTTGTCCCATTGCAATTGGGAGTAAACTATTATCAACATCATAATAAGAAAGCGCCTTTGATACATTATCAAAAAATATTCTACCTCCTGTTTGTAGTGGATTTGTTGACCCTGTTGTAAAATCAATATAATTAACTTGTGATACGGTATTAGCCGTAACTGCCGACATTGACAAATTTAAACCTGAAAGTAATCCTTGACTGTTCAATGAAAGCCAAGTTGTTCCACTTGTTGTAAAATTTAAACTATTACCCGAACTATAAAATATTCCGTTATTTGCCATTTCTTAAATTATTTGAACCCATCCACTTGTTTTATAAATATACAAACCTTCATTATCATCAGTCACAAAAAGTATAAGTCCAATTGGTGGAGAAGTAATTGCATCCCTTTCTACTTTTGTCATTCTTGGAAATAAAACACCTTGGGTTGTTGATGCAATTTCTATTATTGCCTTAGCATTTGGACTTGCCGTTCCAATACCAACTTGACCTGATGAATAAAATGTATTTGCCGTTAATCCGCTTTGGAATATTGTTCCTCCTGTTACGGTTCCCCCGCTTAATGGAAGGTAATCTCCACTAACGGTTCCTCCTGTTGTTGAACCAGTAAAGTTTACACCGAAATCAGGATATGTTCCCGTAATTTGAATATTGGTTCCACCTGTAATTGTAACTGTTTGGTCAGGAGCAGTATTAATTATTGTGACAGCTCCTGTTGTTGAGTCCGCCGATAATCCTGTTCCTACCGCAATAAATGTTACACCTGAAGAAGGTGTTGCTGATGATACAGGCCCCCAATAAGCATATCCTGTTCCGTCAGTTAAAAGAGCATAACCATTTTGTTCCGTTCCATTTGAATATATAAAATCACCATTAATTGTTAATCCTGATAAAAATTTTGGATTAACAGGTATACTTCCACCTATACGATATACCGTACCGCTTGATAAGTCAGACTGAAGAACATAATTGTATGAATCCTTTATTAATTGATTTGATATATCGGACATCCTTTAATTTTATTAAAAATATACTACTTATAAATAGTATGGCACTCGTTTGTTACGCATGGGATGATACACCATTTCCTTGGAATGAAACACCTTTCACTTGGAAAGAAGGTTGCGTTATTGAAAAATTGGTTCAAGGAGCCGGTGGTATGCAATCCATAAGGAGATTTAGGGCCAAACTTAAAGAATTAGATAAAGAAGAAAAAGAAGTTTTAATTAATCTATTTTTGAGACTTGAGGTGGATGAAATTGTTATTGAGAAAAAAATGTCAAAAGGGAAAAACAAACAAGTAAAAATAAGATTAAAAGATGTTGAGGTGTTAATGAAAGAACAAAGATTTATAAATGTCAATGTGAAAAATATAGATTAACGATATATTTATGAGATATGGCATACAATTTATATACAGATAAAGCAAACAAATTCAATTGTAATATTGAAATTGAAGGTACTTCATTATCTAAATCTAAAGTTAGATTGGTTATTGAAACCGATGAAATGTCCTACATGTTTAATGGTTCAATAGAAAATACCGGTATTTGTGAAGTTAATATTCCTAAAACAAAGCACTTTTTACCTGAAGGTACAAAAGGTAATATGAGATTGGAAGTTATTGCCGATGATGTGTATTTTGAGCCATGGGCTTCTGACTTTAGTGTTAAGACAAACAAGAAAGTTAATGTTGTTGTTGCTGAGCAAGTCGAGGACAAACCAAAAGTTAATGTGATTGTTGCCGAACAAAAAGAAGAACCTGTAAAGCCAAAAGTGGTTGAAACAAAAACAGTTCAAACTAAAAGAAAAGTTGAACTTACAAAACAGGATATTCTCAATAGGTTGATGGGTAAATAATTATATCATCTGAACCCAACCCGAAGCTTTATAAACATACACTCCATCACTTCCATTGGTTTGATATACCATTAATCCAATTGTTGGACTTGATATCGCGTTTCGTTGAGCTTCCGTCATTCTTGGAGGTAAAAACCCTTTAGATGATGATGTCAAATCAACTATTGAACTAGAACTAGGTGAGGATGTCCCAAAACCTACAGAAGTTCCGTTATCAAAAATTTGACTGTTTCCTAAACTAGAAGAACTTGTCCATTTTGAAATGTAGTTTGTTGTTCCCCCTCCAGTGAACGCCGAGTTTCCACCGACAATTAATGATGCGGAAAACCAAGTTCCCGAACCATTTGCAGTTCCTTGTAATATATTGACACTTCCTGTTGAGCCTTGAAAGATTGTAAATTCGATATAATCTGTCGTGCCATTCAAATAGACAATTTTACTGGCCTCGAATGCTTGACCCGTTACATTGTTTAATGGATTTTGTACAATTACAAATGAATTACCATTTTTTCTAACCTGAATATTTGCTTGATTATTTGTTACACCCGGATTATCAAGCCATACCCCAACAAAAATATTATAGTATCCCGCAATTGTAGGGGTGAGTTGATACGTAGATGCGTTCCACCAATTCTGTGGGTCAAAGTCATCTACAAACTGTATAATTACATCTGTATTTGCCGAGATTGATTGGTTTGCATTTAACTTACCTTGTACAACATAATCACTTGGAGTTAGTCCTGTTGCCCCTCCTGAACCAGCCGTTATACCAGTTACTGATATTGTTCCTCCTGTCGAATTATATAAATCCAAAGTAGAAGTTCCTGACGAATAAGTTCCCGCAGAGATATAAAGACCTGTTACATTACCAATCGATATTGTTCCACCTGTGGATTCTAAATCTAAAGTTAATGTGTTTGGGTAATATGTTCCTCCAGTAATTCCTGAACCTCCTCCACCACCTGTTGTTAGTTTTTTCCAAACGGCAGTAACACTAGTCTCACCACTTACATCCTCTATGGTATTTGCTGTCCACGCGTTTATAAAGTTTTGACCGGCAACGGAGTTATTCTTTACGGTTGTGCCAAAATCGGACATAACAACTGTATCACCACCAACTCCTGTGGCACCTGTTGCCGCCGCCCATAGAGTATCATAATTATCTATACGATATTGGTAGATTTGGTCAGTCTCATATACGTAGGCCAACATACCCAATCTTCTTCTACCTGAAGATAGATTGTCAGAACCCATAACAAGAATATCAGGAGAATATGCGGACCCACTACCTTTTATAAAATTAATTGGTATTGTATTGGAACTCAGACTTATTGTACCAGTTACACCTGAAGGTATTTCAAATGTTAAATCCGAAATGTTATATACCTCCATATAACCACCAATACCTAATACAGAATAGTTTGTACCAAAAACCTCAGTTCTCGATACTGATTGAATTCCGTTTAGTTGTTCGGGAGATATTGGAAGTTTAAAGGGTTCGGCCATATTATGAACTTAATGAGTTACCTCTAAAATAAATATTCGTTCCTGCGTTTGATAAATTAAAATCTACGCCTGGGAATGTGGTATAAACTCGATAAGTCGTATTTGGTATGGTTGAGCCTGTATAATAGAATGTGTAACTATAAATTGTTGACTCCATAAATAATGGAGTCAAAAGATTTGGACTTGATAAACTGTAATCTATCTGAGATTGGTACAGACCATTTGTTGCTCCGGTTGGTATCATCCAAACGAACCATCCACTACCATTCAATGTATTTGCTGATACTACAGCCGTTGTGAAGTTATTAGCAACTATAGAATTACCAAATGCATCAACTCCACCTGAAACTCTAGGAATTGTTTGTGTTATTACTGAAGGGAATGTCCCTGCGGTCCATCCTGAAAAATCAACATATATATTTAATTCATTATTAAAATCCGATTGGTTTTGAGTTGGTTGACTACCGTTACTAAATCCAAAGAAATTTTGACCGTTTACTGTGTACATCCATTCACCTATTTCGGTTGACCCTGTATTTGGTTCAATGAATAAATACGCAACAAATGGTGCGGCAGTTGGTGTTGTGGTTATTCTAGGTGTTTTAGTTTGAGTTTTTGTTGGTGTTGGACTTGTAATTGTTCCTGTTGGAGTTTTTGTTAATGTTACCGAAGGGGTATATGACGGAGTTACAGTTAGTGTTGGAGTAACTGTAGGGGTTGACTCAAATGGAAATGGAAGCGGGGGGTCAAAACAAGAATTATTAATACAATCACCATAGATATTAAAATACGCTTTATCATTTGTTACATACGGATTCGAGCCGCACGCATACAATAAGTTATCGCCAGGACATAACCCATAAAAAGGGGTACCATCACATTGTGTGTAACCGATATCAATGTCTCCTGCCGATGTGTTAGTAAACACGATACATCTACATTCTGAAGTTGGTGTGGATGTTGGAGATGGAGTTAAGGTTACAGTTGGTGTTGGAGTTATTGAATCAATATATCTAAATTCGGTGCATCCTGAAGTGTCTGTTAATTGTATTATTACCCTAAAAGACCCCTGTAATTCTTCAGGTATATCAATATAAAAAGGAACATCTGTTATACCACTTATTTCAGGATAACAATAATTGTATGTGTAATCACACACCTTAGCAACATAAGGAGGGGTTCCACATAAATCAGTTATTTCCACCTTTTGCATTCTTCTATATTTTTTAAGGTGCGGTTGTAACCGTCCAATTGGCGGCTTGTAAAATGGCTAATGCATCATCACTACCCGAATCTCTTGGTGAATTAGGGGTTCCATTAGTAACTCCTAGGTTACTCAAATTAAGAGTACCGTTGGTGGCGGTAGTTGTTGCCGCAATGTCGTTTATGATTCTGTTCACTGATGTCGTATCTAAACCACAACGTCTCATAACTACGTTATTAATATTAGCGTTCAAAAAGGCATTTGTGGGCCATGTCGAACCAATTATTGGATTTTCATCAAATTTAAATACCCTTAAAGTTGAAGGTAAACTTGTTGAAAACAAATTAGAGAAGCTTGTGAAACCACAATTATTTAATTCTAAAGTTTGGATAGTAGAATTGGATGATAAATTAGTCATCTGTGTTAATGTGGTATTATCTGACATTATAAGTGTGGTTGCACCATTCACTAAGTTTATATTAATCGATGTAATATCATTCCCATCTAATCTAATATTTCTTATAGTACTTGGGAATTGGGTATCCCAAGGTCCTGAAATATTACAACTATAAACATAGAACGTGGTTAACTGAGTATTTGTTAAAGGTATAGTCCAATCTGTTATATTTGAATTATTATAACCATAGAAAACCTGTAAATTATTTGGTAAGTAAGATGTAAACGAAGTTACTAAAGAATTATATTGTAATTCTAATCTAGTAATTGAATTTGGTAAATCAGGTATAGTAGTTAATTGATTTATTTCCAAATATAATTCATCCAAAACTATACAGTTTATAATTGTGTCAGTAATTGCCGTAAGTCTATTTCTAGAAACATTTAAAATTTCTAATTTATCGTTATTTGTTAAATCAATATTTAATTCTCTTATACCATACTGATTTGGTGCAAATAGAATAGGTCTTGCATTATCAGAAATATCAAATTCAATTAAATTTTCAGGTAAATTATATGTCCACCCTGTTAAAATATTACCTTGAACATCTATCTTGGTTAATCCTGTTAGATTTTCAAAACCATTTAAACTATTAATTGATTGTAATGAGGAAATATTGTTTGAAGTTCTTAATCCAAAATATGTTAATATTGTTGTTGGTAATTCAATATTGACCTCAGATAGGAGTGGATTGTTTAAAAAATTAAAGGCAGACGCTCCTTGATTTAATAAAGTTGATGTTAAATCATGAGAAAATCCTGTCATATCACAATTAGCCATAAAAATTTGTTCCAACTTAGTTTTAGAACCTAAATTAAAAGTATTAAGTTCTAATAATTGGTTATCATGTCCGTCAAATTGAATGGTTGTAAAATATGGAGAGGTCTCAACTGAGTTCAAATTAGCAAAACTACAATTTTCAAATCTTAGGCCCAGCATTCCAGGGAAAGAACCAAAAGTATATGGGTCATCGTCACCTGCTAACAATTCTGAAATATTTCTAAATCTAATAGATATATCTGAAGCAACACTAATAATATTTGGGTTATTACTACCATTTAATTTAAATCCATATGTTGTGGCGGTATATACTTGAGCTAACGGTGAATAAACGTGAGTTTGTGTAACATCCGTTAAAGTAGTGTTGTAATTAATAATAGTACCATCGCCAAAATCAACATCAAATTCTTTAATACCGTTAACCAGTATAAGACTTTGTACATATTCATTATTTATTGGGGCAAAATCGGTTCTATTCGAATATCTAAAATAAGGAGTCCCTCCACTTAAATTATTACCCAAACAATTAATTGTCTGAGAAGCACCTCTAACATTAATTTGTCCGACATTTCCAACTAAAGTTCTATCATATGGAATATTACCATTAACGTTATAAACATCACCGGTATTACTTTGTATTACATAATTTAACCCCTCCCATTGGAATAACCCTTGAGGTTGATTTATATTGTTAGTTGCTAATGGTGGAGAATTTTGTCCTATAGGATTAGTGTCAAATTCATAAAATAAACCATTATAATCATATTGTGTTAGGTACGAAGTACCTGGAAGTGATGGGTCATATTTTGTAAATACTATTTTTTGTCCTCCCGCAGCCAAATTATTAGTCACAATAACATCACCATAAACAATGTCAGGTGTTAATACCGCTGAAGATATTTCAAATAGCTCGGTATAAGATGAGGTATATGGTAAAGCGGTTGAGTTTATAAAAAACTTAACCATCTTATTAGGGGTTATTAGAGTTAAACTTCCAATTAAAACGTGTTGACCTCCGGTAGTTTCTAAGTAGGTTAAACCATTCCCTAAAGGACTCGGCATACCAACAGGGAATGGAATATTTCTATAATTAATTCCTGTACCTCCATAATCAGGGTCAAAAGTAAATGGACATATTGATGTTATTCTAAATTCTCTAAAGTATTGATTACCCGAACCTTGATTACCGTATATCCAAAGTCTACCATCATTTGTAATTGGATTCCAATAGTGAGCAATATCATCACTTTCAAATAAGTTTGCCGGTGTTATCTGAGTTGATGTATCGGCAGTAAAATCATAAACATATAAATCAGTTGATGTATTAAATAATATCATACATTCAGAGGCACAAGGAACGGCAGTTGGTGAAGTTTGGGTCGGAGTTGGTGTTTGTGTCTTAGTTGAGGTGTTAGTTGGTGTCTGACTCTTAGTCGGAGTCTGAGTATTAGTTTGAGTTTGCGTATTTGTAGGAGTATTAGTTTGAGTTTGCGTATTTGTAGGAGTTTGAGTTTGAGTCTGAGTATTTGTTGGAGTTTGAGTTTGAGTCTGAGTATTTGTTGGGGTACTTGTTTGAGTTCCTGTATTTGTTGGTGTTGGACTAGGTGTTGATGGAGGAGATACATCTGGAGTTCTTGTTGGTGTTGGGGTCTGAGTAGATGTTTTAGTTTGGGTTGGGGTCTGAGTAGATGTTTTAGTTTGGGTTGTAGTTTGAGTAGGAGTTTTAGTCTGTGTTGCAGTTTGAGACGGTGTGGAGGTATTAGTTGTAGTATTTGTTTTTGTTTGCGTTGGAGTATTTGTCGATGGGGGAGTTGGAGGCGGGTCAGTTGGAGTTGCGGTTGGGGTTCTAGTTGACCTTGGTGTATCCGTTTGAGTGTTAGTTGGGGTTTGAGTGTTAGTTGGGGTTTGAGTTTGGGTTTGAGTTGGGGTTTGACTTATAGTATTTGTTGGAGTTTTTGTTTGAGTTCTAGTTTGAGTCATGGTTGAAGTTTGGGTTTGAGTTGGGGTTAAAGTAGCCCTAACCGTTTTAGTAACAGTTGGTGTATTTGTATTTGTTGGGGTTTGTGATTTAGTTTGAGTTGGAGTATTGGTATTTGTTGGAGTATTAGTTGAAGTTATTGTTGGGGTTTTAGTTTGGGTCATTGTTGGAGTTGGTGTTGGAGTGACTGACGGACATTCAACTAGAGCATTCCATGACGCCCCTAAAATTGGAACAACTATTTCTAATATAACTTCAGTTGGTGATGATAATGTTTTATCAAATGAAATTGAAACTAAACCAGTATCGGATACATCAGGATAACCTAAATTGTTCAATTCGGTATTATACAATGGATTTCCTATAAATCCTGTGTCAATAACTAATGTTGAATTCCAATATAATCTAAACCAAACAGGGGTTAAATTGGAATTTACATTTAAAATTATAGGTCCTATCTCACTTCCAACATCTATTGTGTAATACAATGTTCCATAATCTGAAGGAGAACCAAAGAATTTTTGGTCACACACTGCGGTACCACTAAATTCAAATGGAGGCGTCGATGTTGGTGTTTGTGTAGGTGTTGAAGTTTTTGTAGGAGTTTGTGTAGTGGTTGATGTCTTTGTGGGTGTTTTAGTTTGAGTTTGGGTTTTTGTTGGGGTTTGTGATGGATTTATAGTTGGAGTTGAAGTTTTTGTTGGAGTTATTGATTTTGTCGGTGTTTTAGTTTGAGTACTAGTAGGTGTTTGAGTTTTAGTCGGAGTTTGACTTGGTTCAGGTATAGGACATGAGATATATAAGTTAAAATCAACAGGCTCGAATGGGGAAAAAACGATAACTTCAATGGTTGTTGGGGAAGATGTGGATTTGTTAAACACAAAAGAACCGGTTCCCGCACCATTCACAGAAGGATAACCGGCGGAATTCAGTTGAGGGTTAAATGACGGGTCACCTCTAAATCCTGTATCTCTTTCTAATACGCCATCGTAATAGAAGTAAAATCTATCAGGAACATTACCGGCATTAAAAAATATATTTAATGACCCAATCTGAGAACCGATATCAACTTGGAATTGACGAGTCCCTCTATAGCCATCTGAAACTACTATGTATTGGTCACAAACGTTAGTACCTGTATACTCACCTGGAGGTGTTGTTGTTGGAGTTGGGGTTTGGGATGATGTTTTTGTTACTGTACGTGTAACTGTTTGAGTTGGTGTATTAGTTTTTGTTGGAGTACCTGTTTTTGTTTGTGTTGGAGTACCTGTTTTTGTTTGGGTAGGGGTTTTTGTTTGTGTTGGAGTCGTGGTTTGGGTTTTAGTTTGGGTTGGGGTTATGGTTGGTGTTTTAGTTTGGGTCGGGGTTTCGGTTTTAGTTGGCGTACTTGTATTAGTCTGGGTACTCGTTTTAGTTTGAGTTGGAGTTCCGGTGTTAGTTGGAGTTGGAGTTCCGGTGTTAGTTGGAGTATTAGTGGGTGTTTGAGTATTTGTTTTTGTAGGGGTTTTTGTAGGTGTTTCGGTTTTAGTTTGGGTTGGAGTTTCTGTTTTAGTAGGAGTATTAGTCGGAGTTTCGGTACTTGTTTTGGTCGGTGTTTTGGTATTAGTTGGTGTATTGGTTGGGGTAGACGTTTGAGTTTTAGTTTGAGTTGGCGTTTTAGTAGGTGTTAATGTACTTTTAGGAGTTTCAGTTGGGGTTTTAGTAGGACATAAAGTTGATGTTGGAGTTTCAGTTGGCTGTAAGGTTGGCGTTTGGGTATTAGTCGGAGTTGATGTTTTAGTCGGACATGGGGTACCGGTAGGGGTTTCGGTATTTGACGGGGTAATTGTTTGAGTTTTTGTTTGTGTTGGGGTCCTTGATGGTGTTCGTGTTTGGTTTGGTGTGGTCGGTAAAATTGTAACTATATTTGAACAACTTCCTCCTGAAGTTATAACATTATATGAACCATAAATATCTTTTGGGGGTGTTAATAATGAAGGATTAAAGTCATACGGTAGTATAACGGTACCTAAATTAATAACATCGGTTTCACCAAATGGGGTGAATAAAATTACCGCAGTCTCTCCACTAAAATTTATATACTCTATAACAATTGATTGGGACATCCTTAATAATTAATCTTATACTTTTAAATATAAATAGATAAGATTTAATTTAAATAAAAGAAGTTTTTATTACCTACGATACAAAATAACATTTAACCCGTGCATTGCCAAATTGATGTTATTTGATTAATTCCATTGATTGTTTGAACTCGAACAATTACCGGAGGACCTTCTAAATCGCTATAATAATTTAATAACGAATTTGAACTAACCCAATAATTACGAACTGCCGCCTGACCACATGGGTTGTTAGGTGATTGATTACCTGGATAGACTCTCATCCCGACTTGTAATTGAGTCCAGTTAGTAATATTACCCTCTACTTTAATTTCAACAGGTAGTACCGCCCTATTAGTAAAATTCATAAAATCCGAATACCACGAACAACCTGCGTTATCGTTATAATCATTCCCAACTGTTCCGATGTTTATTAAATTTGAAAAACAAGCACAATTAGGTGAACACCCTTGAGTACTTCCGACCGGACAGTTGCTACAATTCCCGAAGGTTTCATTACACCCTCTTGTAATTGGGTCAATACAAGTGCATCCATTATAAATTCTAGTGGCAGTTCTGATTGTTGACAAAACTTGAGGGGCTCGGCAAGGTCCAGATGATGATGGAGTCTGAGTTTGAGTTGTTGTATTAGATGGTGTTTGAGTTTTGGTTTTAGTTACAGTTGGAGTGGTTGTTGGTGTTAATGTTTGGTCAGGAGTTTTTGGTAAAGTTGTTGTTGGTGTTGAGGTTTGAGTAGGTGTTTTAGTTTTAGTAGGAGTTTGAGTTTTAGTATTTGTATTTGTATTAGTTACTGTAGGAGTCGTAGTTTGAGTATTTGAAGGGGTAATCCCGATGGTTTGTGTTGGAGTCTTGGTTTGTGTTACGGTATTTGTTTTGGTGTTTGTTTGTGTTTGGGTAACTGTTGGTGTTGATGTTGATGTAGGGGTTTGTGTACTAGGTGGTGTTGCACCAATTGAACTCGTAGGTGTCATAGTGTTTGTCTTAGTTGGTGTAACAGTCGTAGTGTTAGTTTGAGTTTGTGTTTTAGTAGGTGTTACTGTTTGACTCACAGTTGGTGTTTGAGTTTTAGTTGGGGTTGGGGTTTGAGTGATTTGTTCTACATTAAAATCACAAATATTTAAATAGGTTCCGTCATAACCTCCCGCACCTGTTATTGTGAGTGATGTATATGGGTTTGTATTATTTATTATGAAAACACCGGCGCCTCCTGTAGGCCCATTAGGTGGAGTTGATGGAGCTCCAGCCCCTGAAATAATTTGGTTTCCAATTATTGTTGAATAACAATTAAATGTACTTGAAATTGTTGGGATACCTGTGTCAGTAGTGAATACAAAATTTTCATTTCCTCCCCATCCAGCACCGTTTAGAACTATTGATACGTTATTAACAGATAAACTAAAATTAAATGTTAGTGAAAAACTACTTGTAGGAGTCGAAGTAGAATTACTTGAGGCCCCGCAAAGATAGGCCGGTATACCATTCCAATTCATTTGGCCACAAGATGGTAATAACGCCGATGGAGATAAAATAGTCTGTATGTCCCCAGTTGATGCGAATGTAACATTAACACCGTTATATGTTGTTGGAGCAATAAATCGACCGGAACATAAACTACTTAGTAAGGTTCTAGTTGGTGTTGGAGTTGGGGTAGTAGTTTTTGTTGGGGTTGATGTTAGTGTAGGAGTTGGGGTTGGGGTAGGGCAATTAACTATACTTGAACCTCCGAATACGTTGAATAGATTACTAAATACACCTACATATTCGGCACTACCAGGAGGGGTTAAATTTAACCTATAAGTTTCCGTTTTATCTGGATTGGATTGAGTTCTCATAACGTACATCTCATTATCCCATTCAAATATTGCCGCTATCGAGCTTCCGAAAGGCGTACCTGGAGTACCTATTGGAATCGAAATTGAATATACGGGAGTATTCGACGTTGATAGGTAATTATACACATTGACTCCTAAAACTCCGGTACTGAAATTTTTGGTACCAACAAATAATAAATTATCCGACCTTAGATAAATGTCTCCACTCGCTTGTGTCATAGATGGGAGAGCCATTTTTTGGGTAATTACCGTTTGATTTGTTGATATATCAACTTCAATAATTCTCTCTGGAAAACTATCATAACCCGATGAGCTTATCAAAGTAGTATTATTAATTGCAAATAAACCCAATCCAAAAATTACATTATCACCAGGAATATACGGACCAGGATATAGTATATCTCTATTATAGGTAGCAACAAAAGGGTTCCATGTTATATTCCATTCTCTGAAACCAACAACAGGATTTGGGTCAAAAGGGGCAATTGCCGGCTTTACTGTCCAAAGTTTATCGAAAGTATATGCAATATCTTGTACAAAATCATCTATGTTTGGCACATCCAAAGTATATGTGGTGTTCAAATCAAAGTCATAAAATGATACATAAAATTCACCAAAAGATTCTTGTCTTTGGAGTAATAAAATTGACGGACAAGGATTAATTTCCCCTCCTGAAGTTGGTGTAACAGTAGGTGTTTTTGTTTGAGTTGGTGTTTTTGTTTGAGTTGGTGTTGGAGTAATACATTGATTTGGGTTAATTGATGTGTCACAAATTCCTATTGCAGTTCCTAAATAACCTCCGTCCCCTGTAATTGTTAAATTTGTAAACCCTAAACAGTTCTTAATTTCAAAAATTCCGTCACCAGTAACCCCACCTTCCCAAATTGGCGCCGTACTGTGTAATATAATTTCATTACCTGTAACAACCCCATTACAAATTAAGATAGGGTTGATTGTTGGTATACCTGTATTTGTGGTAAATAGGAAATTTTCAGGGTCATTTGGTGAATACTGACATGTACATCCGGCACCTCTTAATGCGATTGTTATACTTGTAATTGGTTGACTAAAAGTTAAACTAACTGTCCAATTTGAGAAAAAGGATGGAGGACCTGTAACACCTATCCCATTTAACCCACTACCCAAAGATAACGATGGATATTGTATTGATATTCCAGTACCACAAATTGGTCTGTCATTTGATGGTGGTTGTATTAATAAATAAGTATTTCCTGTTCTATTAACAGTTATTGTTATTCCATTCACAACTATTGTTGGGTCAGGCCAAACTAAATTAGAACATTGTGTAACAGGTGTTGGAGTTAGTGTTGGAGTAGGGGTTGGTGTTGGGCATCCACATCCTGGTAACCTAACAATAGACGCTCCGCTTACATTTGTAACGTTTGTTGCACATTCTATTGTTATAAAGGATAAACCTGTGTATGTAAAAGTTCCTGATTGTCCTTGACATGAGCTGACATTGTAAATCGCACTATTAAATCCTTGTAATAGTGATATTTGAAAATTAGAACAACAATTAGTTGGTGTTGGAGTCGGACTTTGTGGTAAACCGGGTGTTTTAGTCTGTGTTTTTGTCGGGGTGTTGGTTTTTGTTTGTGTCGAAGTATTTGTGTTGGTTTTTGTTTGTGTTATAGTGGGTGTAGAAGTTGGGACAAAACCAAAAGATGTGGTTGGAGTTATAGTTGGTGTTTTTGTACGTGTGATGGTTGGGGTTGGGGTTCTAGTTGTACCTGGTACATAAATTTCACAAATAGAAATTTCAGACCCATCATACCCACCGGCACCAGATATTACTAAAGTTGTATAATCCGTAATACAATTTATAGTGAATAACCCACCTCCGGTACCTGAACCTACAGGTGGTGGTACTATATTTGCACCTGAAAGAATTTGGTTGTTATTAATTGTGGTATAACAATTTATACTTGATGTAATTGTTGGAATTTCAGTATTTGTTGTTATTATAAAAACTTCGTTGCCACCTCCGAAATCGTATGTTCCAGAACCTCCTATAACTAATGTAACTTCGTTAATTGGTTGACCAAAATTAAATGTTATAACAAAAGCACTTTGGGCTGTTGGTTGTTTAAAAATACTTTGCCCAATTCCACCCGCATAAACTTGCTTTAATGCGGTTAAAGTATAAGGATTAAAACTTCTAATAACGTCACAACTTGGAGGATTACCGTTGTAGGTTGCAATTTCAACCGAACCAGAAAGTACCATCTCAACAAAAATTCCTTGTGTAAAACCGGTAAATACAGTTTGTTGATTTTGGTTAAAAGGGAACGTATAGGTTGGTATCCAACGATTGAAGCAGGGGCCCAAATCTTCTATAGTGGTTGGGGTTGGTGTTGGGGTAACCGTGTTACAATCACAACCAGGTAATTGTGTTATCGAACCTAATCCATTTATTAAAGTTGCATTATATGAACATGTTATAGTTTGAGATTGTCCAACAGGTACTGGTAGAGTTAAAAACAAATTACCAACGCATCGTACTATTGTAAATGTTGAACCTGTAACATCTGAAGGACTTGATGAAAGTATATATGTTGAACAACATTTAGTTGGGGTAGGTGTCTTAGTGGGTGTAACACCTACAAAATTTATTGTGTTAGTTTTAGTTGGTGTGTTTGTTGTGGTTGGAGTCAAAGTTGGTTGTGGACATGATATGAATCTTACACAATCACCCGTACACGATTCATAAACAAAACCAGAAGGACAAGTATATCCACTATTCAATTGTAAACCAGTTGATGATTGTATTATTTCGGCATTTGATTCGGAATAAGAGCTAGTCGAAAAAATAATGTTTAAGTTATTGGGTGAGGTTGCTCCTGTTAATTCATCAAGTGTATTTTGATAAATTTCACATCCAAAAACACCTGATGTTGTTTGTGATAGATTTAGACCATAAACGTTCAATACGTGATGACCAGGGTATAGTGGAATCTGATATACATGCCAATTACTAAATGTCAAAGTACTATTGTTATAACCACCCAACAGTGTGTTAATAGTTTCGATACCATCTATAGTCAATCTAAAGGCATTATCCGCACCAAAACCAACGTAATAAAAATTAGCAAAATCAACAACATCAATACAAAAAGAAAATCCCAACCAAGTATTAGACGGAAATGTAGATAATGACCAAATACCACTTCTGTTTAAGGGACCATTTGTACTGTCGGTACTTTTCCATACATCATTTGTGTTTGAAAAATAATATGTCGAACCACTTCCTCCTAATTGAAATCCGTATGAGTAAAATCTGGTTCCAATGTTAGTATACCCTGAGTTATTATATTTAGATAAACCAATATTAAATAATGGACTTGTTGATGGTTGTGATATCACGGTATCACATGGCTGAGTTGGAGTTACTGTCGGAGTTTGTGTTATACATGGGTGTTGGTCTGTACAGTTTTTACAATCATCACCATTAGTGGGAGTTATTGTTGGTGTTGTGGTATTTGTTGAAATTGGTGTTTTAGTTTTAGTTCTTGTAACGGTATTTGTTGGAGTTATTGTCGGTGTGGTGGTTGGGTTTGGGCTAACTCCTACAGATTTAGTGGGAGTTACAGTTGATGTTTTTGTTATTGTAGAAGTTTGAGTTGGGTTTGGGGTGGCATTGATTGTCTTAGTCGGAGTAGATGTCGGGGTTTTGGTCGGGGTTAAGGTTAAAGTAGGAGTTGGGGTTGGTGTGGTGTCTAGCGACTGTAAACAAGATAATGAATTAATGAAATTTACAATTCTTTGTTGTGGTTGGGGGCCGAATCCGTTTGTAAAAAGTTGACTTCCTCCTCCGACTAAACCACAATAACTCATTATGGTACCACCACTGTTGGGTGGGGTGCCCGGAAAAGGACACACACCATTTACAATTTCAAAAACAGTTTGAACTGATGATGGACAACCTAAAAAAGTATAAGTTTCAAAAGTAACACAACTATCAATTCTGTTACAACCAATTGGGTTACCTCCGGGTACAAAATTGGTTGTGTTCCAGTAACATCCGTGGGTATGATTTGAACCCATTAAATGACCTTGTTCGTGTGTAATTACTTGTACTGTAGATGAATATGTTGTTGAGTTAGCGGTTGCATTTACATCAATTTGACTGAAACATACTGGTGAATTAGTACTTGTCGCCAAATATTCTTGACCATCAATTACTACGGTATAATCAGAAGATATTGGGTTACACAAAACCTGTATACCATCGGCCAGTCCTTGTATTTTATTAGCAGGATTTGAGAAAGAGGTTGTTGGAAAAGTAGCGGTTAACAAATGTTTTAAATCACCGGAAAAATTAGCCGCGCTAGTTCCTGCGGGATAAATTCCGTTACCTAAACTATATCTGAAATTAAACAACAATAAAACCATAGAACAGGAACCATACCCGCACCCGTCATTGATAGGTACCGTGAGAGGTGTTGTTCTATACGGTGAATATGATGTGGTAAAAATGTGTAAAAAATTAAGTACGACAAAAATCCCGTCGTTTTCATATAAAGTTTTTGTTGCATTAAAAATTGAAGTTATATACGAAACTGTATTTGCACCTTTCAAAAGTCGTATGTCATAATCAACTACCCAATCTATTTTTACCAATTTAGTTGCCTGGTCTGCAACATAAGGATTTAATGTTTTAAGACCGGTGTTTTTTTTTGTATTTAAAGAAGGGTTATATGGATTTGAATATGTTTGACCTTCTTTAGGTTCATGATGACATGTAAAATTTATAGGATTTTCTTCATTTACACTTGATGTTCTGTATGTTGAGCCTGAGACAAAATTTATATCATATGTTGAGCCAGTCGTTACGATATGTCCATATATTTCATTATTTGTGAAACTTAAAGAACAAAAAGAATTTTCTTCTCCTTCGATTTCTCCTCTATAATGTTCACCCAAATCCCATTCGATATTTTCTCCATCAGATGTAGTGACCGTAAAATTCTCAGAAAATATATTAACTTTTTTTAGAATAACGTTTTTATTAATACCCCCTAACGGAATTGACATAGTCATTGTATCAAATTTCTGTGATGATACAGTCCTTAATTCCGACACATCAATTTCAAATGAATTATCTAAATTAATATTTCTGAGTAAATTCAATTGTTTCATATACTAAATCATCAATTAGGGGTTATACTTATATATTTATACGAATTCTGAGCGGTTGTTATACTTTCATTATAAATAGCACAATTAGAAAAACCTTCAGCCTCAACATAGTATGATTCACCATCTATTAATGTGTCGGCGACATTTGCTGGTATTAAAAATATTCTAATGTTTTCAAATGGTTCACAACAACTGGTAAAATATTTACTAACGGAACAAGGATAAATACTTATACAATAAGCACAATCTCCCCTAAGAGGTGTAGCCGTTGGTGTTGCTGTTGGTGTAGGGGTCGGTTGAGGACTTTGATTTATCGTGGTAGTTGGGGTTACTGTAGGGGTGTTAGTTTTAGTTGGGGTTGGACTTGTGCAAACACAACCAGGATATCTTACAAATGTTCCTGTTCCTGAAGTTAATGTTACTGTGGATGCGCAATTAATATCTATTGAAGTTCCTTGAGGTACAGTCGTTGTTTGCGGGATTCCATTACATGAAATTACATTAAATGTACTACCTCCAGTGTCGTTTACTCCTGAAGTTAATGTAAATCTACTACAACAATTGGTGGGTGTTACGGTGGTGGTTTGAGTATTTGTATTTGTTACTGTTTTAGTTATAGTTGGAGTTTGAGTGGGGTCAGGTGTTGCGTTTATAGTTTTAGTTGGTGTTGGAGTAGATGTTTTGGTTGGAGTTACAGTTGGTGTATTTGTTTTAGTTGGAGTTTTTGTGGGGGTTTGTGTTGGTGTTTTGGTTGGAGTTGGTGTTGGAGTTTGAGTAATTGTTGTTGGAGTTGGTGTTGGGGTTTCAAATGGAACCGCCTGACATGTTAAACACGCAAAATTGTTATTAATGAAGTCATACATTCTTTGTCTAGGTATTGGACCAAACCCTAATGCGAAATTTATCGGAGCGGTTCCTGCACTGTCTCCATAACTCATTATAGTTCCTTGAAATCCGGGTGGTATTGGTAGTTGAGCACACGCAGGAACTCCTGGAGGTACCTCTACCGTGGAAGTCCCGTCAATGGCCTCAGCACCAAAAGTAGTATCTCCATATACCCAAGCGGTATTCCAATTACATCTAAAAGTATGTCTTGAACCTAATAAGTGACCTTGCTCGTGAGTAACTACTTTAACACTTCTACTATATACAGTAGAACTAGGAGTTCCTGTAGAATCTCCTCTTTTTAATTGTGTATAACCATATTTGTTGGGACCACAAAGAGCCCCCACATATGCGATACCCGCACCTGAATTGCTTGTTGGAGAAGTTCCAAAACTCAGTAGCATACCACAATTCTCGGCAATGCCACCATTTGCATTTCTATAATTTACATAGGCATCTAGTATAACATCTGTTGTTCCCACAACAAAACCTGAAGGACCATTTTCCCATAAGAATAATAAGGCTAAATTAACCTGAATATTATCATTAGCATAAAGTTGTTTTTGTGCATTAAAAAGTGCGGTCAACCATGTTATGGCCGGACCCGTTCCACCAAATTGTTGTATCACATCATAATCCGCTTCCCATCGTATATTAATACATTTAGAAGCATATGGTAACGTTAAAGTTTTTGGGGATAATTTTAATTCCTGTAAATTATTATTATGTGATAGTAATTCACATCCACATTCAAACCCTTCGTTATCATTAATCGTTTCATGAAGTCTATGAAAATTTTCATCTATTTTGGTAAACCCATACTCTTTAGTATTATCTTGAACTATTCCGATAATTCCGTCATCACTAAAAGATAATGCAACAAATGATTTTTCAGAGCCAATGACCCGACCACCGTAGTGAATTCCTGAATCATACGATAAAATTTGACCTAATTCATTTACAACTTTAAAATCATCGGACCCAATATTTGTTCTATATATTTCAACTTGTTTTTCAATCCCATCTATAGGTAAAGACAGATAAATTCTTTCATTAGTTTGAGTTTTAAGTGAGGTTATTGTATTTAAATTTAATTCAAAAACACCATCATTTGTAAAACTTTTATGTAGACTTAAATGTTTCATATTTTATATATACTTTTTAAGGAGTTATAATGTTTATATATTCATATGAAAAATCCGCATTTGTTAATGTTACATCATACACGGCACATCCTGAAAAACCAACGGCTTCTACATAATATGTATTTCCATTTACTAGAGTCTCTGAAACATCAAAAGGTATTAGATAAACTCTAAAACTATCATACGGCTCACAACATTGCCAAAAAAACCTATTAACTGTACATGGATGTAAACTCAAACAATACTGACAATTATTATTGACTTGTGTGCTGGTTATTGTTGGGGTTATACTAGGTGTTAAAGTTTTAGTTATTGTTGGTGTTTTAGTTTGTGTTGGAGTTTTAGTTAAAGTTGGTGTGTTAGTTATTGTTTTAGTAGGTGTTATAGTTTGAGTTGGGGTAGGATTAGGACTGGTACCTATTGATGGTGTCGGGGTGGGTGTTTTAGTGAGAGTTGGTGTTGGTGTTAGAGTTTCTTCAGGTGGTGGGCCCAAACATTCTATACAAGTTGAAGGTAGGCTATTGATTGCATCGAGCATTCTTTGTCTAGGTTGTGGTCCGAAACCTAAGTTCAGATTAGTACCTACCGAAACTTGGTGACAATAACTCATAATTGTTCCACCTTGAGCCGGACTTCCAGGGACTCCACAACAATAATTGGGAGCGCAACATGCTCCACAATTTGATGAAGATGTTATACTACAAGTTCCATATCCTGGATTTTGTTGAGCCACAGTGCAACCAGAGCTCAAAATTGCGGTACATTCAATTCTACAACTATCAATTCTTGAGCAACCTCGGGGATTGTCTCCAGGTTGAAAATTATTCGTATTCCAGCTACAAGAAAATGTGTGTGGTGAACCGAACGTGTGTCCATGTTCATGTGTTGTAGCCGCCACGGTCCAACTATATGTCATTGGTTGTTGGAATGACGATGTTATCCAACAAAAAGCGTATGGCCTTGCGCATAACGCATCAACCCAAGCAACTCCTCCACCATACCCTTTGTTAAATGAAAAAAGTTGCGCGGCATCCCCATTAAATGTCGGTCTAACCACCTCAAATTCATATAACATATCCAAAGTACCAATTTGATTATATGGAATGGTTGGATAGTAAAATGAAGTTCCTGAATTTACGAATAAATCAGATAAATAAATTTGTATACCATCATTAGAAAATAATAATTGTACCGCGTTAAATAGTGATGCTAAATATGATTCTGAGTTTACTCCTAGCGTGTCATATATGTCCGTATCCGCCTCCCAATAAACATTAAGACATCTTGTTGTTGCGGTTGGGGATTTCATTAAAATATCCCCATTGGAACTTAACCTGAGATTGTTTTCTAACGAGTTCTTTTTTTCCTCGTCGTAGTCCGGGGAAAGACCGGCCCCACATTCAAATTCATGTACACCCTCGACTGGTAAAACTTTATATGAATCAGTACCAAATGGGGAAATTTCATATTGATTTTCACCATCCAAAATTAAACCTACAACCCCCAATTCAGTGAATGAAACAGCAACCGATGAATTTTCAAATCCACTTAATTTACCTTTATAGTGAGACCCCAAATTTCTTTGTGAGATTTGAGATGAGCTATAAGTTCTATAAAAATTAGACCCAAATAATTCTGATTTGTTTAATTCTAAGTTATGAAGTTCATTTCCAATCGGTAACTGTAATGTAATTTTAGAATGTGAATTTTTTAAAATGTCATCAAATGAAGTTTTATTTAATTGAAAAACTCCTTCGGGGCTAACTGATTTTAATATATTTACACTTTTAAACATTAATATTATGGAGTTGTTATATTTAAATATTCATAAGTGAAGTCATAAGTTGTCAAGAATGGCGAATATGTCGCACATCCTGAGAAACCAATAGCTTCAACATAGTATACATTGTCAGATATTAGTCCGGCTAATACTAATGCGGGAACATTGAATACCCTTATCTTTCTAAATGGTTCACAACATTCTATGAATATTGCAAAAGGTTGGGGGTATACAGTCAACGTTGGTGTTATAGTTGGGGTAACAGTTGGTGTTGGGGTTTGTGTAGATGTTTGACCGGATGGATTGATGTTAACATCAACACATTGTGGTAGTTGGGACGCTCCAGATATCCGTCTTCCGGCATTAATAATAAATGTTTGATTATATGGGAAATCTAAGTTAATCCTATAAACTCCACCAGGAGTTTGACCATTCATTATGTATAAATTACCATTATCACTAAACATACCCCATGGTAATGGAATTATTAGAGTAATTTCAACTTCAGGTTGTCCGTTGTCATAATTATATTGAGTCAAGAAGGTATTTACACCATTAGTTGTTGTTACAAGTAACTTATTATTTGTAGTTAATAATAAATCACCTGAGACGATTCTACCATCAGGAAGTGTAATTTTAGGTGTTGACACAAAGTTTCCTCCAACAATTAATAATTCAACAATTGTATTAGGATTTACCGATATGTTGCTTGAAATTAATCTTGTGTTATCAATCGCTGCCAAACCATTACCAATAGGGTGAGGTAATACAATCGATTGATTATAAACCGCAATAAACGGATTTAAAGATATATTCCATTCATCTATGGTTTGACTTGTTGAAGGATTAATCCATAATTTTGAAGTAGTGTGGGCAATATCATTACCACTTTGAGCCCCCGTAACGGGAAGTAACACACTTGTATTAGTTTGTGGTGTGTACGAATAAACAAGGGTACTGTCATTATATAATACAGAACATTCACTAACCACAGGTCCACTAGGATAAGTCTGTGTAGGAGTATTTGTTTTAGTAACTGTTGGGGTAACACTTCTTGTTGGTGTGTTAGTTTTAGTTACTGAAGGTGTGATACTGTTTGTAGGTGTTGTGGTTGGTGTCTGAGTAACTGTTGGGGTGTTAGTTTGAGTTGAAGTTGGTGTTTTAGTACTAGTTTTTGTTGGTGTGTTAGTAGGGGTATTAGTTTTGGTTGAAGTTGGAGTTTTTGTATTTGTTGGTGTTCCAGTTTTTGTTGGAGTTTGTGTTTTAGTGACCGTAGGTGTAGATGTACTTGTTTTAGTTGGAGTTTTAGTGACTGTAGGTGTGACTGTTTCAGTCGGTGTATTTGTATTTGTTGGAGTATTAGTTGGTGTTTCTGTTGGAGTTTTGGTATTTGTCTTAGTAGGTGTTTTTGTTTGTGTCGGAGTCGGAGTTTCCGTTTTTGTTGGAGTTGGAGTTTGTGTTGGTGTTTTTGTCGTGGTTGGGGTTTTAGTTGGAGTTTTACTTGAGGTGACGGTAGGAGTTGGAGTAGGACATGGACTTCCAATTGTACAAGTTTCACAATCAGTTTCTGATGAGAAACTAATATAAGAATATGAGAAGTCGGCCGATGATAATGATTCGAAATACGTTCCACAACCTGAGAATCCGACACCTTGAATTAGATATGTTTGTCCGTCAACTATCGTTTCAGAAACAACAAGTGGCACATTGAAAATTCTATAAATATAATATGGATTACAACAACCGCTGAAGAATAAGTTCACTGGAGAATAATATGTTGATGTTGGGGTTGAGGTGTAAGTTGGCGTCTGTGTCTTTGTAGGAGTTTGTGTTTTGGTTTCCGTCTTAGTAACGGTTGGTGTCTTAGTAACCGTTGGTGTTTCTGTTTTCGTTGGGGTTTGAGTTCTTGTTTCTGTTTTAGTAACAGTTGGTGTTTTAGTAACAGTTGGGGTTTCTGTTTTAGTAATGGTAGGGGTTGGTGTTTCAGTTTTAGTAACTGTAGGAGTTTTTGTTTCAGTTTTTGTCGGAGTATTAGTCGGAGTTTCAGTTTTTGTCGGAGTATTTGTTGGAGTTGTTGTAACATAAGGTGTAGGACATGATAAATTAAAACTATATATTGCCCCTTGAATCGGTGACTCGACTATTAATACCACAGTAGTTGGTGAAGGTGCTGTTTTATTAAATGTTATAAAACCGCTACCAACCCCTGACACACTAGGATAACCCAAATTATTTAATTGAGTGTTATATAATGGATTTCCTCTAAATCCTGTATCTATAACCACATTACCATCCCATTCGACTCTAAATCTATCAGGGATATTAGTTGCATTAAACGTTAGATTAACAAAACCAACATCACTTCCTAAGTCTATTTCATAATAATAAATCGAAGGGCCGTCAATTGTAATATTGTTTGTTAAATCACAATTTGTTTGTGATGAATAAATTGTTGTACCAATATTTGTTGGTGTTGGGGTAGAGGTATTAGTTCTTGTTTGTGTTTTAGTCGGAGTTGATGTTTTAGTTGGTGTTTGAGTAATGTCAGGTGTTTTTGTCTGAGTAACTGTAGGTGTTTTTGTTGGTATGTTAGTTTTGGTTACGGTTGGTGTTTTTGTATTTGTTGGGGTTACATTAGGTGTATCAATCGGACATGACGTGCTGGCCGGTGTTTGAGTTGGATTATTTGTATTGGTTGGTGTACTTGTCGGATTTTGAGTTGGTCTTGGAGTTTTGGTATTTGTTGGAGTCGGAGTCCTTGTACTTGTAGGTTCAGGTGTTGCCAACTGATAAGTAATCCCTGTAATTTCACATTCAGGTAACAAACAATCAGGACAATCAGGATTAAACATGTTAAACCTGTCCTTCAGTAACTTGAAATTATGTTTCACTTCTGGGGCCGATAACGGCTCAACGTACATTCTGAATTGAGATATTCCCCCATCAAAAGTTCCTGCAAAATATTTTTCTAAAAGTATATTTGTTTCTAATCCATTAAATGACGTGCCAGTTAAATCATTGGTTGGTAAATTTTCAGGGTCCTGTTTGTAGGTACCATCCAATATGTACGTTTTAGGACCAGGTGTTGGTTCTATGTAAACAGGAAATGGATTAGAGGATGATATTGTAAAGTTACATGTATATTGGTCGGCATTAAAGATAAGTTCATATGTACCAAAATAATAATCTGTTACATAATCATATGGTATAATTTGTTGACCTACATTTATAGTACCACCCGTTTCAGGATAAAATACTATATTTGCGGTTTGACCACTATAATTATTACTACCTATTTTAACTTTAACGGCCATCCAATTTTACGAATTATTTATTAACGAATTTTTTGTAAATTCGAGATTTCGTTTATTGTTAAAAAATATAGAATTTTTTTTATAATTGAACGGACTTTTAAAGGTCAAATCTTTCATCAAACAACTTTATTGTATAAATATTAAAGTTGTTGGAAATACTTTTGTATTCTTTGACTTAATCTAACTCTTGGGTCATTTTCATTTCGACCCGTGACATTATATGGGACAATAAAACCAAAACTTAAAAAAACTCTCCTTGAGTTAAATTCATTTGTCCAATGTTTATAAAGAGATGCCTCAAAACAATAAAGGTCTCTCTGCTCAACAGGGACATATGTTTTATCAACATATAGATTATAATCTTCAGATAAAACACTAACATTACATTTGTAATTGATATACCCTTGTATTGATGCGTCATAATGTGGGTCAATTTTTCCACCCTTATTCATATCAACCGCCTGTAAGAACATATGTTCTTTTGGTAAGTTAATTGTTTCAGAAATTCTATCTATTATATTAATAATAAAGTCTGGGACGGGGTCTTTTTTGACCTCACCCACCGACTGAAAATTTGTTATATAATTTGTATATTCTGTTTGAGAGATATCAAAAATATATGAATTACCATTAAGGGTTTTTGAAAGTTCTGCTAAATGGTGATTTGCTTTAAATTCTTGATTATTTAAAGTATCAATCCATTTTAATATGTCATTAACTTCTTTATGACTTATAAAATTTTTAATTATTTTATAATCTTCAGACCCCATTTGTTAAGAAACTCTTTTGGACCTATTTCTAATTCCATTATAGATAAATTCTTTTTATTGTAAATCTCCATCATTTTGGATTCCTCTCCAGCCATTGAACAAAACCAATGTGTTGCTGGTTCTTCTCCTGTTGGAGATACTGGAATTTTCATTACGTTTTTAGTAACCCAAGCTTCTCTTACTTGTTCTACTTTATCATTTTCTGTTAAAATATTAATTCTCATATTATTATGGATTATATGGTCCGTTTATTGCATCTGAAATATACCAAGAAACTGTATTCCAGTCTAAAGTTGTAATTAAATTAAATCCGTCTCTTGAAGTTTGAATTGTACAATTTGCTGTTGTATACACAAGCGGTTCATCTGAAACAGAATCGACTGTTATTACTAAATCCTCTGCTCCGTCGAACTGAACCGCACTTACAGTAATTTGGTCACCAATTAAATATTCAGTTCCTGCAGACAATATTGTTACAGTAGTTACAATATTACCCGAAACAATTACCTCGAATTCCGCACCTATTCCGTGACCTGTTGTAGTCGTTTGCGTTACAGAAAAAGTTGAATCTGTTGCCCCGCTTGGAGTTGTGTTAGAAATTGTCAATACGTTTCCTTGAAGTGTTGTAAAATCAATATTATTTAAATAATTAACTTTTATATCATTGGACTGAAAATAGTAACCTACCGTATTATTCTCAAAATTTTCTTCAATTATGTTACTGTAAAAATATTCACCAATAGTATTATTACTAAAATTATTTCCAATTCTATTACCTCTATAGTTTCCTCCTCCTACTCCAAAACTATCACCTATGTCATTACTAAAAAAACCAATTCCAATAGTGTTGTATCTAAACTGTCCTTCACAAGTATTCAGAGTGAAAAAATCACCAAAAATATTATTTGTCACATCTCCACTAAAAACGTTAACCGCACATGCAAATCCAACGTTATTATTGCTAAAATCCGCAAAAATCTCGTTTCCCTTAAAATCGGTCTTAATTGTGTTATTCTCAAAATCATTTAGAATATCGTTACCTTTAAAATTATTCATTATATCGTTACTTATGAAGTCATTATCCCCGATATCCTCAGAGTTACCTATAGTACAAGTATTGAAATCATTCATTATTTTATTTTTTTCAAAAACCGAATATATAGTGTTCTCATAAAAATTATTTAAAATGTCATTGTAACTAAATGATGACCTAATTGTGTTATCATTAAAACCATAACCAATTTCATTTTCATAGAAATCATTTGTAATTTCGTTATTGTTAAATCCACTACCAATTATGTTTCTGTAAAAATCGTATGTCCCAATAGTTAAATTGGTTCCAATGGTATTATCTACAAAAACGTGTCCAATATTATTTTCATAGAAATCTGAATATACGGTGTTACTATTATATCCGTTCCCAATTAAATTACGATAAAATTCTGAATAACTTTCATTATTATTATATCCATTACCAATATCATTATTATAAAAATCATCATAGATATTATTATCATTAAATTGGTTTCCTATCTCATTATTTTGGAAATCACCATTAGTCCAAACATTACTAGCAAAGTCATTTCCAATATTGTTTCGGTAAAAAGACCCTCCGATTAAAATATTAAAATCAAAATCACTACCAATTCTATTATTGTTAAAATTAGCCGTGATATAATTGTTACTGAAAAAATCTCCGATTATATTACCATCAAAATCATCATTTGTTGAGTTATTATAAAATCTGTCTCCAATTTGATTACTGTCACAGTCATCATTAAATGTGTTATTATAAGAACCATTTCCAATTCTGTTATTAAGGAATGAACCACTTATAAACACATTATTTGCTAATAAAAACTCCCCAGTACCATCTTCTAAATATAGATTGGCTTGGTCACCGATATAGTTATTTACTACAGAACTATCCACCAATGCATCTCCAAATGTTGTATATTCAAAAACTTCATTTGCTCTTACATTTGGTTGATAATAACTCATTATACCATCATCGAATGCGGTATAGTAAGGAGAATCGGTTGTTTCACTTATAGTAACGCCTGATATTGTGGCAAGAGAATCACCCTCAACTGAAATAATCTCGAAAAGATAAGGATTTAAATTTCTTACCGCAATATAATCTCCTACAAATAAGTTTGAGTTAAATGTTGTACCTGTATTACCATATAATATTCCTGTGGTTCCTGTTATACCACTTATACCGACAAGTCCTGCCAGTGGACTGTTTTCATTATATGAATATCCACGATATCTCTTAAATAATATAGTTCTGTGGTCATAGTCCGTTCTATTATTAAAATTATCAATTCTTTCTGTAATTCTACCAAATGCAGGTCCTGCAGTATGCTCAGTTGCGTTAAAACTATAATCGTATTTTATTTTATCAAAAGGAAACTCAGGTTGGAACGCATCTATAGATATTGTATTTGCAGATGTTGCAAACACAACAATAGGCGATACGGTATCGGCACTTTTATATATTCCCGTAGTAATTGGGTCTTTTACATTATTATAATCTGGCTGGTCATAACAAGTTCTAAAGTCGGTTATAATATAATAACTTCCCGTGTTTAATGTCTCACCAGTAATTTTATCAACAAGTTCAGAGTAAGTTACCTCAACTGTTGAATTAGAAGTTATTGATGAGAACTCAATATGATACGTTGCATCATTATATTCAACCGGAATTAAAGTATCCGCAGTTGGAGTTCCTAATAAGGTTAATTGACCTATGGTTTTTCCTGTTAGTGACATGTTTTTTATTTTATAAATATCATTAGTTTATTATGTTGTTTTAACAAGTTCCTGAAAATGTTAATGGGAAATCACAATCAAATGCGACCCCACCACCAGGTCCTGTAAATACGTATGTATAAGTTCCGTCTGAAGATACAATTCCAACAAAACTTGTCGCCCCAATATTATCTGTTATAACATCATTCACTTGTATTTGTAAAGTTTCTGAAGTCTGAGTTAGTTGAAGTGTATTGCTGTTTATACTAGTTGCTCCATTCCATAATGTCGGAACAACTATTTGACGAACACAATTTGGTGTTTTTGTTGGGGTTGGTGTTATTGTTGTAGTTGGAGTTTGAGTTTGAGTGTTAGTCTGTGTTGGTGTAGGTGACGGTAATGGGTCCCCAATAACACAAACATTAGTAACACCTTCATTAAAAGTTAAAAGAGGGAAATAAATATGTAATGGTTGTGTGACCGCATTAGATGATGTATAAATTAAACCGCCGTTTTTATAATATTTCACATCCGTTCCATTATAATCTACTTTCCACACATCTGACGTTGTATTTGTCATCTCACCTGGAACTGTAACCTGAGTTCCATTTTCATATATTTCCAAGAAGTTAGGTTGGATATAAAGTCCATAAGAAATGTCCACATATGTGTCACCAGGATTTGCGTTTGGATTATATGAAAATCCTCCCATCAAATATAAATTACTACTTGAAACTTGGAATGATACTGATACAGGAGAAGTATAAGATTCTACCGAGTATGCAGAGCCATCCCATCCACCGTTTGATGTTTTAATTGCACTGTTTACAGTTATAGTGGCATTATTACCTGTAAATGTAAATGTATCACAAATAACCGATATTGTAGGTGTAGGAGTAGGTGTTTGAGTTATAGTAGAAGTCGGAGTTGGAGTAGGTGTATTGGTGTTAGTTGGAGTAGGTGTTGGGGTGGTAATAATCGGGTCAACAAAACTTAGATATAAGTTTTCTCCAACAGATATATATTCATTTCCATTAACAATTATTGCATCGTTTATTGCTTGTTCGGGGTCAACAAATTTTAAATAGAATAATCCATCAACTGAAATATATTCAATTTCACTAGTTATTATCGCATCAGTTATTGTTTGTTCAGGAGTTGGGGTAAATGTTGGGGTTGGTGTTGGTGTAGGAGTTTCGGTATTTGTAGGTGTTGGTTGAGGTGTCTCGGTCTGAGTAGGTGTTGGTTGAGGGGTTTCAGTTTGCGATGGTGTTATTGTTGGGGTGACTGGTGGAGTTGGTGTTGGGGTTGGTGATAGGAATATTATATTAGAATCCACCTCAAAATTTGATATAATTGTTTTTGGAAATACTTCAACATTTAGATAATATCCGGTTCCATCCAAATCATCAAAATTCTCATTTAATGTTTCGTATGTAACACCGGAAATTCCAAAAGGTGGTATAATCACTTTACTATCAATTTCATAGTGACCACCATCTTTTTTATTAAGGATATTTCTAAAATTCACCTGTATTTCGTCCTTGTAAGGTAAACCAGTTGTTAATGTGTATTGTGCGTTTATAGAACCTGGACTAATCAACCCTATTAATAACAAACCAATCTCAACACCAAATACAATGTCACAAGCGGGCTTAGGGTTAAATGTTAAATTTTCCCTCAATCCTTGTGTTCCACCACCCCATGATACGTTAAACGGAACTCCGACCTGTTTTTCCTTATCGGTATTAAGGGCTCTAGGAATTATCTCTTCAAAATCCTCAATGGTATAAAACAGTTTACCGTTAATATAGATTTTCAATCTACCTTTTCTAAAATTTTCTTCGAGTAACCACTTTTCGTTTAAACTTACAATATCAATTTCCAAAGTGGACTTTGGGTCCATCCTTGTATATGACGTATCAATTAAAGAAACTGTATTATTTGCCAGTGATTCTAAATATACTTTTTTTGTAATATCTCCTAATCCACCTCTATACCATAAATCACATGTATCTAACCATGTATATCTTTCCCAAACCGCATCGAGTTGGAACCAGTGTTCTTGTTCAATGAACGGATAATTAATACTTTCACAGTATTCATAAATTGGCGGAGTACAATAATCTAGTACTGTATAACCTGTGGTGTATGTAATTCCTGAAGTTTCACAAGAACCCGTTGTTTCACATCCACCTGTGAATTTAATTGCTCTTATTCCAATACCCGGATTTTTAGGGTCTCCACAAAGTCTAAATGAAATGTTGTTTGATAACACATCCATTTTTGGGTCAACCTCACAAGTATTTTCAATTGACGAAAATCCTGTATAAACACAATCAACACAATCAGTACAATTTGAACATGAATTACATGTCGGTGTACAAACTGGAGGTAATATACAGTTACTTAAAGTTGCGGTTGGTGTTGGGGTGGGAGTTGGAGTAACTTCGACAATAACCGCGCATTCATGAATTTGACATTCCCACCCACATGTGGCACACGCTATTTTATCACAACCACATCCACACGTTGCCTGTACCATTTTATCCGAACCGCACTTATCACATCCATAATTAACATGAGTATCATGAACTCCGTCTTTAGAACGTGGTGGATAAACATATATACACCTACTATTTGTTACGGTTCTGTTACAACAAGCACAAGTCGATATTCCCGTCAATGGTGAAGTAAATCTAGTATATCCTGTAAAACAATTTGGAGTTCCGTCAGCGTGGTGGTAAAATTTATTTTCAGCTCTTGTTCCCAAATAGAAAAATGTATTAGCATTTTCGGGATATAATAAATTTAATGTAGTTTCACCTGGTCCTGGAAAATATTCACTTATTAATCTTGGCCTTAATAATAATTCAACTGTCCAACCCTTGTTTACTCTTTCAGGAAAAATATCATAATCATACCCAAATAAACGATAAAAACCTTGATAAAAACCACCATATAATTCGTGATATAATCCTTCGGTTTGACCGTATTTACTTACAACTTCATATAAAACAGTATTTGGAAATCCTGAAAATCTAATATTTGGTGAGTTGGTATTGGCGGTTACTTGAAATAACTTTAATCTCCTATCAAAATATAATCTCTCAAATTTTAATCCGTCTGAGAATAAACCCTTTGTAAATGTAATCGAATATCCTGTCATTCCCGTAACGAGTCCATTGTCGATACCCGTTAACCCAATATCACAAGATGTCTGAGCCGAATAACAAGTTAAATCCTCATTATTTATGTTATAATAATTTTCAGAAACAAAAATATTATTTCTGTTATATTCTTTATAATTTAATGTAAATTTTTGGTTAGTTATTGAACTATTAATATCGAAATAGAATGGAAGTCTGTTACCATATGTTTGAGCAATCAAATACGGAGAAAATATCACCTCCATATTAAATCCTTTCTCATCTGAGGTTAAGGACATATCATAACTCTCTAACGCTAACTTCGGATTTAAATTTGGGTAAACGTATTGATTAATATTCTGACCCGCCATTCTTTTTTATTGATAAATACATTGTAACGAAGTATTTATTGTAAAAAGATATGATTAATTACAATACCGAATATTTTAGTAATGGTCGTTATTTCTTCTTGAAAGATAGAGGAGAGACAATTTCTTTATATTATACAATTGCAGAAACTTTGACAGAATCACGAAAAAAAGATGAAAAAAAAGTGTTCAATAAAAAACACGAAAATAAGTTGAAAAAAACTATCGAGAAAATTTTAAACTCAAAACAAAAATTGAGTAAGAAAAATGTCGATAACGCTTTAAATTCGATTGAAGAAGATGGTGAGATTGATGAGATTATTGATGCGGACGGAACAATGTTGGGTTCCAAGATTCCGCCATTAGATATGACATTACACCCTAAAAAAACTACAGACCAAACCATTGCAATGTCAAGGGTAACAAACGACCCTGTAACAAGAGGTTACCGTGTGTATTGGGGTGAAAGTGAGGAAAAAGATGATAATGTTGTTTCTGAAGTTAATATGGAGGATGCGTTTGGATATGAAGAAACTAAAGATAAAGATTTCAAAGACAGTGTTAAAACTCTAAAAGATATGGGAGTGGACAATGCGGTTGAAAGAACTAAACAATTTGGTAAAATTAAAAACGTAAAAAAGAAGAACGGTAAATTAAAACAAAGAATCGTTGAGAAAGATACTCTGACAGAAATCCAAAAACAAAAAATGGTTAAAATGGTTGAGGATATCATCACCAAAAAATCAAAAGATGAGTCAGATGTTGTTGGTAAAGACTCAACACTTAGCAAATTATTAATGAATAATTTAAAATCAATTAAAAAACTTGCTGAAAAAGAAGGAATTAGTTTAACACAATTAATGAAGGCGTTAAAGAACAATGAATAAGGATTTATACGGACATAAAGTACCTCTACCTGAGGATGTGGTTGGTTATCTCGAACAATGTTACGGGGCGGCTGAAGGTGCTGATGAAACAACCGAAGGATATCGTAGGAATATTGAATTAAGAGATTCAAAAGAAGTTACATACCAACAATTAAAAAGAATGAAAAACTTCTTTGATAATTTTAATGGTCGTGAGAATGATTTACCATTTATATTAAATGGAGGTCATTATGTTAAAGAATGGGTAAATAGAACCTTAGGCTCAATGAGAACTGATGTTGATTTGGGAAAAAAAGTTAAATCTGAAGTTTTACCTAATCAATATATACAAACACATGAGAAAGATGGATTGGACAGTGCAAATAGGTCTAGTAAAAGTCATAAGTCAAATGTTGAATTTTATGATTTGGAAGTTACTGAAAGTCTAAAAAGAATAAACGATTTAATAAAAAAAATAATTTAATAATATGCCAAACGTAGAACCACTTAGTTTTGACCAACCGAGTAATGAGTTGTCGTCAATTGCAGACATTGAAAGAAAAAAATTATTAACCAAAAATGATTTCAATAAACAATATGAATATTCATCTGTAAATCCTGACGCTTTAGCTGATGGTGATGAACAAGGTAAAGGAACTGGTATATTCTTAGATGTTTATAATCAACAAGCAGGTGCAATTCAAGATATAGTTGAAAGGAAAGCAGAAATAAAGGTTAATGAATATCAACCGAATAATCCATACACGACTCCATCGGCGTAATGAAACTTTACAACGTTACAAAGTCTCTTATTTTAGAAATAGCGTCAATTGACTCTATTGTTGATGCTATTAAAAAAAGAAATAAGATTGTTATTTACTACGATGGTGATGAACCAGGTGGTAGAGGTCTTAGAGAGATTGAACCTGTTTGTTTTGGTTATAGTAAAGCAGATAACCCCGTATTAAGAGCTTGGGATTATCAAGGAGCTTCACATACCGCATATAAAGGAGAACAACCCTTACCTGGTTGGAGATTGTTTAGAGTTGATAAAATTCTATCCTTCAAACCTACAAACGAAAAGTTCAACACCCCTAGGCCAAACTACAATCCAAATGGGGATAAAAGTATGGTAAGAGTCATTGTTAACGCAATATTTGATAATAGTGAATTTACCCAATAAGTTTAAATTATGACAAACGAGAACGACTTAATACAAAAATTGATGATTTCCAAAAAGATAATGGAAAAACACAATACAATCCCACGTAGAGCGGACGCTTTACCTGACGTTAACACTCCGATGGTAGAATCATATGACGCCCCATCGGCCAAATATAACTTACCACAGGATTTAGTACAAGAAAGTACATACCAGCCAAAACCACAACAACCCGTAACACAAGATAAGATTTTATCATCAAAATTGCCCGATGAAATTAAAAAATTAATGATTGAACATCCAATTTCTCAACCAAACAACATGGGCGGACCAACATTATCAAACGAACTTGTTGATAAAGCGGCTCGTCTTATGAGTTTAGGTTCAGACGGGAACGGATATCAAGGTAAAGGCGTGGTTAAAGAAACAACCTCTCATAGAGAAAATATCCTTGATAATCAAAATCTTAGAAGTCTACTTAAAGAAGTTGTTCAAGAAGTATTATCTGAAAATGGTATGATAACGGAATCTGTTTCGAAAACTAACGATGTATTTTCATTTAAAGTAGGGAAACATATATTCGAAGGAAAAGTCACGAAAGTGAAAAAAATACAGTAATCTTTAACCCTCACAAATGTGGGGGTTTTTTTATTTATCATAGTTGATAAAATGTAATTTTCGTCGTATACTTTCATTATTATTTTTAATTATGAAAGAAAAAATTAATGTTTTAGTTCTACCATCGGATAGAACAGGTGTTGGTAAATTTAGGTCATTGGACCCTCATGTCATGTTACAAAATCTATATCCTGATGATTTTCATGTTGATATAGATTATGAACCAAGAATAAACGATGTAAATTATTGGAAACAATACCAAATAGTTCACGCTCACAGAAGTATAGGACAAAACTACGATATTGTACCCCAACTCATCCGACAACTTAAATCATTAGGTATTATCGTTGTTGTGGATATTGACGATTATTGGTTACCTACAAAGGAACATCCAATTCATCAGTTAATTGTTAATCATAAATTGAACGAAAAGATTGTTGCCAATCTACGTGAGGCTAGTTACGTAACAACCACAACAACAATTTTTGCCGATGAAATCAAGAAAATAAACAAAAATGTTATTATTTTCCCAAATGCCATTGACCCAAGTGAACCTCAATTCAGACAACCAACATTAGAATCCGAAAGAATTAGAGTAGGATGGCTAGGTGGTTCCTCACACCTCCATGATTTAATGTTATTGGATGGAATGGTTGAGAAAAATGGGAAAGAAATAAATGATAAAGTTCAGTATGTTATTTGTGGGTTTGATACTCGTGGTACAATGACCGAAATTAATCCAAAAACAGGAGAAGAAAAACGTAGAGATATTCTTCCTCACGAAACTGTTTGGGTTAGATATGAAGAAATTTTCACAAACAAGTACGAAATTGTTGGTGACGAGTATAAGAAATTTTTGATGGAATTTAAAGATGTTGAATTCCCAAATGAAACTAGTTTACCATATCGTAGAGTTTGGACAAAACCTGTAACTACATACGCAATGAACTACTCTAAGTTGGACATTTCGTTGGCCCCAATCAAAAACCATATCTTTAATAGAATGAAATCTCAACTTAAGGTTATCGAAGCGGGTTTTTATAAAAAGGCACTTATTGCTTCTGAGATTGGACCATATACCATAGATTTGAAACATTGTTTGAAAAATGGTAACTTTGTTGATGGAAACGCTTTACTTGTTGATGAACATAAAAATCATAGTGATTGGTCTAAGTACATTAAGAAACTCATTCAAAATCCAAGTATGATTACCGACATGGGTGAACGACTTTATGAAACTGTAAAGGACACTTATGATTTGAGAAACGTTACAAAAAATAGAGCTGAATGGTATAAAACTTTGGTACAATGATAAAAATCCCTATCACCAAAATATTATTCATTGATATTGAAACGGTTGGGGGATGTCCTGATTTCACTACATGTCAGGCATTAAATCCTAAAGTGGCAACTCAATTTATAAATTACTATGATTGGTTTTTAAAAAGATTTCCTGAAGATGATAATACGGTAAGTAATATAGAACAGGAGGAAAAAAAACGAGATAAAATATTTGCAAAAAGAGCCGCGTTAGTTCCAGAATTTTCAAAGATTGTTTGTGTTAGTGTTGCATTTGTTACAGACAAGGGTGAAACGAAAATGCAAACATTTTCAGGTGACGATGAGTTAGAGTTACTAAAGGATGTTCAAAAATTATTGGACAGATGTGGTAAATTGGATTTTCACTTATGTGGTCATAATCTTAAAAATTTTGATATACCCATGTTAGCCAAACGTATGATTATCAATGGTCTAATGCCCCCATCAATTCTACCTTCATATGACACAAAGCCTTGGGAGATTAAGGCAATCGATACCAAGGAAATTTGGCAATATGGGGCGTATAGTTCAATAGGGTCATTAGATTTGCTTTGTTCTTGTATGGACATACCAACATCAAAAGAAGGTGAGATAACAGGAGATATGGTTCATGATTCATATTGGATTGATAGAAAATTAAAAGAAATAAGTGAATATTGTGAACGTGATGTTCAAGTTTTGATTGATATAATAAAAAAATTAAAAGAATTAAAATGAGTTTAGACTTTTTTGGAATGTCAAAAGAAGAATCGGAAAAAATTAAAGAATTACTTTCCGATAACAGTTATGATTTTGATTATGATGAGATTTTAAAAGTTACGGGGGTTGATGTTAAGGAACTTGAAAATGATATCTTGAATTATACCCCAAAGATAACTTTAAATTATAAGAAGTTACGCCCTGAGGCAAAGGACCCTTTTTACAACTATCCATCCGATTCTGGATTTGATTTATACGCAACGGAGGACACAACTATTCAACCTTTGGGTAGGGGTTTAGTTAGAACGGGTTTATCATTCGATATTAAAGATGGGTATGAAATACAAGTTAGGTCTAAAAGTGGTTTGGCGATAAACCAAGGTTTATTTGTTATGAATTCCCCTGGAACTGTTGATAATGGATATACCGGTGAGATACAAGTTATTATTTTCAATACAAATAGTTATGCGTACACAATAAATAAAGATACAAAAATAGGTCAAGCAGTTTTGTGTCCAGTCGTTAACGGAAAATGGGTCAATTTACAAGAAACCAAAGAAGAAATAAACAAGGATAGAGGTAATAACGGTTTTGGGAGTACAGGGATATGATTACAATAGGATATAGTACAAGAAACTCAAATCCACAATATGTTGAAATATTGAAAAAATCTTGTGGATTGAAAAATGTTGAAATTATTGAAGTTGTTAATAATGGTGAAAAATCCCTACCTAAAACTTATAATGAAATTTTAGAAAAATCACAACATGACATTGTAGTGTTGTGTCACGATGATTTAGAATTTGATACGGATAATTGGGGTAAAAAAATAATAAAACATTTTAATAAGAGTCCTGAATTTGGTGTAATTGGTCTCGCGGGTTCTAAATACTTACCTGAATCAGGTAAATGGTGGGAAGTATCTCAAACAATGTATGGTATTGTAAACCATAAACATGAAGGAAAAAAATGGACTAGTACTTATTCAAAAGCAATTAGTAATGTTGAAGAGGTTGTATTGATTGATGGATTATTTATGGTTTTGGATAAAACAAAAATCAAACACAAATTTGATGAGGAATTCGATGGATTCCATTTTTACGATTTGTCGTTTTGTGTTCCAAATTATTTAGATGGTGTTAAAATAGGAATTGTTACAGATGTTAGGGTTACTCACTTATCTGTTGGTATGACAAATGATACATGGGAAAATAATCGAATATTTTTCTCAGAAAAATTTAAAAATAATTTACCTTTAGATATTACTAACAATAATGTTTGTGAAACTTTCATATTTTGTCACGACCAAGATATTATAATTGATTACGAAAAATCAGGTAAATTTAGTAATTTAAAAAAATATAGATATGTCTTTTTAGGTAATAGACCTGTTGATAAAATAGAGGATAATTCAAATATTATTATTGCTCGTAATTTACCATATAATTTAGAGGAGTATCCAAATATAAATGCATACACAGGATGGTATGCGTTGTGGAAAAACAACCTAATAAAAACTCCATATGTAAATCTATTTGAGTATGATGTTATTTTAAATAAAAATTTAGAACAAATCATAGATAAATTTATGTATGAAAATCAAAATATGATTGGTTACATACCATTCCCTTGTTCGAATTATCATTTTATAGATAATAAAAATTGGGTTGAGGAATTATTTGGAGCAATCAAACAGGTTTATAAAGTCGACCTTGAAAAAACAATTAGGTTTTATATGAGACAAAACCCTAAGTTGGTTTGGTCTACCACTAGTAATTGTACTATGAAAGTATCATTTTTTAATGATTATATGAAGTGGTTTGAACCTCTGTCGGAATTAATTAAACACTCTAAAACAGCAGGTCACGGACACGAAAGGTCTACAACTTTTTATTGTTTAATGTACAAACATAATCCGTTTATTACTCAAGGGTTAATAAAGCATTATCAAATGAATTCACATGGAACTCAAGACCATTATGTTGATTTTGATAAAAATATAAAAGAATTAGTTGAGAATTAATGAAATATTTGAGTTTTAGTTTATGGGGGGATAAACCCATATATAATGTTGGGGCAATTAGAAATGCCGAATTATGGAAAACCATATATTCAGATTGGCAAATGGTCGTTTATTATGATAATACAGTACCAAAAGAAACTATAAATAAATTAAACGATTTGGGAGTTTTAACAATCGATGTAACCGAAAAAAAACTTTATGGGATGTTTTGGAGATTTTTTGCAATAGACTTACCTGACTCAGAATATTGTGTTTTTAGAGATGCCGATTCAAGAATAACTGTTAGAGAAAAAATGGCGGTTGATGAATGGATTAATAGTGGAAAATCTTTACATGTTATGAGAGACCATCCTGCCCATGGAATTCCTTTCGGGAGTGATAGATTAGGTATTTTAGGGGGAATGTGGGGAATTAAAAAAGGTTTTATATCTATAACTGATATGATAAACGATTTTGTAAAAAATAAAAATTTATCATACGGTTCAGACCAAACTTTTCTAAAAACTGTTTTTTCTTTATTTGAAAATGATAAAATTACCCATGATGAATTTTTTGAAAAAAAACCTTTTCCGATTAAAAGAGAAATGGGTAGATTTATTGGGGATAGAATTGATGAGTTTGATAAACCTGTCGGTCAAGATTATTTGTCGGTAATATGAAAAAGATATTATATGTATTATTACATGGGTCTATGAATCCTGATAGATATTTTAATGTTAAAAAAACTTGGGGTAAAGATGTTAATTGTTTGTTCTATTCTGACCACGAAGATACTGAAAAAAACATAATTAAGGTATCGGATAGAAAAGATTATCATTCAAATGAAGATAAACATATTAATGTTTTACATTATGTCTCAAATAATGTAAAAGATTATGAATGGTTTTTCTTTTGTGATGATGATACATTTGTTAATACTAAAAAATTAGAAAATTTTGTGGACCTTTTGGATAAAGATTCAGTTCACGGCTCAGTTCTTAATGGTACTTGGTCTGTTGATAAAAGTCTTAATTATTGTTCAGGAGGGGCGGGATATCTAATACACACAGAATTATTACACAAAATAACTAGACACTTAAAAATTTTAAACACAGGTTATTCAGATGTTACACTAGGTTTATTATTAAGAGAATTAGGTATAAAATCAATTGACTATAATTTTTTTAATTCTCAACCACCTAGTTTTTATAATATCCCTGTTGACGATACTTCAAATTATATTACTTTTCATTATATAAAAACTATAAATGACATGAATAATTTATTTAGCAGGGCACAATGAAATATATTTATCACCATTTAGGATTAGGTGACCATATAATATGTAATGGTATGGTCAGACATTATAAAGAAATTTATGGTAAAGTGATAGTTTTTTGTAAACCACATAACTATGAAAATGTCAAATATATGTACCGAGATGACGAAGATATTAAAGTATTACCTGTCGGTGAAGACTGGGAAGTTAACAGATATATTATTGAAAATAATATTCAATATGACGTAATTAAGATTGGATTTGATAAATTAATGAAATTCCCGATGACAAAGTTTGATGAGGCATTTTATAAAATATCAGAAATGCCATTTGAATATCGTTTTTCTAAATTTTTATTTTTAAGAGACCCTAATAAAGAAGACGACGCCTTTAATTATGTTAATCCAAACAATGAAGAATACATTTTTGTTCACGGTAAAGTGGATAAAAATAAAATTAGAACCGATTTAAAAATAATTGAAAATCCAATTGAATTTGGAATTTTTGATATTCTTAAAATAATTGAAAATTCAAAGGAGGTACACATAATGGAATCAAGTATTAAGTGTTTGATTAATTCTTATGTTTTTGAAAAACCTTCATTTTATTATCACCAATATATCAGAGGTTACAACGAATCATTGAATAGCCAAGGTAAAAATAAATTTATAACAATATATTAAAATGATTGGAGAGAGAATTGAAGAAATTATTAAAAATAAAGTAAATCAGATACTAACTAATAGTAAAAATGTTACCATTCCTGATGATTTAATTGAAACTGACAATATAGGAGAGGTGATTGAAAAATTGGCTATTTTACATTGTCGCATGTGGTATCTTGAGGACTCTATCAGTGTTGCGGAAAATGATTCGGAAATTGCCGATTTAAAACGTAAAATTGATATTTGTTTTAAAGTTAAAAGACCTAAATATGTACAAGCGGTAAACCGTATGATTGAGAATTCTATATTAACTAATAAATCATTGATTGAAGATTCTGTTAAATATTATAAGGGATTTTAATTATGGAAAAATTATTGGTGTCTCCTCAATTAAAAGGGGGGTTAGGAAACTACATATTTCAAATAGCGGCTTCATATTACACATCAATTAGAGATAATAGAGAAATGGTTGTTGATATTTCGGATATATCTATAATTCATAGCCCAATTGATTTATACTATAATAATATATTTAGAAAAATAAAATTTGTTTCAGAGTACTCAAACTATTCGTCTCATGAACCGATTCAACCCATACAATATTCTGAAATACCAAACCCTAAAAATAATCTAAAATTAAAAGGTTATTATCAAAATGAAAAATATTTTAAAAATTTAAGACAAGATATTTTAAATTTATTTGAGATTGACTCTGAAACATATGAATTTATTACTATGAAATATTCAGATGTTCTATCTGGAAACACTTGTTCACTACATGTTAGACGTGGTAATTATGTTCAAAAATCTCATTTTCACCCGGTACAAACTATAAACTATTATAAAGAATCCGTGTCAAAAATTGGTGAGGATTTGGACTACTTAATTTTTTCTGACGACATTGATTGGTGTAAAGAAAATTTAGGGTTTATTAAAAATAAAACGTTTATTAATGGAAACATAGACTATCAAGATTTATATCTAATGTCAATGTGTAAGAATAATATAATTGCGAACTCAAGTTTTAGTTGGTGGGGAGCTTGGTTAAATAATAATGATAATAAAAAAGTAATATATCCATCTAACTGGTTTGGAGTTCAGTTTTTAGATACTTCAGAAATAGGATGCGAAAATTGGATTAAATTATGAATAAAATTTTAGTGACAGGTTCTAACGGATTGGTAGGGTCTGCTTTAAAAAAAATATTAGGTGATAATCAAATCTATCACACAAAAGAAGATATAAATCTTCTAGATAATAAAAAAACAATTGATTATATAACATATCATGTTAAACATAATAATATTGACACTGTAATACATTGTGCGGCTAAGGTCGGAGGAGTTCAAGCCAATATGAAAAATAATAAAGGTTTTTTTATTGATAACTTTATTATCAATAATAATATTATTGAGTCATGTTTTAAAAATGAAATACCTAATTTTGTTAATTTATTATCAACGTGTATTTTTCCTGATAAAAACATAACATTTCCGTTGACCCCTAATCAAATTGACCAAGGACCTCCTCACTTTTCAAATCATGGGTATTCATATGCGAAAAGATTATCTGGTTATCAGACAAATATTATTAAAAAAGTATTAAACGCTAATTGGGTATCTGTTGTCCCTACAAATGTTTATGGAATAAATGATAATTTTCATTTAGATGATGGTCACATGATTCCAGCTATGATACATAGGGCTCATTTATCTAAACAAAACTCTGAAAAAATGGTAATATGGGGAGATGGTAGTCCTTTACGTCAAGTAATATATTCGGAAGATTTGGCAAGGCTAATAATGTGGTCACTCGATAATTGGAAAAGTGATGAACCATTTATGGCAATTAATAAACAAGAACATTCTATATTAGAAATTGCTAAAATAATATGTAATAAATTAGATATAGATTTTAATAACATAATTTTCGATAATACTAAACCAATGGGTCAATATCGTAAGCCAGCAATATCTAATGTACCGGAAAATTTTGAATTTACGGATTTATCAGATGGTATAGAAAAAACAGTTAAATGGTTTCAGGAAAATTATAAAAATATAAGAAAATAATATGGAAAAAATTACATTAGTAAAAGATACTATCAATTTTGACGACATAAAAAAATTAATCTATTGGTTAGAGACAAATCCAAGATTAACTAAGGGAAAATTAACTGAGGAGTTTGAAAAAAAATGGTCTAAATGGTTAGGGGTTAAATATTCAGTATTTGTTAACTCTGGTTCGTCAGCTAATTTAGCTGCAATATATTCTTTAATATTATCAGGTAGATTAAAGAATAAAAAAATAGTGGTTCCTGCGGTTTCTTGGGTCACGACCGTCACGCCAGCAATTCAATTAGGTATGGAACCAATAATGTGTGAATGTGACATGAATAATTTAGGACTTGACATTGACCATCTAAAAAATATCATTAAAAATGATAGTCCATCAGCAATTATTTTGGTTCATGTCTTAGGTTTTCCAAATCATATGAATGAGATTATTAAATTATGTGAAGAAAATAATATTTTGTTAATTGAGGATACTTGTGAATCAATGGGCTCAAAATATGAAGATAAATTATTGGGTACTTTTGGGGACCTATCAACTTTTTCATTTTATTTTGGACATCATATATCAACTATTGAGGGAGGTATGATATCTACTGATGATGAAGATTTATATCATATCTTATTATCAATACGTTCACACGGATGGGACAGAGACTTACCTAAAGAAAAACAAGAATCTTTAAGAAAAAAGTATGATATTGATGATTTTAGGTCACTTTATACTTTTTATTATCCAGGGTTTAATTTAAGAGCAACAGATTTACAAGCCTTTATCGGGTTAGGTCAATTAGACAAATTAGATATTATTGTAACTAATAGAAATAAAAATTATGAAAGATATAAAAATGAAATTAAAAATACTTTTTGGAGCATTTCCCCTCCTGAAAATTCATTTATATCAAATTTTTCATTTCCCATTATAACTAAAAATATCAAATCATTAACTGAAGAGTTAATCAAAAATAATATTGAATGTCGGCCCTTAATTTGTGGTTCGATTAACGAGCATCCATTTTGGTATGAAAGATACGGTAAACAAAATTTGCCTAACTCAAAATTGGTACACGAACTTGGTATATATATTCCAAATAATCATCAAATGACTTATGATGAAATTAATAAAGTAATTCAAATAGTTAATAAAAATTTATGAAAAAAGCATTAATTACAGGTATAAATGGTCAAGATGGTTCATACTTGGCCGAATTTTTAATAGAAAAAGGTTATGATGTATATGGAATTTTAAAAAGGAATTCCGTTGCGGAAAATCAAACTGCTAGATTAAATAATGTCTATAATAAAATAACGCTAGAATACGCAGATTTGACTGATATGTCTTCTTTAGTTGGGGTCATCCAAAAAATAATGCCGGATGAGATATACAATTTAGCCGCACAATCTCACGTTAGAATTTCATTTGACCAACCAATATATACCGCAAATGTAACCGGATTAGGGACTTTAAATTTATTGGAGACCGTTAAACTAATTAAACCTGATACTAAAATATATCAAGCATCTTCATCTGAAATGTTTGGTAATTCTATTGATTCTGACGGATTTCAAAGGGAAACCACACCGATGAATCCCGTTTCACCATATGGATGTGCTAAAGTTTTTAGTTATAATATTTGTAGGAATTATCGTAATTCTTATGGAATGTTTATCTCAAACGGTATTTTGTTTAATCATGAATCACCAAGAAGAGGAACTAACTTTGTAACAAATAAAGTATGTAAAGAAGCGGTTAAAATTAAATTAGGTCTATCAAATGAATTAAGATTAGGCAATTTGGAAGCCACCCGGGATTGGGGTCATGCTAAAGATTATGTTAAGGCAATGTGGGAAATTCTACAGTTAGATAAACCTGACGATTTTGTGTGTGCAACAGGTGTATCTCATTCAGTTAGAGAATTATGTGAATATGTTTTTGGTAAACTAGAATTAGATTGGGTAAAATACGTAAAACAAGATGAAAAATTTTTGAGACCTGAAGAATTACATGACTTAAAAGGAGATAGTTCTAAACTTATTAAATCTACAGGATGGTTACATGATTACACATTCGAATCTATGTTAGACGAGATGATTGACTATTGGATGAATTATTTTAAAATTAATATATGACAAGAAAAAAACCTATTTCAGTTCAAGAAGAACCGAAGAAAAATGTGAGTAGGAAAGACCAAATCACTGAAATAATAAAGAAAAAATCAAAGGAAAAATTTTTATCTGAAAATCAAAAAAAATATTACGATTTATTAATAAATAATCAAATTACAATTTGTTCTGGTCCCGCAGGTGTTGGTAAAAGTTATATCGCAATGAAAGCGGCTTTGGATTTATTATCAGACCCATTAACCCCATATGAAAAAATCATAATTGTAAGACCCGCAGTTGAGGCCGAAGAAAAACTTGGCTCTCTACCTGGTAATGTTGAAGAAAAATTAGACCCTTACATTTTCCCATCTTACTATCTAATGAATAAAATTATTGGTAAGGAGGCTCGTGAAAAATTAAAACAAATAGATGTAATTGAGGTATTCGCTTTAGCCTATATGAGAGGTATGAATATAGACAACTCAATTCTTATTTTCGAAGAGGCTCAGAATTCAACCCCAAATCAGATGAAACTACTATTAACTAGAATAGGTTTCAATAGTAAGTTTTTTATTTCAGGTGATTTAGAACAAACTGATAGATATAAAGATAAAAGACACTCGGGGCTTTGGGACGCTATAGAAAAATTTAAAGATTTGTCTGATGTTGGTGTATTTGAATTCGATAACAAAGATGTTGTTAGAAATCCATTAATTAGTAAAATTCTAAAAAGATACGAATAATGAGAATTGGTATTGAGGTAAACGGAGTTTTAAGAAATACTTTGGACAAAATAGAACAGACTTATCAAAAATTTATGATTGATAAGACAGAAGGTATTGAATATGAAAATGATTTTAAATATGAAATAACTTATCCTGTCGAAGATTTGGAAATTAAAAAACATTTTAGTTTTAGAGATGATGATGAAATGTATTCTTTTTTATATGAGGAATTTCCAATGGAAATTTTTGGTCACGCTCAATCATCAGAATATAACACGTTTAATGATTTAAATGAGATTTATATTAATTTAAGGGATAACCACGAATTACTAATAGTTTCCGATGAAATTAGTAAATCAAAACCGGCAACTCTATTTTTTCTATCAAAATTTGGATGTTTAGTTGAGAAAATTAAATTTTACAGTAATATTACTATGAGCTCAATGTGGAGCGAGGTTGATGTTTTACTTACATCAAACCCTTCTTTATTATTAGAGTGTCCTAAAGAAAAGATAGTTATAAAATTCGAAACCGAATATAATAAAAACATCGACTCCTTATATATGATACGCTCTATAAAAGAATTCGAAAAAACATTAAAACAAATAACAGAATGTTAAAAGTACTAAATGAAAACTATTATCTAGATTTAGATGAAATTGATAATTACATAAGTATACCAAATGATACTGGTACTTCAGAAAATCATATAAGTGTAGTTAGGTACGAAATGGTTAAGTTAATGACTGAGATATTATTAACTGAAAAAGATGAAGTTGATGAGACATTGGGACCAAAGAGTTCTGACCTATCAATTCCATTCAAATTATCATTTAATACATTATTAAATAAAGGATTATTAAACAAATATTGATATGACACAAGAACAGATTTCAAAATTAGAAAAATCAATTGAGAACATAAAGAATAAAAAATCAAGAATATACTTTATTGTTCAAGACACAAAGGGGAATGCTAAGGCATCAGTTGCTTACATTTACAGATTTGCAATGTCTCTTTTAAATTCGGGATACAACCCAGTTATGCTTCATGAAAAAACGGACTACACAGGAGTCTCAGGTTGGTTGGGTTCTGAATATGATGAAAAATTACCTCATAAATCAATTGAAGGTCAAAATTTGGAGGTATCTCCTGAAGATTTTATAATTGTTCCTGAACTATTTGGTTTTGTTATGAGTCAAATAACAAAATTACCTTGTGGTAAAATTGTATTATCTCAGGCTTACGACCATGTTTTAGAAACTCTCCAACCCGGAGAAAATTGGAATCAACTTGGATTTTACAAGTGTATAACGACTTCAGATACTCAAAAAGAATATTTAGAAAACGTTATGAGAAACGTTTCATATGATGTATTACCTCCATATATCTCAAATAATTTTGAGAAACAACAGTTTCCTCCTAAGCCAATTATCGCAATTCATTCAAGAGAACAAAGAGACAGTATTAATTTAATTAAGAATTTTTATGTAAAGTTTCCACAATATAGATGGGTTACATTCAAAGATATGAGAGGATTATCTGAAAAAGAATTTGCAAGTGTTTTTCAAGATTGTTTCTTATCCGTTTGGATTGATGAAACTAGTTCTTATGGAACTTTCCCTCTTGAATCTATGAAGTGTGGGGTACCTGTTTTAGGACTTACTCCTAATATGGTCCCACAATGGATGAATTCTGATAATGGTTTGTGGGTTAATAATAAAATTCAAATGGTGGATTTTGTTGCAGATTTCTTACAAAATTGGCTCGAGGATAATGTTAATGATTCATTATATGAAGAGATGTTAAAGGCTGTAGAAAATCTACCAACGAAAGAATATTTTGAAGAAAAGTCAGTTTCATTATTTGAAGGTTACATTAATACAAGATTAACCTCGTTTGAAGAACAATTAAATAAATTAGTTTCAGTAGAATAATTTTAAAAATATGGAAAAATTTAATGTATCGGTAATTTTACCAATAAAATCTTCTTCGGCTCCTTGGTTTGAAGAGTATTTCAATAAATGTATTGAATCTATCAAAACTCAAAAAGTTCGAATAAATGAATTAGTAATTGTTCATTCTGATGAAACATCTCTAGTTGAATTTTTGAATTCTTTTGATTTTGGTGATTTAAATGTTGTAAAACATAAATGGACGGATGAACCAAATTATGCAAAACAAATTAACTATGGAGTAAGAGCTTCATCGTCTGAATGGATATCTCTTTTTGAATTTGATGATGAATATTCAACTATATGGTTTAAAAATGTAAAAAAATATTCAGAAATTTATAAAGATGTTGATGCATTTTTACCTGTGGTGATTGACACGGATGAAAAGGGATTATTTGTTGGATTTACCAATGAAGCTACTTTTGCTCTCAATATGACATCAGAAATTGGTTATCTAAGTAACGAAACTCTACATCAATTCCAAAATTTTCAAACATCGGGAATGGTGATTCGTAAAAGTGCGTTCATCGACTATGGGTTAATGAAATCATCGTTTAAACTAACATTTGGGTATGAATTCTTTTTAAGAATGACATACAATTCTGTTAGAATAATGACAATTCCTAAAATAGGATACAAACATACCAATTTTAGAACTGGTTCAATATTTTGGAACTATAAGAATGGTGAGACAAGTTTGGTTGAAGATGAAGTTAAGTTTTGGATTGAATCGGCAAAAAAAGAATATTTCTTTATTAATGACAGAGCCATAAAATACGAGTCAAACAATAATTGATGATTGAAGAATTCAACGGAAGTGGTGATACAAATGTTGAGTTAAAGAAGAAAGGAAGAAAACCAAAACAAGCAAATTATTTCGATGTAAGAGAAGAAATGGCCGTTATAAGATTCTTATCGGCCAGTACTTTTGAAGAAAAAAACAAAATATACAACGACTACCTAAGAAAACCTTTAGATAAGATGATATCTTCTATAATAAGAAGATATAAGCTATATAGAAAAGATATGGATTTTAACGAAATTCATATAGACACTCACTCGTTTTTAATGACCAAAATAGATAAGTTTAAGCCGGCTAAAGAAAAGAAGGCTTATTCGTATTTTGGTACAATCTGTAAAAATTATCTTATGGGTCAAATTATAAAAGACCAAAAAGATATGAACAGAAAAATATCTTATGAAGACATCTCAACTGATTTGGAAAATAATCCGGATTTTTCATACAGTATTGATAACGATTCACTAGATTCTGAATCAATTATTAAAAATTTTATAATTCAAATAGAGTTATTAATGGAGGATGATACATTAAACGAAAATGAGTTAAAACTAGGACAGGCTTTATATGAAATTTTTCAAAATTATGATGACATATTTATAGGGACTTCAAATAATAAGTTTAATAAAAATATTATTTTATTATCTCTGAGAGAAATGACTAATTTGAGTACTAAAGAAATTAGAAGCTCTATGAAAAAATATAAAGTTATCTATTATGGGTTGGTCCAAGGTATGTTAAAATAAAAAATGCGTTTAGATATTTATTATTATGGCCAGACCACAAAAAAAAGAAATTAATCTAACTCAAGAGTCGATACTTGCTCTTATGCAGGAAATCTACAATGAATTAGTTGAACAAAGAAATACCGCAATTAGGATTCAAAACAAAATGCTTTCGTTAATGAAAGAGACCGAGGACATGACAGTTCTTGGTCCTATCATCAAAGAACAACAAAAAATCATAAATGATTGTGTTGAGAAAAAATTAAGTTTATCAAAACTCCAATCTAGTATTTGGGAAAAAAGTAATTCGTCTAAAGAATCATTTACACTGTCTGACTTAAATGTTGATGATGAAGTAATTCAAAGTCTAATGGAGAAAGATTTATCCAAAATGGATGAATCATATAAAATGAAAAAATAATAATTATGGCGTCAGTTGATGTAAGTGTTGACTATAAAAAGGTTCAAGATAAAATCAAGGCTAATAAATCGTATAACTCATTAAAGGGTGATTATGATAAGTTAACAAAAAAGGTAGGAGATAGTTTTGAACAAAATAAGTCAGATGTCACAACTTCTTTAAATGATGTAAAAAAACAAGTTAACCGATATCAAAGAGAAGTAAAAAACCAATTTTCTCAACTCTTAGACATAAATAATTTGTCGTCACCATATGGGTCAAACACAATTAATTATTTAAAAAAACAATTAATTAGGACTTTAAAAAATTGTGAACCTCAAATCAAAGAGTTACTTTTGGAAGAGAGTTTTAATATGGTTGGATGTAACCAAGACCAAGAATACACACCTCAAGATATATACATAAAGGTTAAATCAGTCGACATTGGTAAAATCTTACTTAATTATAGTCCATTAGAAAAACCTGGTAAAATTTTATATGAAAGAGAGCCGGCAAGTGCTCCTCAGTTATATCCATTTTCTATGAATCGTGAACTTTGGAATAGAATCCAAAGCTCGTCTTCATATTTTGGTGACTATGGTACATATTATAAAGGGTCATCTGGCCAGGATTTATTTGATATTCAATATGTTGAGACTAATGCCATAGGTGAGACGGGTCCATATTTTAAAGTTAGTTTACAGGATAGAAATCTATCAATAAATAAAGTTAAAGAATTTATGGTTGATTATTATCAGTCTATTAAAATTTTTGACTTTAATGTAACTATGGCTCAAATTATGAATTCACTAAGTGGTGCCGTAAGTATTAAAGCCGATATCGGTATTGTTGAAGTAACTGACCAAAAAAAATTCGAGAAAATATTACAAAGGATTTTGGGGTTATGTTTTGATAATAAACAACAGATTGATGTTAGCGGAATTGCGAAAATAGGTGAGTTAGATAATATTGATGAATCTTTTTTTGAATTTACTGACTTAGATTTAAGGACTATTGAACAAGAGGTTGAAAATGTTAAAAAGGGAGTTGTTGAGTATTTGGATTGTACTGAGGTAAAACTTCCAGTGGACGCTTCATCTATTATTGATTCATTAGACCAATTAAATTTCATACCTGATGATGATTTAGTAGAGGCTTCCAGTAATATTACCGATTCTTTAATTAATAACCCTGAATGGACAAAAATTGGATTGAGGGGAGATATTCAAGCGTCTGTTAATCTTAATTTTATTCAACTAATATCTCAAGGATTAGTTTCAGGGATGATGGTACCAAAAATATTACTCCCAATCATGATAATGTTAAAATCAATAGGTAATAATATTGATGATAAAATTAATAGTCTGATGGACTTTTTAAGAGAATTTAAAAGTAGAGCAATCGATTTTATTTCAAAGGTAGGTGCCATTTTTGTGAAAGAATTATTTAATATAATTAAAAAAGATATTAAAAATTTAATTCAACAAATTATTTTGGATTTAGCCAAAGAAAAGGCGGATAAAAGAATTATAATGATTTTGAAATTGATTCAATTATTAATAGTAGTCGCTCAATTTATTAGGGATTGGAGAGAATGTAAAAGTGTTGTTGATGAATTACTTAGTTTATTACAAATAGCAACAACCGGATGGGGTGGGGAAATTCCTTTACCATTAGCACTTGCTAGTAGACTTTTGGATGGTTATTCGGCAACAAGAGCCTTTATCGGAACTATAGAGGAGTTACAAAAGTTAGGGATACCCACTGGTCCCATGCCTGATGGTAGTCCTAATCTAACCGTTTTAAGTATGTTGGGTCAAATGAAAGCCATGTCAGTTGAGGAGGCAGAAAATGGTAAAGTTCAAATAGCAATAGGTTCTTTGGCAATAACTCCGGCCGGATTAACTGTTCCATCATCCGCATTTGGTAAAAAAATATAACTATGATTGATATAAAAGATTCGGAAAAAACTAGTAGGATAATAAAAGAATATAAATCATCGTCAAATAAGGATTTAACTTTTGCGATGGATTTTATTCAAAAAGACTTTAATTTTACTAAAGAAAGAATTATTGATTTAACTAATCATTTAGATAAATTAGAAGTTTTATACAACAAACTTTTATCAGAATATCAAGATAGAACCAAAACAAAATGAACATAAATAAAAATAATGAACATCAAATAATATTTCCTGGTGAAGTAATAAGTAGATATGACCCTAAAATGTTAGGTAGGGTTAGAGCGAAACCTATTTATAGTGAGTATGTTTCTGAGATGTTGAAATCTGTTAACAAAACATATTTACGTGATGATGAAAGGGATTTAAAACCAGAATTTTGGTGGGGTGAGAATGATATTTTTGTATTTCTACCTTTATTACCTTTTTATATAAGTCAAGTCCCTGATGAAGGGGAATATGTCCATATAATTTATCAAAATAAAAAGTTTTTGTTTGGTAATCAGTTCTATATCCAAGGGCCTTTCTCGTCCCCGATGAATTCTGATTTTGAAACGAGACCGTCATCTGAATCTATTTTATCGGCTGGTGATAGATATAAATTAGGTATAAATTTAAAAGATAATTTTAATGTATATAACGATGATGTTAGTTCTGGAATATTTCCCGAGCCGGGTGATAACGCTCTGTTAGGTAGAGGTAGTGCCGATGTTATTGTTAAACCTGAAGAAGTTCTAATAAGGGCGGGTAAAACAGTAACTAGTGATTTAACTCCCCAAGATTATCCTAAATCAAAAACTAGTAGGGCTTTTTTGCAATTATCTAATTTTTTATCGTCCACGGTCCAAGGAGAAACTGAAACCAACTTTGATGTTAGTAAAGTTATAACTAAATTAAAAAGAATTATAATTTGGAATATTGATAGTGGTGTATTAGGAAACTCGGCCAATAATTTTTCAGGTAGTATAACACTCCATAGAATGTTAGAGACTACAAGTGCGACCACTGATAATTTTAAATTGGGGTCAATTAGTACTTTAACTTCGGGGACCGATTACGGAAATGAAATAGAGGGTATTAGATTTTCAAATAAAACAATTGAGGAAGTAATTTATACATTTAATACATTTATCGATAGTGTATTTGATGGTACTGTATTATATAATGATAGTGTTGTGAATAGTAGGTCTAATTTCCAAGATGCCGATAGGTTTCCATTTGCAGTTTCACCATCTAAAATTACATATCAAGAAGGTCTAACATTATCAGAACATGTCGACCCAAGTGACGTTCAAGAAAGTGTTAATTATTTCAAATTACAAAAAGGTATAAAGGTCAAATCAAACAATTTTCAAACCGGTTGTTTTGTAGTTTCTAATAACACAAATAATATACCTACAATAGGACCTTCTACTAAAACTAACAGGAGACAAGATACTAAAATTGATGTTTTTTCTAGTCCGGTTACTTATTCCGTATTAGGCGGGCAAAAATTATATTTATTATCTCACAATATTACAGGTCCTAAGGGAAGAATTGATTTAACAAATACAATATACGGTATACCTGATATTGAATTCACTAAACCTGGCGGAATTCAAGAAAAAACATACCCAACAGTTAGAGGTGATGAATTAATCAAACTACTTAGAAAGATATTTGAATTTGTTAAAGGTCACGTTCATCCAGTTGCTCCAAGTCCTCCAGTTCCTGTTTCATCAGGTAACGGTCAGACAACTTTAGAAATAGACCAATTACTTGCCGACGCTGAAAATACTATTCTGAATCAAGAAATCAGAATCAATTGATATTTATTGATAAAACATTTTAATGTCAATAAATAACTCTTATTTCAGTAAAAACGACACCATCATATATAGAAGTTATGTAAACACGGGAAGAAATCCTGTTACAGAACTATTTTATGGGTCAACCACCATTAGTCAATATCCTGAAGGATTTAGTCGTTTCATTTTCGATTTAGACCTTTCTTTATTAACGGAAAAAGTCGACTATGGGACCATTACATTAGATTGTAATGATAGTGTTAGACATGTTTTAAGAATGACAAACACAGGTTTTTTTGGTGGTGATGACTTATTAAACCAAAACACATCACAAAACAGAAAAAGAGCAACGTCATTTGATTTAATATTATTTAGAATACCAACAAACCAAATTTGGGATGAGGGTGTTGGATATGATTACGGGGATTTGGTTTACGAATTTAGTGAATTTGACGAATCTTACTCAGTAAGACCTACTAATTGGTATCAAAGAACTACTATTGATTTATGGTCTGAACCAGGACTTTATAATAACAAAAATCAGGGGTTTGTTAATTACAGTGGTTTAACCATTATTGACACACAACATTTTCAATTTGGTAATGAAAACATTAGTTTTGATATGACCAATGAAATTAATTCAATTTTAAATGGTTCGTTGAGTGGTGTTTCAGGATGGGGAATTGCATATGTACCTGAAATTGAGAATTTAGCAGGATTAACTGAAGCTTACGAAACTCAATTTTTTACAAGACACACCCAAACTTTTTACGAACCATTTTTGGAAACAACATATGATGATTTAATCGAAGACGATAGGAATGAATTTGTGTTAGGTAAAGTTAATAAACTATACCTTTATCTATTCGATAATGGAAACCCAATAAATTTGGATGTGAATCCAACTGTGTCAATTTTGGACGCTTATGGGAGAGGTATTGTCGGATTAACAGGTTTAACTTCATGTAGAAGAACCAAGGGTGTTTACGAAATCACATTACCTCCTTTGGCGGGATATAAAACTCCATGTATGTTTACTGACAAATGGACAAATCTAATTTTAAATGGATTTGATATTGGTGATGTAACCAACACTTTTTCGGTGTATCCGATGAAAAAATCAATCCAAATCGGACCAAAATCTCAAGACCCTAAATTATACGGATTTGATTTCTATGGATTAAAACAAGATGAAAAGATTTATAACACCGATATTAGAAAAGTAGGTGTTATAATAAAACAAGCCTATACCACTCAAAAACTATTACCTAATGTTGACGCTTTTTATAGAGTATATGTTAGAGAAGGTCAAACAGAAGTTCAAGTACAGGATTGGACAAAATTAAATAGAACCCCAAACGAATATTATTTCATATTTGATACTCGTGATAAAATACCAAATGAATATTATATCGATATGAAAGTTGAAAGTAGTGGGGAAATAAATACATATAAAAGAACCATAAAATTTCAAATAGTCAATTTGAAATATTTTGAGGATTTATGATATTTATAATAAAATATTTTTCATGAAAAATTTATTTGTATTAACTGAAGAAGAGAAAAATAGAATACTCGGTCTTCATGAATCGGCAACAAAAAACCATTATTTAATTAATGAACAAACCTCGGAAGGGGACGCTTTTAAAGTAGCTGATTCTATAGGTTTAGGAAAAAAAGAAATTCTCGAAAATCGATGTGTTGAAATTATGATTTTTGACGGTCCACAATATGATAATTTAATTTGTAATGTGTGCCCAAATGGTTATATTGATTTTAAAGTTGAAAATGATTATAAAAATAAAATTGTTACCGGAAGTTGGTCTACCGACCAAAAAACAATAACAATAAAAATGTCTGATGGTAGAGAATTCAGAGGAAAATTTAATCAAAGTAATTCGTTAAAAACTCAAATTCAAGAGTGGTTGACAACTGTAAAAGTTTTCAACGAATGGATTTCAGTGAGGGGTCGTGACGGCGAAATTGTGAGAACATGGGACTCTTGGAAGACTACTAAAAAGTCTTCAGAAGATGTAATTTATAAACAAAATTCAGAATTAAAAAAATTCAAGGAAAATTATCCTTGTATAACCGAATACCCGTTAGCTGAGGTAGTCTATTATGGTAATAATAAGGAAAAAGTAGCTTATGTTGTTGGTGATTATTGGTATTATAATGACGGTACTAAAGTATCTCCTGATGGTACAAAATCTAGTTGGAGTTGTCAGGATAAAATATTTTTACAAACCGTCCAACCTAAACCAGAACCAGTAGTTAGTGGTGGCCAAGAAAATCCAAATGTTACAAGAATTAAAGATTTACAAACTAAGGTAGGAGTTAAAGATGATGGAATTTTAGGACCAAAAACGTTAAAGGCGATAATGGATAAACTCTCTCAATAATATAAAAAAAATGAACAAAAGATTTATTTTAACAGAAGAAGATAAAAATGAAATAGTGAGTTTATACTCTCAAAAAAATATTGTTTTAGAACAAGCGGCCGAAAAACCAGTAACATTACAAGATATTCAAAACAAATTAGTTAAATTGGGTTATGGTGATATGTTAGGTAAAACTGGTGCTGATAATAAATTTGGTAAAATGACTTATTCGGCTATTACTCAAGCTATTGGTGAAATTGAAAATAGAAAACAAATGAAGGATGCCGCGGCTAATTTGGCTCCGATTAAAAGTAAAGAAGTTACTCAACTCTCATCACCTGAAGCACCAAAACCTGAGTTAAAAATCGCCTCAACTTTAGCTCAATTAACTGCTGATATTAAAACAAAAGAACTGGCGGATTTAGCAATAACTCAAGCCAAAATGGAAGCGGAAAGGGCAAAGACTCAGGCCAAATTAACTAAAGAAATGTGTAGGACAATTGGTAGAGCGGTAACTCCTCTAAATCCGTTTAAAGAAGGTGTTGCAAGTCAAGATTTATGTAACGCTTTAAGAAGATGTATAACTGACGGATTTATTGTTAGAGACGAGTCTGTATTTGAAGGTTGTAGTGCGTTTCCCGCGAAACAAACAACACCGGTAACAGGTAGTACTCAGACAACTAATACAACTACTGCTTAAATTTAAATATTATTTGGTTCATCATCGGTTATTTTAGAGATAACTCTGATTGCTTTAGATATTACCTCAGTTTCTCCGATAGAATAAGTACCCAAATGATGAGCGTGCTTAACAGCTTGCACCAATAAATAAATCGATTCTTTTTGAGACATTGTTGTTAATATTAACTCCAAATGTTCTTCACTTATTAATGAAACTGAGTTAAATAATTTGCCGAATTCTTTGTTTTCGATATTTTCCATTTTACCGTAATTAGATATTTATAATTATAGTCAATAAAAAAGACTTTGTTAATGGATTTAAAAAATAAAATTATACAATACCTAACCGAAGCCACTTCTGAAAATGGTAGTAGAGGTTCTTATAGTCTTCCTATACAACCAGGATTAAAAAAATTTGATAAAAATCAATTATCTCCATTTTCAATTCAAGTATCAAAATATAATAATGCCGAATTAAACTACGATAGTTTAGACGGACACATGGACGAACCTAAAAAAAAGATTAAAAAAATGGAAAAAAAATCCAATAAAATATCGAACTATAAAAAAAATCATCCAACAATTAGTGACGATGACGGTGATATAATCAATCCAACACCTGGTAAACTTAATGAATGGATTGAGATTACTGAAAGTACTGTATTAGAGGATTTAGGTGTTTGGTTTGGTACTAAAAAGAAACCTAAGGGAAGTAAACAACCAAAAGGTCCATGGGTTAATATATGTAGAAAAAAAGAAGGTGGTGGTCATCCTCCTTGTGGTAGACCTGAGGCGGATTCAAAAGGTTATCCTAAATGTAGAGCAGCAGGTGTTGCCTCCAAAATGACAGACGCTCAAAAAAGAGCCGCCTGCCAACAAAAAAGAAGAGCTGAAAAAAGTAACCCAAAATCAGGAACGGGTAATTCACCAACTATGGTTTCATACAAACCAAAAAAACAAAACGAACAGATTAAACTTACTGAGAGTCAAATAAAGAGACTTATCGACACAGTTTTAAACAACGGTCTCTGATTCGTATGAACTTATAGTTGTGAATATCTTATCTAAAGAGTGTTTAATTTGACCCTCAAGCTCACGTTCCATAATCTTAGCCCTAATTTCCATTTCTTTAAAAAAGAAATTATTTAGTTTTTCAGATTGATTTGGGCTGAGTTTAATAAAATAACTATACGTATGGTTAGTAATTGTTACCTCATGTCCGTCTTTAGTTATGAATATACCTAATTCTTGATTTTTAATGTACATTTTTTCAGAGATTGGAGCAATCAACAATTCTGAATTTTTGTCATGAATTAATTTACGACAAATAAAGGTACATTGACTTGTGTTAACTTTTGATAACTCAGATTCCATAGAAGTAAATTTATTAATTTTTCTAAGGAATAACTTGTAGCGGATTATTAACTTTTTTAACATATTAGGTGTTTTGTGGTACAAATATACGACAAAACTCTAATCCCACAAAAATTATTTATTCTTTTTAGGTGTTAAAATATACCCCAATTCTACTACGGCACCAACTGCTAAAGCAGGTAACCATACCCCTGTAACAACCGCAGCCACAGCTCCAACTGCGACAATACTAGTACCAACAGTTGCTCTTTTCCACCTAACTTTCTTTTTTTGTTCTTGTGATATTTTTTCTTGAGCCTGCTCTAATTGACTTTCTAAATTCTGATTTTTTAATGCAGAATTCATGGCCTCTTCCTCCAAATCTTTGTAATTATCAAATAAACCAAAAAATGCTTCTCTTGATAATAAGAGAGCATCAGTACAATCACTTGAGTATTTAAAAATTGAGTCTATCTCACTTTTGTAAGAATCCCTCAACGCTAATCTCTTTAATACTTCTCCCTCCTGTCTTTTGGTTAAGAATATCCCAGTGTCCCCTTGGAACACTATCCTCTTGGGACGTATGGTCTGACCAAAGTTTATCCCTATCATGGTCAACATAAGTACCAAAAGAAGGAGTGACTTTTGTAATATTTGTCTCATAATTTATTATAGTTTCATCTTGATAATCACGTTCTCTTTGTAAAAATGAAAGTAATAATTCTCTATTTGATAATCTTAATATACTAATAGAATCTCTTAATTGGTTAATTTGATGTGATGTATTAACCTCCTTAGTTGACTCAACTTCATGTTTAAAATTATCTTTCAAAAAGAAAATATATGCCAAAAGTAATATAATGGCAAAAATAAAGATGTAATCCTTTAATTTACTCTTATTCATTATCTAATAATAAGGATAATTTGTTAAAATTCAAGAGACTATTTTCTCCTCCACTTACCACCTTTACTTTTGTAATGTTTCGCAGCAGCTCCATTACAATATGCACTTGGGCAAACTTTATATCTAGCTCTTGCCCAATCTAATGATTTTTTCCATAACGAAGGGTTAGTGGGTACATTTTTTTTTGCTTTTTCAGATATTTCTGACTCCATCATAACCATTTCTTCTTCATCTGATTGGTCATCTAAATCACCTTCATCGGTGGTTTCATTCATTAAAAAATCAAATACTTGGTCCATATTATTCTTCGCTTCAGCAATATGGTCTTGAGCCCAATCGTGACCGTTGTCCAAAATAGAATCAATTTCATCTCTATTTTTACTTAACAATATATCACATTGTCTTCTCATTTGTTCTAAATTAGAAAAGAACATGTATCTATCAGAAGTTTGCTCTTCTAAAACTTTTTTAATTAGATTTTGTAGTTTGTTGTCTTTCATTTTAAACCGCTTCGTTTCCTTTTATTTCTTCACATACGTTATCTAAAAAATTCTCAACTTCATGTTCCAAACCTTCATATTTTTCAAATAAATTTACACCGTCACCATCCTCAAAATTACATGTTGAGTAAGTTCCATCTGTGTCACAATAAATTTCACCATAGAACTCATCGTTATTAATTTCCAAATAACCACTGTGAATCATCTCATCAGGAGTATCCTCAGTTGATTCGTATTTAAATGTCATATCAACTCCACCTATGTTATCTGAAAACCTATGTTCATAGTCAAATGATTGAGACCTTGTTACAAGTTCCTCATCATCTTTATATTCTCCTGTTTCAGAATAATGTCTGAGATATGATTGTTCTTTTGGAGTTAATCCATCAAAACCAACACGGTTTATCTTATCCAAAATTGAATCAATTTCGGATTGACCTTCTTTTATAATACGTTGGATAACGTTAATTAATTCTGATTCTGTTAATCTTACTACTTTCTTCATAATTAATTATCCGTTTAAACCAAATGTACCTCCGAGTGCAACCATATTTAACTCAACAACCGCTTTTCCACCTAAGTTAGTCCATACAGGATGAGGAGGAGCAACTGTAACCACACTTTGGTCACATAGTGCGATACAAACTTCATTTGGGGTTCCAGCCGATAGAGGAGCGTTTGCTCCGGCTATGTCACCGTAATAATATATTGGATTAATGTCTGCCATTTTATTTTTTTATTTTAATTTTTATGTTGTTAACACTAAAATACTATCCGAGTTTACATCACCTACATATAAATATTGGGTGTCAGGTGAATAAAATGCAAAAACAGATTGGTCATAAGCTGTTGTTGCTCCTGAATAAATGAATGTTTCACTAATTATTGATAAATTTTTATCCATTGTTGTAATGGTAAAATCATTAGTTCCTCCTGTTACAATACCAAGATAAATATATTCCTTATCAGGATTAAATACAAAAAAATCTGTATTTGCGGTTATACTAAGTGTGTCAAGTGGACTATTATCGCTGGCGTCAAAAGACTTTATTCCTGATTCCGGAATCAAAACATATATAAAATTATTTACACCATCAAAAAGTACTCTTTTATTGATTTCACCACTTCCTCCTATATTTATTGTATCCGCCGTAACTCCATTTATAATATCTACTTTTGTCATTACGGTTGAAGAACCAACCACATAACAATATCCATTATTGTCTGATGCAATACCTCCTTTGTATGAACCGTTTTCAACAACATCAATTATACTTACAACGGTATTTGACGAAGCATCAACAACTACAACAACGTCTTCGCCTGGACCTGTTTTAGTTATTGCAACCAAATCATTGGTATTGTCAACATCGATACCGAAAGTAGTTCCCGATATGTTTATTACTGTTTTAGTATTGCCTGAATTATAAATGGTTAAACCGGTAATTGAACTACCACCTGAAGGTCCTGCAAATATTTTTTGATAAGTACTATTATAAACCGAGTTTACAGAAGTTATATTATTAATCTGACTAACCGTTTGAGCCGAAGTTACTGAACTATAAGAAGGTAATGAGTAGACCTCAGTTGAACCCGTACTAAATGTATAAAGTAATGACATTTTTTTTGTTTTTTATTTATTTTATTTTATTATTACACCCTTTAAATTGAAATTATTCGGGTCGGTTAATGTGTAAACTATTGTAAGTGGTTCTAACGCCGATGTTGCCGTTGGTGTTGGTGTCTTAGTTTTAGTTGGTGTTTTTGTATTTGTTGGAGTCACATTTGGCGTCTTAGTAGTTGTTGCGGTCGGTGTTTTTGTCTTAGTTGGTGTTACAGTCGGTGTTTTTGTCTTAGTTGGTGTTCTGGTTGGTGTGACGCTTCTAGTTGGTGTGTTACTTGGTGTTGGAGTTTGTGTTGGTGGTACATAATTCTCCGTTCTAGTTACAGTAGGAGTCATTGTTTTAGTTTTTGTAGGAGTTTTTGTAGGTGTTGGAGTTGGGTTAGGAGTTGAAGTTACATTAGGTGTTTGTGTTTGAGTAGGAGTGTTTGTCTGTGTTGCAGTATTAGTAGGTGTTTGA